CAAGACCCTGTTCCGCCTTGCGTGACCCGCGGGGCGCGGTAGAAATGCCGCGCCCCTTGCCTTTGTCGGCGTGTTAGCTAAGGCTAACCGCCCGGGCGCCCGCAAATTTGTGCAAAATGCCAACTTGCTTTTCTTCTCTTGTTGTGGTAAGATTAAATTAACAAATGAGAGGAGCAATAACCTATGTATGCAATAATGCTTGATACTGAAACTACGAACGACCTTGAGTCGCCCATGATGTACGATTGCGGCTTCGCCGTTATCGACTTAGAGAGCGGCGCGATTATCGAACGCCATTCCTATGTCATCGCGGAAGTCTATTTGGACAAGGAGTTTATGTCTACTGCGTTTTTCGCAGACAAGATTCCTCAGTATGAAATGGACTTAAAGAACGGCACGCGCCGACTTGTCCGTCTGTCCACCTGCAAGCGTATTCTCGCGAACACCGCGAAGAAGTACAACGCCGAGTATCTGGTAGCACACAACGCGCGTTTTGACTATCGGTCTACTAACGGCACACAACGCTACTTCACTTGTTCAAAGTATCGCTATTTTCTCCCCTACGGCATCAAGGTTGTCGATACCCTCAAAATGGCGCGAATTAAGTACAAGAAGGACGAAAAATACGGGGAATTTTGCTACAATAACAACTTTCTCACCGCCCGCGGTCAGCGTCGCTATACTGCCGAAATTCTCTATCGTTTCTTAACAAATGACCTTGATTTTGTCGAGGAACACACGGGGCTTGAAGATGCAGAAATCGAGGCGCAGATTCTGATGGACTGCCTCAAGTCTATGTCTATCGAGGACGGCGTGCTGTGGTAATGGAATGGCCGAGGGGCGAAAAACCTCTCGGTCTATCCGCCCGGGCGCAAGTTTGTGCAATTTGACTATTGACTTTCTAATATTTTCGTGTTATACTATGGGCACAATAAAGGAAGGAGAGAGAAACATGATGCCTGTCATTCCCAAAGAAACAATTGCTTCCTATTCTGATGCCGAAATCAGAGACTTAATTGAGATGTTGCAGAGGGAGCAGCGTGACCGCGTTCGTCGCGAAGACCGCAAAGCTGTCGAGGAGTTTCGGGAGGCGGCGAAAAACTTTTTCGCGCGGAACATCCCTTGCTACATCGTCTATCATGACGAGTTTATCTATCTCGATGCCGAAGATTTGCATTTTGAGGTAGAGTAAAGGGCCTCCCCTTTACTCCGCCCGGGCGCCGATTTGTGCAACTTGACGAAGAAAAAACTCTTGACTTCTATCTCTTGATGTGTTATTATAAGAGTACAAAAGGAAAGGAGATAAAACCTATGAGCCTGAAACATGAGTGTGCCTGCGACCTCGACGGTGTGTGCCCCTATGATGCGGAGTATATCGGCGACTGCGAGTACTGGTGCGGCGAGGATGAACCGATCGACGTGCCCGCCTATGACGAGGACTGCGGCTTCGACCCCTACATGGGCTGTTATACGGACGACTGCTGAAGGAGGACTAAAGCATGAATTACACTGTGCGTAACATGCTCAAGGTAATCAACGTTCTTGTTGACGCTGGCTATCTTACGAAGTCCCGCCTCGGTGTCTATACAGACATGATGATAATGCAAATGATGCACGACGAAGGGTGCAACCGTCCGTTTGAGTGCGTGCGGGCTGACCTGTTCGCAGCTGTGGCGGAAGGTAGGGTGTAAGCCCTACCTAACTCGCCCGGGCGGCCGGCAAAATGCACAAAAACCTGGCGTTATGTAAACTGAAATTTGTGCATTTTGCCTATTGCAATCCTTAGAAAATTAGTTTATAATAAGTATGTAAGGTTGAGGGAGACAAGAGAGGTCAGACAGTAGGAGCTAACGCTCACGAAAAAAATCTGAAAAACCTCTTGACAAACTCCAAAACCTGTGCTATAATAAATCCAGAAAGTCAAGGACAGACTAAAAAACCAGAAAGGAAGTATCTATGGAAAAGACTAATCGTGTTACTAAGGCTCAGCGCTTCGAGGACATTGTCGCTCTGCTCAACGGCAACGAGGCGAAGTACGGCACTACTGTTGCGGACGCCGAGGCGTTCATCGCTCACGAGGTCGAACTGCTCACGCGCAAGAACGCCTCTGTGGACAAGCGCAAGGCGGAAGCTGACGCGCAGAACGCCACCTACAAGGCGCTCATCGTGGACTTCCTCGCAGGTGTCGAGGGTGACGGCATGACTTGCACTGACATTGGCAAGTCTATCCCCCAGCTCGCGGACTTCAACACCTCGAAGATGTCCTCGCTGTGCAACTCGCTTGTCAAGGACGGCTCGGTCGTTAAGGCGACTGTTAAGGGCAAGACCCTGTTCAAGCTCGCGTGAGCGACTGACCCAAAAGGGCGGTAGACGATAAGTCTATCGCCCTTTAATCTATGGCGCGGAATAGACTTAGAGGTTTTGCCATAATCTATAAGTCTATTCCGCGTCTCTTTAACACTTTAAAGCGCGACGCGCCCGGGCGCCCGTCATTCTGCACTAACGGGCGGCCGCAAGTTTGTTTAATTGGTCAATAGATTTTTCTCTCTTGATGTAGTATCATTAGAGTACAAAAAGAAAGGAGATACAAACCATGGAACTTGAAATTACCACCTCTATCTACATTAACCTCGACTACATCATCGAATACTACAATATCGTCCGCAACACCCCCACCGAGGATATTTCCAATGCTGTTCGGCATTATGTCGACGGTCTGGACGACTCCGAATACTATCTGATTGGGGACGAGGAGAAGAAGAAAATCGTCGAGGGTATCAAGACGAAAGTCGATGCTCAAATGTCGCTGTTCGACTGAAAGGAGATACAAACTATGCAAATCGTGAACAAGAGCATCGTAGAGCCTATTGATTTCGACGAGCTGAATATTGGCGACGTATTCAGAGAGGCAGATGGGTCGGTCATTTATCTTCGCCTCGATTCTTTTGAAACTGACAGTCACGACTATTTTGACGCCGTGAACCTTTACACCATGGAATACATCACCTTTTCTAATAGTGACAGAGTTATAAGGCTCAACGCCGAGCTGGTTATCTCCTAAGCGGGTAAAGGGGAAACCCTTTACCTTGCCCGGGCGGTTCGTCAAAATGCACAAAGATCGGTAAAAATTTTTGTATAAAATGTCAATTGACAATCGGTTAAAAATGTGTTATAATTATAATAGAAAATAAAAAGCTCTTCCTCTCATTTTTAGATACCAGGAACATCACTGTAGTTAGCTGTAGCAAACGAAAAGTAGTAAAAATAATTCTCTACCAATCCGAAAATTTTTCTTGACAAAAAGCTTGTAGTGTGGTACAATAAGAGCATGAAAGGGGGAACGACATGAGCAAAGAGACTGAGCAGATTGCGCGCATTATGAGCGGGCTTGGCTGTACGGAAGCGGAAGCGCGGGAGATTTACGAGTATGACCGCGCGGTAGACAAGGGCGAAAAGAATCTGGACTACGACCTAACCGTAGAACAGCAAAAGGTAGCCGCGAAAATGACGCGCACTGGCACGCGCAAGATGAAGGAAACTGGCTTGCGCCTTACGAAGCGTGAACGCAAGCCGAACGAGCTGAAAGGTGCGATTATCGCCGCTTTTGCAACTTTTCTGGCTCAAACGGACGAGTTTTCCGCAGAAAATGTGGAAATCACGAACAAAGAGCGTGTAATCGTGTTTGATTGTGGCGGTGAAAAGTTCGAGCTGACCCTCACGCAGAAACGCAAGCCCAAAAACTAAACAAAAGCAAGGAAAAACGCGGAGAAATTCGCGTTTTCCCGCCGTTTTTGCAACAAAAGGAAGAAGTTTACATAACTCGCGGCCCGGGCGATTGGTAGTTTCTACAAACCATGATGAAAAGATTTGTGCATCTTGAATACTTGACTTTGAAGTATGATGTGCTATAATAAGAGCATGAAAGAGAGGTAAGTAGAAATGATTAAATACCTGTATCGTGAACACAAAGGCTATGCTTTCCGCGTGTGCCTGGAAGATGGACGGGATTCCATTCTCGGCTCGTATGTCACCATCGAAATCCAAGAAGCAAAACCCGCTCCCCGTAACAGATTAGATGCCTTTATTCAATGTTGGACGGTGAAATCCTATACGCATGGAACATGGTATTCTTTTAAGAAGTATCCACTGGAACAAACGATAAAGAATCTGCTTGATTATGTAGTCAGCACTTTTGACGATGAAATCCGATTTGTTAAGGAATGGGGTGAGATATAATGTGCGGCCGGGCGTGGTCAAAGTGCACAAAAGAGCTTCAAGCGGGCGGCCGCAAGTTTGTTTATTCTGCCTATTGCTTTTTACCTCTTGATGTAGTATCATAAGAGTACAAAAAGAAAGGAGATAACACCTATGAAATTCTTTGTCTGGCGTGCTTCCGATTGGACGGAAAGTGTTGTTGAAGTCAACACCCTTGAAGAGCTGAAAAAGTTTCAAAAAGATTGCGGTGTTCCGCTTGTGGTCAATTTCGACTATCATAGTCTCACTTTCCCTAACGAGGGACTCATTAATGAGATTATTATTTACGATGACTACATCGAATAAAAGGAGGCAAGGTTATTATGTTTGACGCTTTCGCTATCGCGTTCTGGTGGCTTGCGGCGGTCGCAGGTCTTGAGGGATACAGAGCTTGGAAAGAGAGGTAAAAAGATATGAAAGATAGAACCTTCAAACTCGGACAGAAAATCTATGTCCCTTTTGAGGGCGAAAGCCCCTTTGAAATTGGGGAGCGCGTCCTTCTTGGCGAGAAATATTATTGCGAGTTAAAAGACATTGCTCTCGGCGTGCTGGGCGAATATCTTGTGATGACTGTCGTGGGCATTGTTGACTTCGAGGGGGCGTTAATATGATTGACTGCCCGACGAACGATTTTCTTTGCCCCTACTGTGACGCCTACGGCAACTGCCAACTGGACAACCCCGCCGAAGAGTGCGACGACTATTATGCTGTGATGGGAGATGAAGACGATGAAAGTTGAATACCACTCTTCTGCAAAAGTGTGCTTTAGTGCGCTGACGCGTGGTGATGTGTTCGCCTTTGAGGATTGTATCTACATGAAAATGGGCGACGTTTGCGGCTATAATGCCGTCGATCTTGACAACGGCTCGGTTGACGCCATTGATAACGACGAGCTTGTCCGTGTCGTCGAAGCCAAGGTAGTGTGCGAAGAGTAAAGGGCTTGCCCTTTACTCGCCCGGGAGAGTCTCGCCGGCCCGAGCGCGAGCGCGACAGGCCGTTTTTCCCCCTCCAGCATCCATATGCAAAATTCTACCTCAATCTAGCCCATATGGCCCCTTTCCTCTAAAATCCCATAATAGGCATTTTCGCCACGATATAACCAATTTTATCTCGTTCTTACTTCTTACCCATTTGACTGGTTTTGATTAGGCTGTAGCTAGCATGGAATTAGCTGGTGCTAGGACAAACAAGAGCGAGAGATTTTTCCTGTGGCCGACCGGAAGTCTGGCCTGACGATCGGTGGCCGCCGCATATGCAGGGCTTGACATAATATATAAAATATGTTATAATATAAAAAAAGAAACCAACGCCGGTCGGTACTGGCTTACAGATTTATTTTACATAGCATAAAAAATATTATATAATATATATAGAACAATAGAAAGGAAGCTGATATCATCATATGAATATTGACAACTACATAGAGTCTCTTCTTAACTCGGGCATGAGTATTGATACCATTGGCCGAGAGCTGAGTTGTGCCCTTAACCGCAAGCAAAAAGAAATCGACGAGAAGGAGAAGCAGGCTCGTGCAATGGAGAAGCATCGCGAAGGTCTCATTGATAATATCTTCGCGGCTGTGGATACCAACCACTTCGATTATAAGACTGCGGCATCGGCTGCCACATTGGCACTCATAGACGACGAATTCATCACTGATACGGCGACTGCCGAGGATTTCTTCACCTATATCTTGAATATCTTCAGGATTCAGCCGGGCGGGGTCAGCTCTGCGAAGGAAAAGGTGGCAGCTAATCTGAAGCATGAGATGCCCAACAAGAGCAAAGAAGAAAAGAAGGCAGAAACCCCGCTGGGTAAGTATGACGAAGACGTGAAAAAGATTGGTGAGTTCTTGCGGGCGCTCGGTCTGATGTGACTACTAAGCGAGAAAAGAGGTGGCGTAAAAGCTACCTCTTTATTTTTATATGGAGAGGGAGACGGTAAGGGCGGATGGAGGAGGACATAAGGTGGGGCCGACCGGCACCCACCTTCCTCAATCTTCTTCCAATTCCTTCCAATTCCCTTCAGTTTCTTCAATCTCTCCCTATTCTCTCCAACTTCCATTCTCACTCTCGCTTTCCTCTCCCCTCTGCCCCTTCTCATAAACACTATAAAGGAGTTACAAGAGGTAGTTTAGCCATTTCCTCCACTATTGCCTCTAACCTCTCTCGATATTCTAATTTCTTTCGTTCTTCCTTTATCTTTTCAATATCAACCGACTTACAATTTCTTTCTATCCACCCTACTACTTCATCAAAGTTGTCTACTACCATCTATATTGCCTTTATTTGATTCTCAAAAGTTTCGTCATAAGTCTTTTCCACCAAGAATAAATAAAGTGGTTCTCCACTCTCTTCTCCAAAGTATTCCTTACAGAGCCCTATTAAAATCTTATCATCTCTATCAGCTATACTACCATCTGCTATACCTAGCTCCTTTGCACTATCAAGAAAGCTAACTATTGAGATGGCTTTTTCTTCTATCATTTTCATTTCAGTTTCCTTTAACCTTTCTTTTCACTTTTTCAAATCATTTCTTGCTACCTCTACTTCGAGCAGCGCCCAGGAAGGCTAACGCGCCCGAGCTTGCGAGGGCAGGCGTTAGCCTGACTAGAATTCCAATGGAATTGGAATCTCCTTTTCTTTTTTGCTTTGTCCAATTCCAGGAAGCGCGATTTCCAGAACTTTCCAATAGATTCCATTAGAAATCATAAGTATTTCCATTGGAATCCTTTACTTTTCCAGAACTTTCCATTGGAATTCCATTGGATTCCAGACTCTTTTCCAATAACTTTCCATTAGATTCCATTGGAATTCCAACATTTTCCACCAACTTTTCATTGGAAACTTTTGGATTTTCCAATGAAATTTTCTTAGAAAAATCTGGTTTTCCTTTAGAATCCACTGGAATTCCATTAGATTTCCAGATGGAAATCCGATTTAACCAATCCTTATCTTTATATAACCACCCTGGATCCGCACCAGGTCCCTCAATATAAGCTGCAATCTCTCCGGCAGAAGCGCATCCATTCAATAAAGCCTCTTTTATGCGGGAGTGATCATGTGCTATATTCTTACTTCCTCCATGAGCTCCTTTAGCAGCACACTCAGCGCTAATCTCCCCACCTTTATCAATCACTCTAAAGGCATTCTTATACCAAGCCTGCTCCTTCTTAGGAACATCATCTAAATTATCATCACCATAAATACCATAATTAATCAATTTCCAAACAGCAAAATTCTTATCTTCCTGTTCCCAGTCTTCCATATCATCAAGCCAGGATTCCATAAATCTAAAAAATCTTAACTTCTCAGCCATTTGCCATTCCTCCCAACACAAGGCTTAAATCTTGTTGAAATTCAGGCGTTGCCTCAAATACCCAACACATTAATCGAGGTTTGGTAGGATTAGGCATAGTTGCAATAGGGTTATACCCCATTGTCATCAACTAAGTAGCTACTTTCAAAGAATAGATAATCTTTGTAGTTTGCATTTTGTTATTAGTCCTTTCTTTACTTCTCTGCGAAGAAGTCGTGAATCAACTTACGCAATAATTGAGATATAGTGGTGTCATTCTACTCACAATATTTATCAAGCAGTTCACGATCTTCTGCTGTGACAGAAGTAGCAACACGCACGTTATTTTGCTTCTTTTGCTTCTCTGCTCCCAAAATAATCACTTCCTTCTACTATTCTTTAAAATTATTGTAACATATTTTTCCCCTTTTGTCCAATTTTTATCCTCCTCTTTCACTTGCGGATTTCCAAAATTGGTTACCATTTTTACCAATCCACATCCTCCCAACTTCGTTCCTCCCCTTCATTCCCCACACTGTTACCCATCTTCCCTCTACCTTAATCCGCCCTCCAAATCGCTTTACTTATAATAAAAATTAAACTATAATATATATAGAAAATAAGAAAGGAACAAAACACCTATGAACATCTTCGACGAGCTTAACAACTATATTGAACTTGCAGATGGTTCAGATGGCTGGATTGACGAAGAAGACAACTGGCACGAGCTCACTAAAGAGATTGGCAACTTCCTCTCTCGTCATTTCGAGCAATATGACGTTGAAAGAGTTACTGCTTTCGAATCCTGTGGTTGTGACGCCGGTGTCGTCTGTATGGCTTGGATTGATGATGGAAATCTCCAGACTCATAATATTAAATGGAGGCGTACATGAAAGCAGTCAAGTCTCTGTCTGTAGTGCTAAAAAAAGTCCTCGATGAATACTTAGAGGCCGTCTGCAAACATCAATACGAAAGACTTGAATACGAAAACTTCAAGAAAATTGCTTCGATTGCTAATAACTATTGCGATACCACTATCCTATTTGGCTATCCAGAAAATTCTAGAACCATAAAAGAAGTTGCTATACAGTATAACAATACTAAAGGCAACCGCATTCTCATTCGCAGTGAATATGCTCCCTTCATTGACTTTTGTTGGGATAACTACTATAATCAAGAGAGAAAGGAATCTGATACTATGAAATTTCCCGCTATGAACCTCGACTTCGGCCCTGCTAAGAATGTCGCCTATTCTCCCTACGGTCTTGCCATTAAATCTGGCGATAAGTGGCTCACCTACGATACTGCAAACGAAAAGACCGTCGATGTAACAGGGTTCATTGTAGAAATGAAGAATATGATCTACAAGATGCCTGTTGCCATCAAGGATATTAAGGCTGGCGATATCATCAATCACCAGAGTAAGGCAATGTTTGTCACTCGGGTCGAAGAGACTAAGCTCACAGTTATTGACCTCACTGCTTCTGAAGAGAAGGTCGTGATTCCTGTCAGCAACGTCTTTGGCTTCAACTTCATCACCAAAGTTGTCTCCCTTATGAATCTCAACATCGGCACTCCGAGCCCCGATCAGCCTTTCGGAAATCTCATGCCTATTATGATGCTGAGCGCGCTCTCTGATAACGAAGGAGAAGATGGCGATTTTTTCGGCAACATGGATATGAGCAAAATGATGATGCTGTCAATGATGACGGGGAATCAAAATCCGTTCGCGAATCTATTCAACTTCAATCTTCAGAACTGAAAGCAAAAGAAGGACAGGTAGTATTTAATAAGGAGACTAACGAGTTCTTTATTACGGATAAAAATGGAAAGCTATTGAAAGTAGATACGGCTGTACCGCTTAACGCCTATCCTTGTAACTATATTGTTCCAACAGATTCCATTCCTCGCGATATCTCATGGACGTCTGCGCCAAACTCCGTGAATCCTTACTACTTCTAACCTAACCGGTCGGGCATTATAGCTCCGACCGGTTTTACTTATAATAAAAATTAAGATATAATATATATAGAAAATATGAAAGGAGACCTTCCGCAATGACGAATCTTGAAAACTATCTTACCAACTGGCTCACTTCTCGTGGTTACGAACTCGAGGTTCGTGAGTGCGATGACGAGTTCTTCTATAGCGACCCTCTTTCTCTTATCGCCGTTGCCACTTCCGCCAAGGCTGTTGATCGTTACTTCCTTCGCTTCATTGACTCTCTTGGTTGCCAGGTCTCCTTCTCCAACGCTTTTATCCCCGAGTTCCTGCATGAGCTCGGCCACAACGAGACTCTTGATGACTTCGACGAGGAAGATGATGAAGAGTATCGTGAGTTCGAACACTCTTTCGAAGGTCTTGATATGGACAACTGGGAGAATCAGCTCCTCTATATGTCCCATCCGATAGAACTCGCTGCGACCCAGTGGGCTGTCGACTACATCAATAGCCACGTTGATGAAGTTATCGAGATGGCTAAGACTCTCAACACTATCTTCGCTGAAAGGAAGGTCGCTTAATGGACGGAGTAACAATTCTTAATACCTTTACTCAAGAAGTTACGGGATGGGGTCTTAATGCTTTTGGAACCATTTTTATAGTTCTTTGCGTTGCCAATCTCATAATAAGTTTTTACCTCGCGGTTCATCTCGATGATCCTGCTACCGCAACAATTATCACAACCCTTGGTGTTATTTGCGGGATTGTCGGTGTTGCAATTTGTAGTCATGCTAAGGTTATTGACACCTACGAAGCCTATGAAGTAATAGTCAACGAATCAGTAAGCTTCACAGAGTTTCAATCTCGCTATGACATCTTGGAACAGAGAGGCGATATATTCGTTATAAAGGAAAAGGAAGGAAAGCTATCTGATGGTAACAATTACACATGAAGAGTTTAACCTCATAATTGATCAGGCATTAAACTTGGTTCCAGAAGCAAATGACGAGTTCTCCCACGGATATCGCTTAGGTGTTCATCAAGTTGCAACGGTTGGACTAAAAATACTCTATGCAAAATGCAATCAAGAGCTAATGGAACTTGCGGCCGCTCGAGATCTGGAGCGCCTTTAACCTTGCTTTAAGTCGCTCCTACGAGCGACTTTTCTTTTATAAAAAAATAATATATAATATATATAGAAAATAAGAAAAGAGGTTGATAGATACTATGAGCGCTTGTACAAGTGCTACTCTTCTTCGTGGTTGGAGATTCAGTTACGACGACCTCGTTGAGACATTTGGTATTACCGAGAATAACGAGGAAGAGATTCTTGATAAGCTTTATAACACGGAACATTTCTATTGTGATAACGGTTATGCTGACGTAGACTGTAAAACCTACTACCTCGGCATTATGCTCGCGGAAGTTGACATGTGGGATAACAGCATCCCCATTAATCTTGCAGGGCTTCTTGCTTCGAGCGCTGAAGATAATGAAAACCTTATCAAGCTTTGGAACTCTCTTGAAATCATTTTTCCCGCTCGAGAAATCAAAACTTGGCTCTTCCCGAGAATTACCTAAAGGAGGTTCCCACTAATGGATTCTACTTCGATTACCAGAGCAGAGTTCGAAGCCATCATCCGCCAGCTCAACGATATGCCGAACGACGATGCAGATAAAGATGCAGAATGGTGGGGCGGTTGGCGCTCCGGAGTTGCTACGTGCGCCTCCATGGTCTACAAACTTATGCTTGAGAAAAGCGAAAAAGCTCTTCGAGACTTGAAAGCTGAAGACCAGTACAGACAACTTTACGGCGTCAGATTCTAAATGAATGGTGTAAGAAAAATAATATCCCGCTTATAAGAATCCCTTATTCTCATCTAAAAGATCTCTGTATAGATGATTTAAAACTTGAAACTTCTCAGTTTATAGTTGTATAAAAGAAAGGAAGTATCAATATAATGGTTGCTCCTTCATTTCAATCTATGATCGTTGTTTCGGAGGTCTTCATTGAAAATGGTAAAGAGTACATCAAGGTCAAAAATCCAAAAACCGGCACCATCAGAAAATGCCGCTGGTATACCGAAAAAGAATATAAAAGCGCTTACGGCAGCAAGAGCAAAGATGAACCAGTAAAGTTTACCGACGAGCAGAAAAAGTTCTGGTATCCTGCGGAAGTGAGGTCACTAGAGGTTTCAGGCACGAATCCTCGCACCCTCAAAGCTACGGTTGCCGCAGATCCTCGTATAATCAATGTTCTTATGTGGCAAGCCTATGGCGCAAAAATGCAAGCAGAGAAAGGAGCTTAATCTATGATGTTAAACGCATTACTCTTGACAGCAGCATCCCTAGTTATGGTATATAATACCATAATCTATGAGGGTATAACTCGTGCCGTAGCTGGTTGCGCGACTATTCTCATAATTGATCTGGCTATCCAAGCTTGGCGTGATTACTTCGACAGTAAGAGAGGTCTTTAATATGTCCGGCATCGAACTCGCACGCCAGAAGCTTAATCTCAGCAAGGAATATGTAAGGAGAGCCACGGGTTACCGCGGCTCTGGTCGTCCTACTATGTCAGAGCTTGCTTCTCTATGCGTTCTTTTTGGTTTATCGGCGGAGGAGCTATTAAAGGATTATCCAATTCTAACGGAAGACGAGCGAGTTATAGAACACTTAAAGAGTTTTAAGGAAATGATGAAGCGCTAAGTGCGGATGCCGGTCGGCTCCAGACCAAAAATCGGAAAGCTGGGGTACCGATCGGTACCCGCACTTTCCTTCTCTTGTTGAACTATTAAAAAAAATATAATATAATATATATAGAAATGATGAAAAGAGGTTGATAGAGAAATGTTCGATCCTCACGGCTTGACAGAGCATGATTTGACAATGATAAAAGATTATATCGACAAATATGGCAGCGACGAAAATAATAGAGTCTCTCTCTGTATTCCCATTGAGGACTATCTTTCTGCTTGGAGCAAGGAGAAGTCTACCATTTATGATATCTTCGGAAAGAATCTCATTCTCCGTGAGAGAGTCTCTTTCACTGCGGGAGAAGAAGAGCTTGAAAGAAACATGGAAGAGGATTTCTTTAATTGCTATGAAGAAGGTCTGAACGGCTTCTGTGGCGATGTGGTCGAGCCTCTCACTCACATGCTGGTAGCAGGATTGGATCCTACCTCAAAAAAGGAAGATTATACCCACTGTTGGCTATGGCGTCGTTCCCATCCAATCGAGGCTGCCTATATCTCCAATGTGACTAATGAACTCCGCAATATTGAAACCTTTGTAAAGAATGCCTATCCCGAAAAGGTAACTCTTGGCTATAAGCTTGATGATATCAAGGTGCCTGTTATCTCTGCGGGGCAAAAGCCTTTCAAAGTTATCAATGCCCTTATCTCGGCTTTTGAAAAAGCGGTCCAGTCTCGTCAGCCCGATATATTCACGCCCGAATTCTTCTCCACTCTAAAGAGTCGGATTGAACGTTATCGCATCAAGCACTCTCAGGCACTCAACGGCACTACTCTCTTTGGCAATCTCTGTCTCTCTATCCATCCTCTTGATTTCATTACCGCAAGCGATAATACCTATGATTGGGAAAGCTGCATGACATGGACTAGAGGCGATCCCGGCGAGTATAGACTTGGCACTGTCGAAATGATGAACTCTCCTATCGTCATTGTCGCTTACCTCGAAGGTGACCGTCCCTTTCACCCTTTCGAAGATGATAGGACTTGGTCTAATAAAAAGTGGAGAGAGTTTTTTATCTTTGATAGGGACGTTATCTCCACTATTAGAAGCTATCCTTATGAATCTCCGAGCCTTGAAAAGATAATTCTCGAAAAGCTTGCGGATCTCGCTCACCAGTACGGTTGGCCTGCCTACAATCCGATTGCGCGAAACCGCAATCCTATTATCAACGGTCATGATTCCTTCTTCGAAACAGAAATGATGTATAACGATGCTCAGTATTATGAGTCCTCTTATATGGAATCTTCTGAGCCTACGGGGCATTTCCCTCTCTGTGGTCCAGAAGGATTTGAGATGTATAGAATAAACTACAGCGGTGTATGTATTTGCCCCATATGCGGCAAGGTATTCACCAGAGACAACAACGAAGCCGATGTTATTGTCTGCGAAGAGTGCGAAGATATCTCTCGCTGTCCTGGGTGTAACGCAAGAATCATGCCTTATGACGTAGAGGATGAAGAAGTATTTGATATTGGCGGGCAATGCTGGTGCAATAATTGTGCTGCTCTTTGTGACATATGCGGAGAGGCGCATCCTAACAGCGATATGAGCAGTCTTATTACTTGCGTGCAGTTTGAGAATACGTGCCTTAGAGAGAAGAATTTCATAGAAGGACTATGGGTACACGTTTGCAGCGACTGTAGAGAGAAAATCAAGTCTAGCATTAAGGAGCTAGAAGTCGAAATTAATGATCGTCGTATCTGGGCAGTAAAGGGATCGGAGTATATCTCGCCAGATATAGAAGAACCATATTACTCTAAACTTCGTCGTCGAGTTATTGAAACTTGGCAGAATTCGGATTTTGACTCCGGCGTAATCATCAATCCGCAAGACCTAGAATCCGCAAGGAAAATTTCTTGACGAAAAGAAAAAAATATCTTATAATATAATTACAAAATAAAAGAAAGGAATATTCCAATTATGAACACCACGAAGAAAGTTACGAAGAAAGTCTGCTATTCCACCATTGCCGAGCTTGTTAAGTATGCCGAGTCTCAGGGCGTCGGCCTGCCCGACGGCGTTACCTACGATGGTCTGAACGAGTTTGTCGATCATGAGATCGAGCTTCTCGATAAAAAGGCTGCCGCTGCCGCTGAGCGTGCTGCCAATAAGAAGGTTGAGGGTGACGCTCTCCGCGAGAAGGTCCTTAGTGTTGTAACCGACAAGTTCCAGACTGTCACTGAGATCACCAATGCGGTTAGCGATCCCGAGGTTTCTCCGGCGATGGTCACTGCACGACTCAGCCAACTCGCTAAGAATGGACAGGTTGTGCGTGAACAGCAGACCTTTAGTGGCGAGGGTAAGAGCCGCAAGCTCAGCGTTTACAAGCTGGCGTAATCCACACTCTTCGAAGGGAGAGGGAATTTTCCCTCTCCCTTTCTTCCGTAGGGAGGTAACACCATATGCTCTTTTGCGTAAGCTATCAGTCGTCTCATAAGCAAGAGGCAGACGAAATCAAGTGTCCTTGGAATCAGCTTGGACTCATATGGGGTATGATAAAAGATAATCCCGAAAAGCGATATATCATTTCGCTAGATGAAGTAACCGATCATGCGATTAAAGAAATAGATTTAGTGAAGGAAACAGGTTGTGACTACTCGGTTGCGTGCGGCAACCTCTCGTCACTACATACCATGCTCAATAAAGGCTACAAGGCATACTGGGATGTGCCAATATGCGATTGGGATACCTTTAACTCTCTTAAAGAGCTTAGAGTGACAGATATTTGGGTTGACGGGTCCATATGCTTTGATGGTACAAACCTATCACTCGTACGAGAAGAGGTAAAACTCCGCGTCTCTCCGTCCTACTCCCCGAATATCATAGTTTTTGGCGCGGCCGCTAACTCTTTCTTCATTCGTCCAGAAGATACCAAATTTTACGAAGATATATTTACCACCTATGATTTTAACGCTCCTACACAAGATGCCGAAGACGCACTCTTTAACATCTATAAGCGCGGCTATTTTGATGCCTATATTGACTCTTTAATTCCAAGCCTTCCGCACCATATTATCAATACGCTCATCGCCGATGAGTTTGCCATATCAAGACTTGATTGTCGACAGTTATGCAAGATCCCCAATCGTCATTGCGGATACTGCAAGCATTATTTAGATTTTGTCGCGACTGCTACCGACTACTTTCAGAGTACTGAGACTACTTGAAAGTAGTCATTTTTTATGTTATTATATATTTATATAAAGGAGTGTGATAAATTTGTCTAGAAAGGAAATTAGCAAGAAAGAGTATTCTATTCTCTGCCAAGTGCTGAGTACCCCAGAGATGCAATTACTCAAGGTTCTCAATCAGACCTTGGGATTGTACTATGACAAAAAAGATATTGTTATGACAAAGGATTATCTATATGCCATAGGGGACATTCCTATCGCTCTTATTGCCCATTTGGATACTGTCCATTCAGCCCCTCCAACAGTATTTTTCCATGACTCCGAGAAGGGTTATATTTGGACGCATGAAGGTTTAGGAGCTGACGATAGAGCTGGAGTTTTTAGTATTCTTATGCTACTTAAGAGCGGATATCGTCCTAGTGTAATCTTCTTGACACAAGAAGAGCGCGGAGGTATTGGAGCAAGCGCGTTTATAAAAGAATGGCCGGCACCTGCGGTTGAGACAAACTTCCTTATTGAGTTGGATCGTCGCGGTGAAGACGATGCTGTCTATTATGAGTGCGGCAATGAGCGTTTTGAAAAATTCATCACGTCTTTTGGATTTGTTACAGACTGGGGCACTTTTTCTGATATTTCAATTATAGCCCCCGCGTGGGATCGAGCGGCGGTTAACCTATCAATAGGGTACTTTGATGAACACTCCTTGTGTGAACGTCTTAATTACCGCTATATGTTCAAAACAATAGAAAGAGTAAAGCAGATATTAGAGAGCTACGAAGATGGTATCGTTTACAAGTTCGAACCTATCGACTGGACTAAAAATGTTGGTTGGCAGTATTTTACTTTTCCTCGCGAGCAGCATGGTAAAGCTCTTTGCGATTGCTGCGACAGCTGGGTCTCAAGGGATGCTCTAACAAATGTTTATGATTGCGAAATAGAAGAAAAATATCGGCTCTGTCCAGAATGTGTAGAGAGATATGTAACTTTTTGCAAAACTTGCGGCCGCCCCATTTTGATTCCTAGCGGCATAGATAGTGACGGATTATGCGCAGAATGCAGAAAAGTAAAGGGGATTGATGTAAAAGCATGAGAGATTTACAACAAATTCGTCGGCAGGTAGAATCTGTCTTGAAATGTTCACAAGACTATCCGTTCAATCCGCATGTAAAAGATATTATTGACCAGTGGTATGAAGCAAAGAAGCCCTACATCGACCTGTTTGGCGGAGAAACATCTGTCCTTCTCCAGAGTAATGTTGAAATAGAGCTTACACAAGAGGACTTGGACAGAATGTTTGACTCCTTTATAGGATATTTGGAAGATAATGACTTGAATTATTGTTTCAATGAAACTATCCAAATCTCCATTAGTAAATTTCTCTTTGATAATAGAGAGGGATTCTTTCAAAATAGGGTGGTAAAGGACTATCCTACTTTAAAGATCTGTAAAGGCGCCAAACTCCTAAAGTGCTTCAAATTTTTTATTAAGGATTTTGATACTTGCCGAAAGGCGCAGGATATTGCTTCCAGATACATTCAAGATATTAAAATAACTGGAAATTTGTATCTCTCCGTTGACCCTCTTGACTTCCTCACTATCAGTGAAAATAATAGCAATTGGCGCTCCTGCCATTCACTAGATGGCGACTTTCGTATGGGAAATCTTAACTATATGATTGACGATACTACCTTGATCGCTTTTCTTGCGAATGAAAAGAAAGAGCAGTTAAAGTGTATGCCTGCGGGGCTACTGTGGAATAACAAAAAGTGGCGTATGTTGGTGCATACTAACAATTGGGAGAGTATCATATATTATAATAGACAATATCCTTTTTCTAATACTGGGTTGATATTGAAAGTCTATAACGGGATTGTTGAACTTAGAGAAGATAACTGGTACGATATGTTCTTAACGCCTAATAAGTCAGGCTTCAAGAAAATAGTTCTGCGTTCTGACGAGCCCCCTATTACCCTAGAGTATAATTTCATTCTTGGCTCGAGAGAAAGGCTCTACGATATGAGGGATATTGTAGACGACAGCGAAGGAAAAGGATATGACGACCTGGTATATTCTTCTCACTATGCACCAGTCTTTAGTCTGAGAAGAAAAGCTAGCAAGAATTACGATGATGCAACCTATGCCACTGAAAAGACTAAAGACTGGGATGCTGCTTTCCACGAGGTTTTTGATATAAAAATAGGCAAGAAATGCGGGTGTGTGAAGTGCGGGAGCCTTGATATTGACCGCGCTAACTCATTCTTGTGTGAGGACTGTATCGCACTTAATGACGCAGACGAGGACCTATTTGCAGAGTGCGAATGGTGCGGGAGAAGGCTCTATCCCGACGATAAAAGATATAATTTTGAGGGTGATATCATCTGCGAAACGTGCAATAGCGCATGTACCACATCTGGCAACCTTATTATAGACTAGTACCCTGTTGGAATAAGAAGAATTATTTAAGGAGGATTTAAAAATGAAACGCGGAGAACAGGCTCGTGCAGACGTGATGGATACCATCGTTAGAGCGTTCAAGGATGTTGATGCCTACGAATGCACTGCTGACAAGAAGATTTATGTCTGGGCGCAGGATGGAGCGGGCGGAGAGAGGATCCAGTTCGCTGTCTCGATTACCGCCCCTAAAAACCCAGTGCTTGCGGGCGGCACGCCTACTAGCAGCGATGTACCTTGGGACGAGGCGCCTCAGACCTCGACTCCCGCAGTCAATGCTTCATCAACTCCTATGGAGCTGTCGGCAGATGATAAGGCGAAGGTTCAGGCTCTTATGGAGCAGCTTGGCTTGAAGTAAAGCAACGTTGGGCGAAAAAAGTTAAAACGTCGCTTATATCTTATAAAGAGTACAAAGGATATAACTTCTTTGTACTCTTGTTTCTATTTTACTTTTTATAATTTTTATAATATAATATATATAGAAAGTGAGAGAGGAGATAAGAGCTATGAATGATTTTGCTACTGAGATCCAGAGCGACGAGCTGTTCGAGACTGAATACCTCCACTGGGTGTCTACTCTTGATTGGCATCCCGACGAAAACGAGAGCTGAAAATCTCCTTTACATAAGTTAAAAAATATTATATAATATTTTTAAAGAGTGAGGAGGAAATGAGCATGGTTTTGAACCCTAAAGAAACAGAGTTAATCTGGAACGCTTTCGAAGAGATACAGAGTGAATATGCTGGAGCAAAGGCTCAAGCTATTGTTGACGGAGAGGTTCTTCTTGATAAGATAAAACCACTTCTTAAGCGTGGAGCAAAGATAAAGATCGAGATTAAATAATTTTCCCATCGCCTCGTGGGTAAGGCGATAAGACATTGCCCTCTGACAGTACCACACCGATTTGGGCATGAATGATTCGGTAACCGCGCCAGTTAAGGTTGAATCTGGCTTTTATTTACCCTAGCAGCTCAAATGGTTGAGCGCGCGCCTTATAAGCGCGTGAGTGTTGGTTCGAGTCCAACCTAGGGTACCACAAGGAAGCGAGGCGCGTAGCCTCAAGAACGCTCGCCGCGAAAGGAGCCGTAACGCCGTTGGGAACTTGGGTGTGAATAAAATAAAAATATTTTGCACTTTGGACAAAATTTTTTCATTTGTTATTTATATTCTTCATATATAATGAAGAAAATTTGAAAGGAGTGCAAATTTACATGTCTACTTGTGGTATTTATAAATTTGAAAATAAAATAAATCATAATATTTATATTGGTCAATCTGTTGACATAGAACGTCGATATAAAGACCATCTAAATAGAGCAAAGAATCCTCATAAATCAAATACTGAATATGATTCTGTCCTTCACTAGGCAATACGAAAGTACGGTATTGAGAATTTCCTTTTTGAAATAGTAGAGGTTTGTCCTAATAATAAAGAAATTCTTAATAATAAAGAACGTTTTTGGATTGCATTTTATGATTCTTTTAGCCATGGATATAATGCCACTTCAGGAGGCGAGGCTCAAGAACCCTCCTTAAAAATTGACAAATGCTTGGCAGACCAAATAAAACATGATTTGTTATATACTACTGATACATATGATGTGTTACATGAAAAGTATAATATCTCAACTGGTAGAATTTCAGAAATAAATACTGGTAAAATTTGGTATGATGAAAAACTTGATTACCCACTCAGAAAAAAGGATAAAATATCTCCATCTAAAATTTGTCCAATCTGCGGTGGAATAAAAGACAAAGACGCTTCTTTATGTTTATCCTGCTATAGAGCATCGTTAACTAAACCTGTAACTAGAGAAGAGCTAAAAGATCTTATCCGCACTACACCTTTTACGACAATTGCTAAAAAATATAATGTAACAGATAACGCTATTCGAAAATGGTGTATAGGATATAAACTCCCATCTAAAAAGAAAGAGATTTCTGCTATTAGCGATAAAGATTGGGAAAAACTGTAAGGGTCGCTAACTCAATGGTAGAGTGCTCGGTTGAAGCCCGAGTAATCTTCGTTCAATTCGAAGGTGACCCACCAGCCCAAATAGGCTATAAGGGTTCAGCGAAAAGGTGGATAAGCGCGATAACTATTGCCACCCTAGCGGCCGGAGGGGATAACTGTTGCCTAGCAGGAAGAGCCCGTTCGAAAGTAAAGCTCCGACAATTATATAAGGGGGTCGTCCAATTGGTTAGGGCTCTGGTCTCCAAAACCAGGTATCTGGGTCCGAATCCCAGCCCTCTTGCCATATGGGAACTTGTCCCAAGGGTATCGTTGAAGAGCTTATCAAGCGTACGATTGGTAGGAAACGTCTGGCGAGAGAGTAATAACAGGGACGGTAGATATATTTTATCGAAGAATATATTCTACTAAGACTCGGACGGACGGGCAGATCGAGTATAAAGGAGGCTGCCTACCACAAAAAACGCGGTACAAGAGGATTCGCGTCGAATGATGTGCCCTCTGAGCAGACAAATTTAGGGAGCCAATAGAATGCCGCGACTCCCCAATTAAAAACCTCTTTTGACAAAGATTAAAAAATATTATATAATATCTATAGAAACTTGAAAGAGAGGTTCTAAGAAATGAGATACTTCCGTGTGCGCTGTGAAGCGTGCGGCTGCCTCCAAGAGTTCGAAGAGTGCGAAGTGATGCTTCAGCCGTGGCCCCATATCGAGTGCTGCGAGTGCGGTTGTATGGTGCCAGTATTCTGATATGATGACTTGGAGGGAAGCGTTTGCGGAAGTGTGCCGCAATGGGATTGACCATGGCGAGTTGTATGACTTCGTATACTTCGGTATGCATAAGGAGTACGATGAAGAAGAGATAAAACGAGAGTTTGAGAAGCTTTTTGGCGAGCCGCTCTTTATCGAGGATTAAACCTCATTTGAAAAATTAAAAAATATATTATATAATATATATAGAGATTGAGAGATGGAGCATGGCTCCTCTCTTAGAAACTCTTCGTTAAACCACCTACCTGTGAAGCTGGCTGAGCCAGTGGTCGGTAGCGGGTCACAAGTCCCGAGTTTGTGAAGCTGGTGAGGTCGCAAACGTCAAGTGCGAGTGGCGAAAAGCCCTCCTCGAGGTCGACTGGTGGAGGCAAGGCGGCTAGAGGCCTAGAATCTCTATCGTTCACTGTAAGAACTGAAAACGTACAGCGTATTCCACATACGAAAGAGCGGAAGGTTTCTTAGATCATCCAGAAATCTAGGCGATCGGTGCGCGTGATAGCGCTGGGTTAAACCCGTCATCCCTGTAGAAGTACAAAAAAGACGGGCGCGCGTTTGGAGCGTAGTCCATCGAGTGAACCAGCTACCACGGCGTCAGAAGCCAAGCTGGGTGATGTATGGGTTTCATCACTAAGGGTAACTTGCCCAAAACCCTTTGTGCTGAATCCGCGTTGTACGCGGGGAGCGCCGCGCGCCTTACAGCGGTATCTTCCTTGGGCGACTAGTACATCGGTTAGTACAAACGGCTGTTAACCGTTAGAGCAAGGTTCGATTCCTTGGTTGCCCGCCAAGGAATAGCAAATTTTCCTATACAACAGATGCGCGGTTGGCTGACCTTAAGGCTCGATAGAAGTATTGCCAAGTGCGTGCCGCTTACCACTAAAATTACTTCTATTCGGACCGCGCCAAGCGAGGGCGTATCAATGTCGTTAAACTAATCATAAATGCTCGCTAATATGCGGACGTAGCCCAATGGCAGGAGGCAAATGCCTTAGGAGCATTGCAGTGTGGGTTCGAATCCCTCCGTCCGTACCATATGCTCGCTTACTCCAATTGGCAGAGAGGGCAGGTTCAAACCCTGTAAAGTCTGGGTCCGAATCCCAGAGCGAGTACCATTGGTGTTTGTCGGCACCGCAAGTGTGTTACATTTCCGTAGATGCTGCACACAGCATCCCCGAGCGAGAGGATGGATAAAAGGTTCCTAAGGCAGCAAGGAGCTGTAAGTATCTCGCCGCTGCCAATTATATGGTCATGAGGGAAAACTAGCAGATCCGCCGGCCTGTCACGCCGGAGATAGCGGGGGCAGCACCCGTCTTGATCGCCAGCCGCGTTTGGTAGTATCGCGGGCGCTGAATAACTGCCACTATGGTTGTCGGCTAAGACGCATTGTGCGCCCCTAAAACCGTCATAGAATGGTAGGACTCTATTAAATGTGCCTCCTTTGGCAAGATGCTCTGCCGAGAAAATGAGCTACAAGTCGATGCTCTTTAAGCGATGGGTGGTTCGAATCCACAGGTGCCCGACGAGGGCGCCTCCAAACCACGGTACACGGGAATCGCCGCTTGAGTTGTTGGCGCAACAAGAGCAATGGAGTTGAGATTTGGGGAGCGAGTAGCGCCAACTACTCCTCTTGCGGGACCGGTCGGAAGTGCGGGTGTATGGACTAAAAGCCAGCCCCGACCGGCGCCGCAAGAGAATCCACTTTGATTTTATTAAAAATTTAATTTATAATAGTTATAGAAAATGAGAAAGACGCTTGCAGCAACTATTTTTTACATATTTGCTTGGAATGTATGTTTTGTGCGTCTTGGTATTTGGGCCGGTAGGCTAATGGGAAACTTCGTCCCTTGCAAGGATGGGTTGTGGGTTCGATTCCCACTCGGTCCACCAGCTTTCGCAAAGCAACTCGTTAGGAGTGCCGAGCAACACTTTAAACTGCTCACCCCCCTTTCTATATGCTCCCGTCTACTAATAGGCTAGGTGACGAGACCTTCAATCTCGGGATGCTGGGTTCGAATCCCGCCGGGAGTACCATTTGCTAAGTCATTTTCTCATCCTTATGGAGAGCTGAGCATCTCTTAAAACTGCTCTTGACTCCCTATGGCCCGTTCCTCTAATCGGACTAGGAGGCCGGTCTCTCACATCGGCAATAAGCGTTCAAGCCGCTTACGGGTCACCATCGGGCGCGCTTCCGCCCGTTTAAAGGAAGCATTATAGTGAGCGGAAAGGACGGATTTCTTCCACTTAAACTACCACCGGCGGCCGGATCGACCGATATGTGGTTCCGCGATTTAGCAGCTCACTCAAATAAAAAGACAACCGAAGTAAAGTGGAAACTATAAAACTTGATTTAGAAGGAAGGAATTCTAGATGAAGTATTTCTCTGAGAAGTTGAACAAGGTGTTCGACACTGAGAAAGCGTGCGTCGAAGCAGAGGATGCGCACGACAAGGAAGTGGCTGAAAAGGAAGCCAAGCAGAAGGCGCTCACAGAGGAGCGCGCTACTCGTGCCAAGAACGTGGAAGATCTGTATAAGCAGGCTGTTGAAGCCAAGGCGGCTTACGACAAGGAGCTCCGTGCGTTCCTGGATGACTATGGCAGCTTCCACTGCACTCTGAAGAACGTCGATCCATTCTTCGGGTTCTTCGACTGGTTTTAATTAACTGGTCTTAGCGTAGACGGTCTACGCCCAAGATGGTGAAAACGAGTTCGAGTCTCGCTACTAACAAGTTCGACTCTTGCTAGTGCAGGTGCAACAAACCATCTTCTTTATATTGCGGAGGAGTGAAACGGTTTCCACGCCGCCCTCATAAGGCGGAAACAGCGGGGTCAGCACCCGCCTCCGCAACCATATACCTCGGTAGCTCAGTCGGTAGAGCACCATCTTCATACGGTGAGGGTCGTTGGTTCGATCCCAACCCGAGGTACCAACAGAGGATTTTTGCTTTGCTCCTCTTCATTTCCCTAGCCAGCTTGGGTTAAAGCTGGCATTCCTATATAGAGGTGTCTGAGAGGTCGAAAGAGGCGCCCTGCTAAGGCGTTAATCCTATTCTAGGGTTCGAGGGTTCGAATCCCTCCCTCTATGCCAATCTGCGCAGGACGGATGCTTTAAGACCGTAGTGAGGGGCGATACGGCACTATCCTGTACCCCTCCCATACTATAAACGAAGGAGCGGATATAATATGGCAAATATCAATTCATTAACCAGAACAAATGCAACATCTTCCATTTATGGCACAAGGAATGTGCTTACGGGTCTTAGTTCGGGACTTGACACCGAAGCTATGATTGAAAATAGTGTTTCGGGATATAAAATGAAAATTGAGTCCTTGAAACAAGAGCAAGACCTAATTGGATGGAAACAGGACGCTTATGGTAATATTATTGATAAAGCCACTAAGCTAAGCAGCAATTTTTTCTCTTATGGATCAAGCACAAACTTACTAAGTAATGGAATCTATGAAGCGGAATCTTCTGAAAAGCTGACCCGCGCACTAAAAGACTTTGTTACTCAGTACAACGATTTAGCAACTACTCTAAGAACCGAATTCAAAACCCCCCCTAGCGACAGCGGCAACAAACCTCTTACAGAGAGCGATAAAGCCGATATGTCAGAAAACGCTATTAAGAACTATGAGGATAAGGCAAAGCAGGGCATCCTTTATAACGATTCTGACATTACAAATTTTTATATGAAGTTAACTCAAGCAGTTTCCGCAAACTCTGCTGAGTTATCTAAACTTGGAATTAAGACTCGTTATGAAAGCGGTCTAACCACCCTTTCTTTTGATGAAGATACATTTAAGTCTGCGGCCGGAGGTATGGAGGAGCTACATGGCTTGATGAATAGGGTCAAAGGGGTAACCGAAACCTATACTTCAACCTCGTTCTCTAACCCCGGCATCTTGAATAAGAAGGCGAGTAAGACTGACACACGTTCCGCCTGGAACCAAGAAGCCGCACGCATTGCCGAGCGAATTAAAATTCAAGAATCTCGCATGAGCCAGAAAATAGATTACTATACTCGTCAGTTTACGGCTTTGGAAAAGCTGATGAATATTATGAATAATCAAAGCGAGATGCTTAACGGTTTAATGCTCGGTTACTAAGGGTTTGCAAATAATTAAAAAATAATATATAATATATATAGAAAGTGAAAGTTAAATCCTGCTATATCAACGGGTAAACAACCGTGCCTCGATAGCCGCGCTTGCGCGGTGAGGAGAGTGTAGAGAAGGTCTTGATGCCGAAGTACAAGGTGCAGGAGCCTTAATTATATGGTGTAATTGGTGTAACGGCAGCACGCGTGCCTGTGGAGCACGAGGAATCGGATCGTCCCCGATATTTCACCCCACTTAATAAAATGAAAGGAGCCGTTAGTAATGGCTGATAAATCTTATAAGAAGCTTCCGGCTTCTGAGGTTCAAGGACTTCTCCAGTTAAGGCGAAGAGGCAGCGTAATAAAAGCAAAGAAAGGCAAGGGTTCTTACGTCCGTCATCCTAAGCATAGATACGCCGCTGTCGCCAAAGTGGATAAGGCACCGGTCTTCTAAACCGGCATTTTCTTCGGGGTTCGAGTCCCCGCAGCGGTACCATATTTGAAAGGCACATACAGCAAATATTTATATAGCATAATGGTAATGCAATCGTCTTCAAAACGATCTATGCGGTTCGAATCCGTCTTTTTGTGCCTTGAATCTATACACAGGTAGCTCAGCTGGTAGAGTACGCGACTGATAATCGCGAGGTCGAGGGATCGTACCCCTCCCTGTGTACCAGAAACTGCTCGGATGGCCGTAGTCCCAGTCTGATCAACCGTGCAAGCGAGGAGCAGTATAATATAATATGGGCCTCCGCAGCCGAGGTAGGACTCTCTCGTTTGCTGCATTTATAACTCTTTCGAGGACGGGGTGTGATGGTAGCACGCTGCGCTTGGGACGCAGAGGAGCAGTCCGATTCTGACGTCTTCGACCAGGCTAGTTATGGAACTGGCTAGTATGATTTTTACAGTTCTAGGCTAAAGGAGCAAATGAGCCTCCCGCTGATAGACGTATCAATGGGTGACAAAATGGGCAGCGGACCCACGCGACTTAAACTGTGGGACGTATGCGGGTATAGTATAGTGGTAGTACATTAGCTTGCCATGCTAAGGGCGCGGGTTCAATCCCCGCTACTCGCTCCATCGACCTTCATGGTCAATCCCTCTCTCTCTTGATTAGACTCATACAGCAAATTATACATATAGAAAATAAAAATTATAGTAAAAAGCTATTTGGCTGCTTTTTATGACCCGATCCATGCGTCGAAGCAAGCGCGGTAGGGTGGGAGACAAAGCGCTACAGTTTCGTGAGTCTAGCATTTATCCTTTATTGACCTTTCTTAAAAAATATAATATAATATTTATAGAAAGATTGAGAAAGGGAGTGTTCAAGAAATGAAAGTTTATATGGGAGAATATTACAACCTCCCGAATCTTGGTCTTGTGCGCACCGTCGGCAAGGCTAGGAACTGCGAAACGTGCAAGACAATGATTATGTTCGTTACCGTCAAGGACGGCGGCATCGTGGGTGACACGCTGCTGATCAACGAGGAAGATTTTATCAAAAGGATAGAGAAATGAATCCCGACGGACAAGGCTTTGGCGTATGACAATTTACTAAAAGCGAGAGACACTCGTATGACACGTGTCGTTTGAATCGCTGATGTTTATTGAACAGGACGGTGGGACGCGAAAAAAAACGCCGTAAGGCGCGGTGGTCGGGATTTTATGCTCGCTTAGCTCAGCTGGTTAGAGCGCTTGGTTTACACCCATGAGGTCGCTGGTTCGAGTCCAGCAGCGAGTACCAGACGCGCGTATCTTGGCTTTGTATAGAGTGTGACGTACTTAGCCTCGTAGAAAGCACACCTTACCAGCCTGAGGTAGAAAAGTGGCGGGTTTGGGACGCCCGCTAAAGAAAGGCAAAGTCCCAATTATTGATTAGAATAGGCGCACACAGCAAATTTTTACTGATAAAGTAATTTTTAGTGCATTGGTAGCACATTAGAATGTTTAATCTAAAAGAGTGGGTCCGAATCCCACAAAAATACTTTTTGCGTCTAGAATTGATTAAAAGCTGGAAGCAAGTCCTAGAGGGCGACGTCCTGCAGGCGGTTCGTACTGGGCAACCAGCTTTTACACAAAATTTGGTATGCCCTAGAAAATTGTAGGGCAAAATCTTATAAAGATGCCACAAGTTTTTTTATATATAATAGACGGAGATGACCGAGTGGTTGAAGGTATCAGACTTTGAATCTGACAGGGAAACCTCGCGTGGGTTCGAATCCCGCTCTCCGCGCCAATTATTTCGAATAAAGGAGAATATAAAATGACTTGTGGCATCTATAAAATTGAAAACAACATAAATCATAAGATTTATGTTGGACAATCTCGAAATATAGAGCGTCGTTGGCAAAAACATAAAGCTGCAAATGAAGATTACGCGCTCCATAAAGCATTCTAGAAGTACGGAGTTGAAAATTTCACATTTTCTATCCTAGAAGAATGTGATGTTGATATGCTTGATGAACGAGAAATCTATTGGATAGGATATTTTGACTCTTATCATCAAGGATATAATGAAACTAAAGGCGGTCAAGGTACTTCTGGGCTAACGATGAAGCTTACTGAAGATTAGGTTTCTATAATAAGAGAACTTTTAAGAACAACCAACAGAACGAATGCTGATATTGCTGATGAATTTGGTGTTTCAGAGAATGCTATTAGCGGCATAAATACTGGATATTATTGGAAAAATAATTAGATAGATTACCCCATCAGAAAACAAGTTACTCGTCCTAAAAGCACTAAAAGCACTTATTGCTTACGATGTGGGCATGAATTAAAATCTCATAGCTCAACTTACTGCCCTGAATGTGCAGCAATCATGAGACGAAAGGTTGAACGCCCTTCCAAAGAAGAGCTTCTAAAAGAACTTCAAGAATCTCAAGGTGCCTTTACAGCGATAGGAAAGAAATATGGAGTGACAGATAACACTATCAGAAAATGGTGTTCTGCATACGAACTACCAACACACACATCAGATTATAAAATAGTAGTAAAAGAGAAGAAAGGTAAAAACTTTCCACCTGTTCGGGTTTAGCAGATAGATAAGAAAACCGGTGAAGTAATTCGAGAATTTGAATCTTTATCTCAGGCTCAAAGAGAAACTGGAATTGATCACATTATTCCCGCTAGCGATCCCAATAATACCACTCGAAAGACCGCAGGCGGATATATATGGCGAAGAATTTAATTCTTCTCTATAGGGAATTAGTATAACAGCAGTGCGCTAGGCTCTGAACCTAGAGGAGGAGGAGCGTCACCTTCATTCCCTGCCATTAAGGAGAATATCTCGCCTCCGTATGCTAAAATACGCTACCAAGAGAAATAGAGCGGTAAGGATAAGCACGCTCAGCGAGTTTAACAATAGTAAGGAAAGCAGGACGGTCGGAAATCGTCTATAAGTCTTTTCTATATAGTGACCAGCGGGATGTAGATCTAGAAAATCATCATTTAAAGAGTCGCTCTAAGGGCGCAATGAGCGTTTGGGTGAAAACCACACCTCTGGCGTTTGGCGGTAACGTAGAACCGCCACTTCCCTCGCTCCAGTAGCCCAACTGGCAGAGGCATCGCACTTAAGATGCGAAAAGTGTGGGTTCGAATCCCACTTGGAGTACCATTAAGACGGTCACAGCAACAACTTTTCTGACAAGTATAAATCAGAGCCATTTTAACTTACCGTCTAGCTTTTATATAATGCCGCGAGCGGTAATGGTTTAGAAATTCTCCCTACAAATTCACAGTAGTCCTCGGGCGTGCCTGAAATGCCGAGCAATACGAGGGCCGCGGCTAAAATTTTATATCGGGGAGCTGCTGAGTTGGTGATCAGCGGCGGGCCGTAACCCCGTTGCCCAACGGCTAAGTAGGTTCGAATCCTACCTCCCTGACCAAAACGAAATACGACTATGCAGCTTCATATATTCATCATGATAACCTCCTTTCTTGAAACAATAGCAAGACAGACCTTGGTCGCTGCATACAAGGTAACTTGCGGCGGTCGCCCTAAAGGTCGGCGAGGCAGCTTTTTCTTCACTCCCCTGCCTCCGACCGGCGCCCGCACTTTCCCTCCCCAGACCCAGAGATTAACAGTCTCTGGGTCTTTTCTTTTATCTGCGCTACCGCGAACGGCCGAATTCCCGTGACTAGGCCCCACCAATTTTTTCCTTTCGTTTACTGGACGAAATTCTTATATTATATTTTCCCAATTTTCATATATCATAGGACAATGAAAATGAAAGGAGATAAAACTCTATGTATACACCGACCTTTCTTAACGGGCAAGCAGCAAATATGGTTCGCGAGTTTGTTGTTGATACCGTTGAGGATATTACTTCTATAGATGTCTCCTAGTTACTACCTGGCTCAAGGGTATTTGTTATTAATACAAGCTAGTGGTATATGCTAAATCACAGAAAATTATGGCAGACTATTAATTGGGGCTCTGGCGGAGGCGGTTCTGGCGGAAGTGTAGTATATGATGGCGGCAATATAGACGATAATTCAGCGAGCGACAGCGGTTCTGGAAGTGGAACCTCTACAAATAACACTTCATATGACGGTGGACAGCCTTGACGGGCTAACCTACGAGTGAAGAATTTGTAAAGGAGGAATAAGGGTACTATGGCAGATACAGTAATTAAAACTACTTTCTAGTTTCGCCGTGGGCAAGCTGCCACTTGGGCAAGCAAAGACCCAGTATTAGAATATGGCGAACCGGGTTTTGAAAGTGATACTGGAAGATTAAAAATTGGCACCTCAGACAAAAAGCATTGGAGCCAACTTCCCTACTTTGGTGGCGGAGGTGTATGCCAAGGCTATTATTATAATGGTGCCTTTTATAGCGATGTAAGTCATACGCATGAAATGCCGGCTTCTGTTGAATATATATATATTGATATTTCAAATTCCAATATATATTTCTATAACGGAAGCGCATATGTCCAAATCATCAATGGCGGTGGTACAATCGTCCCCGCGACAGATACCACTCCTGGTGTGATGAAGCTCTATAACGCCGCCGGTGCTAATACCGACGGTACTATAACTCAAAAATTTATCACAGAAGAATTAAACAAGAAAGTTGAGGCTTCTGTTGATAGTGCACATGAAACTTTAATCCTCGACTAATTTTGTTAAGGAGGAATTACATTATGTCTATTAACCCTACTTTTTCTAATACGCCAGTCCTTGCTAAAGTAAAAATTGGTAATTCCACCTATTTTCTTAAAGATGCAGAACTGCGTAATATTGTAAGCGCATTTGGTAACGCTGTCGAGCAAGACATTGCAGTTTCTATTGGCTCTGAAGCAACCGGTATTCCTCTCGCTAGTGACGTCTTCGCTTTTGTTGTCAGCGAGATTGGTACTCTTGGTCAGGCTATTACTCTTCTAAGCGAATCGGATCATACAGAAGTTTTAGTCCCTAGGAATGGTAACTTCGTAGTTGAATCCAACGGTGAAGAATGGCTATATGTTGTTGATTCTACTACTGGTGTTGGAGCTTGGCGTGAGGTTGGCAGCGAAAATGCTTATGTTTTAAAGACATTTGAAGTTGCTGGCATTGCTATGAGTGGTTCTGAGATTACTGCTTCTCAGCTTTCTAGCGCGATGGATCTCAAGGCTTTTGCCCATGCAGATTCTGTTAGTTACACTCCAGAAGGCGGCGTTTCGGTTTCCCTTTCTACTTCCGATGTGAACGTTGTCACTTCTGTCGGCAAGCTTGGTTCTTTTAATGCGGGTTCTTATGTTGCACCTAGCATTTCTGAATCTTCTGGTTCTTTTGCAACAGCTGGTCTTGTTGCTTCTGTTGGCAGCGGCGATGATGCAGAAACTTTAATTTTGACTGCTGCAACTCTCGGTAACGCGCTTACCGCAACCAACTTTAATGCTGGCAGCTATACCGCACCTACTTATACCGGTGCAGAGCTTCCTAGTGTGGCTTCTTTTAGCGCTGCTTATGGTGTCGCTAATGCAGCTTTTAGTGGCACTAGTGCTACTATTGCTCCTGGCACTTAATATTAAGGACGGAGTAGATTTATTACTCCGTCCTTAATTTTTACTGAGAAAAAGGAGTTAAAAGAATTCATATGAAGTTATAGATACTAGTCCCTCAATATAAAGAGACGGATGAAATTATTAAGTCTTTGCTGGATTCGCTTTTGATCTAGCAAAATGTTGACTTTAATGAATTTAGCGTTATAATTGTGAATGATGGAACGGATGTTTGTTTAAGTGATAAATTACTTACTTCTTATCCGTTTAAAATAGATTACTATAAAGCTCCACATCGAGGAGTTTCTGCTACGCGTAATACCTGTCTTGACTATGCAACGGCTGATTATGTCATGTTTTGCGATGCCGATGATATGTTTTATAATGCGTGCGGACTGTATTTAATTTTTAGAGAGATTAATTTAGGATTTGACACGCTTTCTTCTAAGTTTATAGAGGAAGGACATACTGATAGCGGTGAAGTCGTGTATATAAATCGAGAGAACGATAGCACTTTTGTTCATGGTAAGGTTCATCGGAGGTAGTATCTAATAGATAATAACATCAGATGGAATCCAGAACTTACAATTCATGAAGATAGCTTCTTTAACTCTCAATGCCAACTGTATACTGATAAGCCAAAGTATTTGAATGAGTCCTTTTATCTTTGGAAGTGGAGACCCGACTCCGTCTGTAGGCGCGATCCTGAGTATATATTAAAGACTTATCCCTGTTTAATAGATAGTATAGACTCTTTAGTTGATAAACTTGAGCGAGATGGGAAGCATGAGAGAGCTGTTTATTATACGGCTTATTTATTGTTCACCAGCTACTATACTATTAATAAACCCTAGTGGAGAGATAAAAAGAACCTTGACTACTTAATGAAAATGGAGTTAAGGTGCTATTAGTTTTTTACCAAGCATGAGAGTAAATGGAAAGAATTTCCATTAAAATCGGCTATGGAATTGAGTTCTAAATTGCGAGTTTAGGCTATTAATGAAGGTATGCTATTGGAATAGCTTACCTTAGATTAGTGGCTAAATAAACTTATTATGAACTATAAATAAAGGAGGATCTGAAAATGGCAGATATTTCTTTAATAAAGATTAATAAGACAAATATGACCTACGGTGTAAAAGATCTAGAAGCCAGATAGAGCATTGCTAATATAAAAGACGGAGTTGCCATTGATAGTTTTAGTGACGTTGAGAGTGCTTTAGCTGACAAAGTCGATGCAGAGTCTCTCGGCACGGCTGCCACTATGGAAGCAGGAGCGGCTAATGGAGTTGCCACCCTTGATAATGGTGGAAAAGTTCCTGCTAATCAGCTTCCATCTTATGTCGATGATGTTCTTGAATATGCGGACGAAGCAAGCTTCCCTGTAACAGGTGAGGTAGGAAAAATTTATGTAGATATAGCAACTGGAAAGACTTATCGTTGGAGCGGTTCTCAATATATCGAACTAAACACATATGCCGAAGCTACACAGAGCGCGTCTGGATTAATGAGTAGGAACGATAAGACAAAACTAGATGGTGTAGATGTAGGCGCGGAAGTCAATGTATAGAGCGACTGGAATGTAACTGATAATGCATCTGACGCATATATTAAAAATAAGCCATCTATTGCTTAGATAAAGCAATATTCAGTGGTACTTGATAAAGACACTTGGGTAGCAGGACAGGATAGTTTTTCTTATACTCTATCTATCCCAACTTTAAAGTGCGGCAATGATGGAACCGTAGCTCCTATTATTACTCCAATAAGTAATATAGAAGAATATTCTACAATAGCTAGCGCAACTGCAACAGTTGGCACAGGAATTGTTTTTGTCGCGCCTGTAAAGCCAACAAAAGGCATTAGTATTATCGTTTAGGACGTTGGCTAATTATTATAAGGAGGAATAAATAATGAGCGTAAATGCTATTTTAATGGATCAAGAAACTCTTATAGCGCCGGAATTTAGCACCAGTAACAGCTATGGGGTTGGAGATTATGTGAAATATGGAAACAGAATCTATAGATTCTTTGAAAGTAAGCCTGCTGGAGCTTGGAACGGAGGCTATGTAGAGGAAATCAGTGCTGTTGGATAGTATGTAACCGCTGGGCAGAAGAGCGGGACTACATTAGGAAGATACGCAACGGCAGAAGGATACGACACAACCGCTTCTGGCGATTATTCTCATGCAGAAGGTGGTTCTACACACGCTTCTGGCGATTATTCTCATGCAGAAGGTGGTTCTACACACGCTACACGTATTTATTCTCACGCAGAAGGCGAATATACATATGCTAATGGTGAAGCTTCTCACGCAGAAGGCGAATCGACAAATGCTATGGAGGAAGCTTCTCATGCAGAAGGTAATCTAACAACAGCTTCTGGCGAAGCTTCTCATGCAGAGGGTTATATAACAACAGCATCTGGCGAAGCTTCTCATGCAGAAGGGAAAAATACAATAGCTGTAGGCGATAGCTCTCACGTAGAAGGATTTATGGACTACGAAGGGGAAGGTTATTTATTTTTAACCTCAACTTCCTATAACAACAAAATTTATAAATTTAACCTTTCTCCAGAAAACTATATCCATATTGGAACAGTGGTAAGTGTTAAGCCCAATGGTGATTGGGATAGCGCAGTTATTAAAGAAATAAATGAAGGTCAATTGACTATCACTTTAGATAAGACGTTAGGAACTTTATAGAACTAGCATGCTTTTATTGGTGCAGCTTATGGAGCATACTCTCATTCAGAAGGATATGAGACTTCGGCTGCTGGTGAAGCTTCTCATGCTGAGGGTAACGGTACAGCTGCTTTTAAGTACAATTCTCATGCAGAGGGCAACAATACAGAAGCTTCTGGCGAAGCCTCCCATGCAGAAGGCCGTTACACAACGGCTCGTGGTATTGGTTCTCATGCAGAAGGAGAGATGACAATAGCTTCTAGTTACGCTTCCCATGTAGAAGGCCGTAGTACAACTGCTTCTGGCGATTATTCTCATGCAGAAGGAGAGTATACAAAAGCATATGGAAGAGGTTCCCATGCCGAAGGAGGAGCTAGTCTCACAAATGGAAGTTTAACTTCAACAGAGAATGATGAAGTATATTCTATCACATCAACTTCGGGTCTTAAGACTGGGGCGGCATTATCTTATAATGGTATCGCAACTGAGATTGTCTCAATAGATTCTACATCTTCTCCTAAGACAATTACATTAAGTAAAACGTTAGGAACATTATCAAACCAACAGGTTTATGTAGGTGCAGCTTCTGGCGATTGTTCCCATGCAGAAGGCGATGGGACAACTGCTTCTGGTTATTATTCTCACGCAGAAGGTCGTTACACAACTGCTTCTGGTTATGCTTCCCATGCGGAAGGTGATAGTTCAGAAGCTGTCGGTCAAGCTTCTCACGCTGAAGGTGATAGTACAACCGCTTCCAAACCAGGCTCCCATGCGGAAGGTCATGGTACAACCGCTTCTGGCAACGCTTCCCATGCGGAAGGCTATATTACAACTGCTAAAGGCAATTATTCCCACGCAGAGGGTATTCATACAACCGCTTTCGGTGACTATTCCCACGCAGAAGGTTTCAACACGGAGGCTGAAGGTAGTAACTCCCACGCAGAAGGAAATCGTACAACTGCTAATCATAAATCTCAACATGTATTTGGTGAGTGGAACGTATTAGACACCAACGCCGCTGCCGCTACGGCCCGCGGAGACTACGTTGAAATTGTTGGTAACGGTTCTGGTTCTTCGGCTCGTTCTAATGCTCGAACTCTTGACTGGTCTGGTAATGAGACCCTTGCTGGTACTTTAACCATCGGTGGCACTAACGGTATCACCCTTTCCATTGATTCTAGTGGTAATCTTAAAGTAACAAAAGGTAATAAATCCGCCACCATTACTTTAAGTTAATAATATAAAAAAGGAGGGGAAAAGATTTTTCTTTTTCCTCCCAACTTCTTCAAGAAAGGAGTTAAATAAATGGCAGATATTTCTAAAATTAAAATACCAGGCACAAATGATGCTTATAATATAAAAGATGCTGCCGCAAGAGAAGTTCTTTATCCTGTATAGCTCCCCGTCATCACCAAGCAGCCAGTCGATACTGCTAATTCTTCTGGGTATACAGTAACATTTTCAGTTAGTGCGACCGGGATTGGTCCGCTATCTTATCAATGGGAGGTGAAAGCTCCGACAAATGACTGGCATAATTCAACTGCAAGCGGAGCAACAACCAACACTGTTTCTCCCACGCTTACTGCTAGCTCAGTACGTGGGTATAAATGGCGATGCAAAATCTCGAATCAAAATGGATATGTGTACACAAACGAAGTAACCAATGCTCCAAAATATGATATTGCTAAACCATTTAATAACGCTACAAATTTTCCGGTTGGGGCGTATTGTACGTATGCCGGCATTCTTTACCGCTGCACTACGGCGCATACTGGCGAGTGGGACGCCAGCCATTTTACGGCAGTTGAAGTTGGAAACGACCTTACTGTCCTCAATTCCGCACAGCTTCCTGTTATCACTAAGCAGCCCGAAGATGTATATGGCTCGATTGGCGATACCATATCATTTACCGTTGAAGCAACCGGGGTTGGAACGCTCACCTATTTGTGGCAGTACAAGTTGCGTGGCTCGTCTACTTGGTATAATGCCTCAGATCAAACATCAAGCACGGTTAGTTTTTCTATCGCTAATGCCAATATCGGCGAAAAAGTACGCTGCAAAATAACAAACGCCAACGGCACGATTTATTCTAACGAAGCAGCCGTTAACCCAGAATCTCGTTTTGCACTTCCCGTCATCACCAAGCAGCCCGAAGATGTGTACGTCGCGGTTGGCTCTCCGTATTCATTTAGTGTTGAAGCGACTGGGTTTGGTACACTCACCTATCAGTGGGAGTACCGATGGAGGAATCATGCGACATGGACGAACATTTCAGGAGCTACGAGCGCAACATATTCCGATTCGGGGTTGACTGATGCCGAGATTGGCGCGCAAGCTCGATGCAAAATAACCAATACAAATGGAACGGTTTATTCTAATGTAGCAACAATCAATCCAGAATTTAACTTTGCACCACAATTTGACCCCAATACCCCTGTTCCGTATGGTAGTTATGTCGTTTACAACACCGGCTTGTACCGCTGCACCAATCCGTCCGGGCATCCCGTGTCTGCGTGGGTAAATGCTGACTTCACGGCGGTCAGCGTGGGCGGGGATATCGTGAACTATCTTCCGACGCTGTTTGCGCCTGCGGGGTTCGGATTGGGCGGCAGAGGTTTTGTTTTAAATTCAAGCTTCAATTTTGATGCATCGGTGCCAGAGGAAGGAGCTATCACAAAGTCGGGGTTCTACAGTTGGAGCAGTTCGTCCGTTCCCTCTGGGTTACCGTCTTATTTTTCTAGTAAGAATGGTGTTGCGCTATTTATTGGAGCTTCTTCTGTTGGTTCTTTAATCATAGCAGCCGCTCTTGGAGGCAGCGGGGACAGCTATGTTCCCAGAATTGCTGTTCGTCAAAAATGGGCTCAAACTGCTTCAAGTTGGCACGAAATCACATTAACTTAAAGGAGGAATCATTATGCAGAGAGTAATCTACGAAGTCTATGCCAAAGTCGTAGACTCTAACGGCACTTACAACACTTTAAACGGATACCCCAAAGTTTTTGACAGTAAGAACTACGGCGGTGACCAACTCAAGACACGCCAGCGCGCCGAGGGAGAGTTTCATGAATGCATCGGCGCTATGTGTAAAAATGATACCCGCCAGCTTTAGAGCGTTATTCTTATGAGTGCGGACGGATTTGTACTGGACAGCAAGTCCATTGGCAGGATTGCCGACCTGCCAGATCCAGAAACTGAAGAGGACGTAGAACCAACTGAGGATGGTGTTTAATGTATATTATTAATGAAATTCAGACTACGGCTGATGGCACAGTTGCTATTCTTACTACTCAGAAAGCTAACCGTAACGAGGCGGAATCTGAGTACCACCGCGTTCTTCAGTATGCCGCTATCAGTACTCTCCCCTGTCATGCTGCATCAATGATGACAGAGGAAGGCTTTCCTGTCATGCACCAAGCATATAGACACGAAGTCGCTCCTATCGCGCCAGAATCTGAAAAGGAAGCGTAATGACGTTGAAAAGGTGACCGCCTTTAAATTAAAAGCGGCCGCCTTTTCAATCTTTGCAATTATTAAAAAATTAATTTATAATATATTTAGAAAGTTAAAAGGAATGACTCGTGTATATGAAGTTTGATATTAAGTACAAAGATCTAAAGCCAATGCAAGTACGAGATAACTATCTTCGTGGAAAAACTTGGGGCAAATGTTGGCATTGCGGCGCCCCTACTCAATTTATAGAGATTAACTATGAAGCTCATCTTTGCTCTGAAGAGTGCGAACAGGCGAAAGATGAAGAAATTAATGAAGCTTGTAAAAGGTTTTCGCGAGACAAAAGGTTTGATTAAAAATCTGGTCGATTAGTTTAACTAGCAAAATAAGGGATTTGTAACCCCTAGTCCTCGGAGCATCACCGAGATCGACCTCCAAATGCGGATGTAGCTCAATTGGCTAGAGTGTCTGGCTTCCACCCAGAAGGTTGCGGGATCGTGCCCCGTCATCCGCTCCATTATTCACAAACAAGAGAGAAAGGAAGTAACTATGAACAACCATGTTATTGACGAAGTAATTGAGATTCTCATTAACTGGTATCAGGACGGCAAGATTAAAGTTATCGACACTCCCGCAATCGAAGATGCTTATCGCGAGCGTCTTTGCGGCGCTGACGACAGTGATGTAGATAATATTGTTGCTCTTGTTCTTCACGAACTTCAAAAAGACGAAGATAAGGAGGTTCTCCTCAAGGAGGGCACGATAGTATGAACTTAGTTCAAAATCTTGTCGATGAAGTGAAGTGGCGTTATAAGATAGGCTCCATTGATAAGATTAATGCGGAAGCTGTTACAGAAGTCGCAGAGGAAATATATCCCAATTTGGGAATTCACAACAGTGATTTTACTTCCAATCTTGACCTTGGAGGTTTAGTCTTCGAAGCTCTAATGAAGATATGAAAGTTAAAATTTCTTACTTTTATAAAGTTAGATTCTTCAAACCTACCGATATCCCCCTTAGTACCGCTTGGTTAGATCCAAAATGGTACTACAACAAGAGACAAGGAGAAGCGTACCGAGATAAACGTGGTGTAATAAATGGCTTGCGGGCGTCGGCTTTCGCACCGGGGCGCCTATGTGAAGGATTATGCCACGGAAAAGAAGGTTGCGGTAAGTCTCCCGAGACGTGCGATTTTCTCCAGATGTATCACGTTCAGCTCAAGCATTTAGATTTTGAAGGCATTATGCGAGAGATGGAATGTCTTTGTAATGAATATGGTGGGGATGCTATCGTTCTCTTAGTACACGAATCTCCAGATAATCCCTGTAGCGAACGCTCAATGATAATTAAATGGTTTAAAGAAAATAATTATGAATTAAAGGAGTATAATGAAAATGTATCCGATTGACAAGTACAAGTTCTACACTGATGATCCGAAGAACCCGACCAAGATCTACGCTGTTTCTACCTACGCCGGCAGAACTGTGCGTGGTGTTGCAAAGTGCGATCCTCGCGATAAGTTCTCTATGCAGCAGGGTAAGGAGCTTGCGGCCGCTCGTTGTGAGCTAAAGGTTGCTCAGAAGCGCAAGGCTCGTGCTATACGCTTGTTCGCCGAAGCTACTGCTCGTAAGGCGCAGGCTCTCAAGTACGCCGACAAGATGGCTCAGTACGCAGCTGACGCTGATAATGCAGCTATTAACGCCGAAGATCGTATCAACACTCTTCTCGAAAAGATGTAATTGCGGCCGCCGCCTAAAGCGGCGCCTATGCAGGATGAACCGGACAAGCGCGCCGGAACCGCCTTGAAAGCGGATTGTAGGGAAACCTATGGAGAGCATGCCTTCCGTCCTGCGCCATATATACAGCATTAACCAGACAAGCGTGCTGGGCTCGCCTCGAAAGCGAAGCGGAGGGAAACCTCTAGGGTGCAAGTCCTTAGTGCTGTGCCAGCCCGCGAGGGCAAATCGCGCGGACGAAGGATTGTCCGTAATATTTTTTAAGGAGGAATACATTATGCGTATTCAACACAATGTCACCGCGATGAACAGCTATCGCAACTTCAACACCAACAACTCCAATCTCAGCAAGAACCTTGAGAAGCTCTCTTCTGGCTACAAGATCAACCGCGCTGGAGACGACGCCGCAGGTCTGGCAATCTCCGAGAAAATGCGTGCATAGATCACTGGCCTCGAGGGCGCAACCAAAAACGCCAAGGACGGCATTTCCCTTATCCAGACCGCAGAAGGCGCACTTACCGAGGTACATTCGATGCTCAACCGTATGACTACTCTTGCCGAGCAGTCTGCAAACGGCACTTATGATAACGACGTCGACCGTACCCAGCTCCAGAAGGAAGTAGATGCGCTCAAGACCGAAATCAACCGCATTGCCGATTCCACCAACTTCAACGGCATCAAGCTTCTTGATGGCAGCCTTGGTGGATGGAACAACACCACCGATATCACCGATTCCATGACTTACACTAGCTTCGATGTTTCTGGCGGCAAGCTCAAGAACGGCGACGCAGTCACCGTTACTCAGAGCGCTAGCGGCATGGATATTAAGTCGGTCACCGTAGGCGGTGTGACTATCGCAAAGGCCGATCTGGCTGGTAAGGGTCTTACTTGGGAAGCAGATGCCGACAATCCCGCAGGGAAGACTGGCGCATATAAGTTTACTCTCAAGGTCTCTGACCGCTCCAAGGCAACTGCCGAAGTCGCCGACGCCATTGGCGAAGGTCTCTCGGTCGCTGTCAACGTAAAGGAGAAGGTTACCTCCAATACTGATCTCGCGTTCACCACTGATGGCACTGGCGGCGGTCTGACTCTTCAGATTGGCGATACCAGCGACGACTTCAACAAGATGAATGTTCTTGTTGGAGATATGCACACCCAGGCTCTGGGCATTGCTGATATTGATATCAGCACCCAGGAAGGTGCATCCAGCGCTATGGATCTTATCAAGAACGCTATCAACCAGGTCTCTGACACTCGTGGCGGTCTTGGTGCCCTCCAGAATCGTCTTGACCACACCATCAACAACCTCGGAACCATGCGCGAGAACATTCAGAACGCTGAGTCCAACATCCGCGATACTGACGTCGCAGAGGAAATGATGGCGTACACCAAGAACAACATTCTGAACCAGGCTGCTCAGGCTATGCTTGCGCAGGCGAATCAGATGCCTCAGGGCGTACTCCAGCTCCTTCAGTAATACGCAAACTGCGGAGGGGCTTCAATGCCCCTCCAAAGTAAAAAATTTGCAATAATTAAAAAAATATTTTATAATATATTTGTAAGAATTAAGAAAGGCACTTACAGCAATTATTTACATAATGTAAATGTCGTAGGTTCAACTCCTACTTCCGCCACGCGGCAGAATAGCTCAATGGATAGAGCGTTACAACTATATTTTGTGCCTTGTTTGTATAATCCGGCTTAGCATAATAGTAGTGCAGGGGTCTCTAAAACCTCGGGACTCGGAGCGTAACCGAGAGCCGGTGCCATCGCAAGCAAGGTTACTATCTCTATCAGTAGCCTTGCTTTTTTCTTTTTATATCTCCGTCGGTAGCCAAGTTGGTAAGGCACCGCACTTTTAATGCGGGTATCGCGGGTTCAAGTCCCGCCCGACGGACCAATATGCGGGTGTAACTTAATTGGCAGAGTAGCGGTCTCTTAAACCGAAGGTTGCAGGTTCAACTCCTGTCACCCGCACCAAATAAATGTCAGCGTACCCGAAGAGGCGAACGGGCCGGTCTGCAAAACCGTGATTTCCACCGCGGGTTCGATTCCCGCCGCTGACTCGGTCACAAGAGTATGCCTTCTCGTGGCGTGACTGTTTTTACCAAATACTCAATATTAGATAAGGAGCTGTTTAATTATGGCATACATCTATTAGATTACTAATGATGTAAACGGAAAAATTTATATAGGTAAGACAACGCTTCCTACTATAGAAGAACGATTTAAATAGCACTGTAGAGATAGTAAAAGGACACGGTGCGAAAAGCGTCCGCTTTATGATGCAATGAATAAATATGGCATTGAACATTTTCATATTGAGGAGCTTGAAAAAGTTGACGATATAACAAAATTAGAAGATCGTGAAACCTATTGGATAGAACAAAAATGTTCTTTTAAAGAGGGGTATAACGCCACAATGGGTGGAGATGGAACGCCGTATATAGATAGGCAAATGGTAGCAAAACTGTGGTCAGAAGGTTTAACTTGTAAGGCAATTGCCGTTTTAACAAAACATGATGCCGGTAGTATTAGTAAAATACTAAAAACTGAAAATATAGCCACAGCTAAAGAAATCCAAGAAAACGGAATAAAAAGTTTAAAGAAACCTGTTTGTCAAATCGATCCATCAACAGGAGATATTGTGGCAGTTTTTAATTGCTTACGAGATGCTAGCAAAGCGATGCTTGAATAGGGGTTTACTCATTGTCAGGTTAGTACTGGAGCCACCCATATTAGTCAAGTTTGCGCTGGCAAACGTAAAACATTTGCCAGCTTCGCTTGGAAGCTATTAAATATTTAAACCAAGAGAGAAAAAGGAGAATGAAAGATGAACACTTTGCTTAAGTCCATGAAAGAGTCTCAGAACTATAAGTTGACCGAGAACGGTGGCGTTTCCTACAAGTCCACCCTGTCCGGTCTGCTCGACCTGTTCGCGATGGGCGGCTCCTATCGTTCTCGCTCTGACGACGACTGTATCCTCTTGTTCAAGAAGGCTTTCGCAGAGGACGAAGTGCACGCATTGCGTTGCCTCTTCTACCTTCGTGACTGCCGCGGCGGCCAGGGTGAGCGTCGCTTCTTCCGCGTTGTCATGAAGTGGCTGGCTAACGAGAACACCGAGGCTGCTCGTCGTAACCTTGAACACGTTCCTGAGTTCGGCCGCTGGGATGACCTCTACGCTTTCCTCGGCACTCCGCTCGAGCGTGAGGCTATGGGAATGATCCGGCACCAGCTCGCTCTGGACGTTCAGTGCAAGACCCCGTCTCTGCTCGCCAAGTGGCTGCCGTCCGAAAACGCTTCGTCTCTCAAGACTCGCGCTCTTGCTACGAAGACTCGTCGCTTCCTGATGATGACCTCGAAGCAGTACCGTAAGGTTCTGTCTACGCTTCGTAAGCGCATCAACGTCCTTGAGCGTCTTATGAGTGAGGGCCGTTGGGACGAGATCGAGTTCGATAAGATTCCGTCTAAGGCGGGCCTTATCTACCGCAACGCCTTTGCTCGTCACGACGTAGAGCGTGCCAAGAACGAGAACGTCCAGACCTATGCTGACTTCGCTAAGGATAAGACCACTAAGGTCAACGCAGAGACTCTCTATCCTTGCGATGTTGTGCATAAGGCTCTTGGCACTCGTAGCTACTGGGGCGGACATCAATCCGCGATGGATGCGACTGAGCGCGCTATGTTGAATAAGTACTGGGATAATCTTCACGATTACTTCCAGAACGCTGTGTTCAACGGTGTTGCTGTTGTTGATACGTCCAGTTCCATGTGGAGCTGTCGCGGCAACGTGAAGGTTGCTCCTATGGACGTGGCATGCGCCCTGGGTATGTACTGCGCTGAGAAGTGCAATCCGAACAGTCCGTGGCACGGTCACTACATCAGCTTCTCTCACCAGGCTCGTCTTGTTGAGATTGAGGGTGTAGACTTCGTGGATAAGGTTCGCCGCATCCGCGACCACGACCTCTGCGAGAACACCAACATCGAGAGCGTGTTCGAGCTTATCCTCAGCCTCGCGGTGAAGAACCGCGTTCCGCAGAAGGATATGCCTAAGAACATCGTCATTATCTCCGATCTCGAATTCGATGAGGCTCAGGGGTACGATCGTCGTTCCAATGAGACCGTTATGGAAAAATGGGTTCGGAAATATGAGGAGTGCGGATATACTTGCCCTAAGATTGTCTTCTGGAATGTTGATTGTCGAAATGACAATATTCCCATGAAAGACAACGGCAATGTCACTTTTGTGTCGGGGTATAGTCCCTCCCTTTTCGAGCAGCTCCTTACCGGCAAAACCGGTTTGGATTTCGTGCTCGATAAGCTCGACAGCGAAAGATACTCCTGTATCCGCTAACAATATGGAAATTGACTGGGCAAAAGAAGTTTGACTAGCCCAGTCAATTTCCATATAATATGAAAGGAGCGGATAATATGGAACTTGAAGAATTAATCCCTTATCATCCTAAGAAAGTGCCTCATAATTTTATTGACTTGACAGGAACCGAAACTCCAGCCTATAAAATTATATGTCGAGTAGCTCAACCGGAAGGAAAAACTGCTGGAGTTTATTGGGGATGCCAATGTAAGATTTGCGGCAGCTATTGTATAAAACTGGGAACAAATGTAAAACGAGATAAAAGTTGCGGCTGCGCGAGAAAAAAGAATATTGGAGCCGCTTTACGAAAAAATTTAGCCGGACAAAAATTTGGTATGCTTACGGCTATTGAATATACCGGTCGAAGTAATTCCAGTGGTAATGCAATATGGCGCTGCCAATGCGAATGTGGCAATGAATGCGAAGTTGATAGTAATAATCTTACCTCTTTGCATACTGTTTCTTGTGGATGCGTAAAACGTGAAAAATCTGTGGGTGCTAAAAATATAGAAACACTATTAAAACAGTCAAATATTTCTTTTAAAACAGAGATAGGGTTTAAAGACCTTTATGATAAGAACCCCATTCATTTGCTCCGTTATGATTTTGGTATATATGATAATGCGGGTACTTTAATTCGATTAATTGAATTTGATGGAATACAGCACTTTTCAGAAACATGGGGAAAGTGGAATAATCAAGATTCGTTAAAAGACAGACAATATCGAGATAAGCAAAAGAATGAATACGCTTTATCTCATAATATCCCCCTTGCCCGCATCCCTTATACTGAACGCGATAACATCACTTTAGATATGATACTAGGAGACGAGTATCTTATCAAGTAACCTAGCGACCTTTTAGAGGAGAGTAGCAAGCCTACTCTCCTCTTTTACTTTTATTAAAATTTATTATATAATATTATTAGAGAATGAGAAAGGAAGTGTAAGAGTTCTATGAAGATTATTCTGCCCAAACCAATTATTTTCATTGAAAGATGGAAATACAGTAAAGTCTATGGTATTTATGTTTCCAATAGAGGCAATTTCCGCGACAAGAATAAACAGGTTATAAAGCCTATGGTTGGCAGTAATGGTTACCTGTCCGTTCAGCTCAAATATGGTACTGAGCTCGCTCACAGAATTGTCGCTGCGGTGTGGCTGCCATGCGAAGATATGTATCATTTAACAGTTGACCACCTTGACCATAACAAGCGCAACAACTCTGTTTCCAATCTGGAATGGGTGACGGAGAAAGAGAATCTTCAAAGGGCGCAAGCCGATCTAGAAAGCACTCAACAGACAGTTAAAATTCAAACCAACGCCTCTATTGGTATATTCACTGATGCTGAATATAAAAACGTCATTATTTCATTTGACGGCGCTGCCGAAGCTGCGAAATGGTTGCGAAAAAAGCATCCTGAACTGTGCCGGTTCAGCGAAGATAGCACGATTGAGAGAATTGCCAAAGCGTGCAACAAAACCGCCGCATGGTGTTCCTACTACTGGAAAGCACTCTAATTAAGAAAGGAGAGTTATGAGAAATGTTAAAGATTTGGGTTGATGATATAAGATCCGCTCCGGACGGATATATTTGGTGTAAGAGCACCAACGAAGCAAAGAAAACTATCTGGGATAGTGATGATATGTCTGTCCTGCTTGACCTCGATCACGACGCCGGTGATTTCTTCTATGACGGCGGCGATTACGTCAAAATTCTCGATTGGTTAGAGTATTATGCCATGGGTAAATTCGATATCTCGGTACATATTCATAGCATGAACCCTGTCGGTCGTCAGAATATGGTTCGCATCTGCCAAAGAAATGGCTGGAAGGTGGAGGTAGACTGATGGAAAAGTTTTATAAGGTTAGCGAAAGTAAATTGAGAGAACTTATTTATGATTCTCTCAGATGGATTGCTCTCGAAAATGGGGGTGTAGATAATTGGGATTGGTATGGTGCATCGCTTACGGACTATCTACATGGATATAACGAAACAGAGTCATCATTATATGATAGCATCTATGATATTGCTACTGATCTTGTCCATCAAGAGTATGAGGAGGTGGAGTAATGCCTCGAATGAGTGGACATAGCAAGGAGCGCTCCGTCGAGCGAGTAGATGGCGTTGATAATTTCTCCGACGCCCGCAAGTATGCTAAGCAAGCTTGGCAGAGCGGGAACACAATTAATCACTATATTAAATATCCCAAGTTTTTTAGTTATCTGCAAAACAAAAAGAATCAAACATGTACTTGCTCATTAAGAATTTATAAGGATAATATTTATATATGGAGAGGACGATTGAGGACACTTGTAACTGTCCATCCAATACCCGATAGATATATTAAAGAAATGGAAGTGATAGATAATGGCTAATTATCATAGTGATAAATGGATTATGGATAGAATGATGGAGCATTACAAAGAAGGGTGCTCCATCATTCCAGAAAAACAGGTGGTTGGTCTCTTTTATCAAGGGTCTGGCAACTATGGATTAGATGTTGAAACCTCTGATGTTGACACGCGCATGGCTATCGTACCTACTTTTCACGATATTGCGATGAATAAAAAAGCGATTAGTACCACACACATTCGGGCCAACGAAGAGCACATTGACCTAAAAGATATTAGAAATCTTTGTGCAACCTTCAAAAAGCAGAATATGAATTTCGTCGAGCTCCTTTTTACACCCTATAAAGAAGTGAACCCCCTCTATCAAGAGCAATGGGATAGGCTCGTGCGGGAACGCGAGGTCATCGCGCGTTACTCTCCCTATCAGGCGGTCAAGACCATGAAAGGTATCGCTATGGAGAAGTACCATGCGATGGAACACGAATATCCGTCAAAGTTGGAAGTCTTGGCTAAGTACGGCTACGACCCGAAACAACTCCACCATCTTTTGAGGGTACTCGACTTCTTGGACAGATATATCAGAGGCGAGGCTTATGAAGATTGTTTGCGGCCGCGCCCTGCCGACCTTGAGTACCTTAAAAAGGTGAAAATGGGATGCCATGACCTTGAAACCGCGCGCGCTATCGCGAACGCCGCAATTAAAACCGTCACCGATATCGCTGATGGTTATACTTCCGCCCACGAATGCACTTGCGATCCCTACGCTGAGGAACTAATCGACGATGTGCAATATGAAATTATGAAGATTGCCGTAGAATAGGAGTTAAAATAATGTATCTATATTTTGAACACTCTAATGGCGATCTCTCTTTCATCTGCGAATGTAGCAAGGAAGAGGTCGACAAAAAGATTACGGAGTTTGTCCACTCCATCAACCCTAATTACAAAATTCCCTATATGCGTTCTTGGGGTAGCGAAGACAATTTCATCACTTACGACATTGGAAGCCACACTGAATTCTTTCATCTGGTGAAAGATCGTCGTTTCGAGAACTAATGCTCTTTTGACCTAAGCATTTTTATTTGTTATAATAATTATAGACACTTGAGAAAGGAGTAACTCAAATGAATATCTCTATTGGCGCGACCGTTTATGACAAACGATTCCCCGACACAGTAATTGGTAAGGCGGTATCCATCAATAGCAAGACTCAGGTAGCAATCATCGAAACCATGCGAGGTTGGAGTGTACTCCCTACTTATATGATTGAAATGAATGGAGGTCGAAAGAACTAATGCCAGGTAGAAAAAGTCAATACTCAGCGGAGTTTAACGCTCAGATTAAAACAAATTTGCTTATGACCTTGGACGAAGCAACCGAGGCAGACATCCCCACGACAGATTGGATACAGAGAAATAATATTATCTTGTCTAATGTCACGCCTCAAAAGCTGTCGAGGAGCTTGAATGAGCTTGCAGATATGGGGCTTGTAGTTAAAGGGAAGAACAGGGCCGGCAGGATGGTTTATAGACTGAAAGCCAATATGGAGAAAGAGGGGTACACGTTCGAATGATAAAGGCGTTGACAGCTTTAGGAATTATTGGCGCGACAATTTATATTATTATCTTTTGCTTCTGTCTATTTTCAGAAAGACATTTCATTTTCCCCTTTAGATTTCTCAATTCTCTTAAAGATTACTATGAATGGCGAAATTCTAGCTACGACTTCTCTATTCTTAAAAGAGAGGGTGGTATTTCTCATATAATGCCTAAGAATCTCCCCATTCTCGAATTTGATAAGTTCCTTGATTTATATTCCATTAACCCTAAGAAGTATGATATTGATGGAACTTATGCAGTAAAGTATAATGAAAGTAGTAAATACTATAACTGCTATCAAGCTGTCTTTACTTTCTCTTATCCCGACTGGCTGCGTTATGATGCTTGGAAAAAGAATAATAAACAGCAGAAAGCGGCTTTTGAAAGCGATAAACGCAGTGCTGTAGCTCAGGTCGCCATGTACGATATGCTGAAAGACGCAGAACAAGATATTGAAAAGCTGAAAGCTAAAAGCCAGCAAGAGATGGAAGCAGCCGCAAAGAAGGCGGCAGAGATTGGTCAAAGAGTAGCCGTTAATAACGAAGAGTTTGTTGATTTTCTTCAAACTCTTGGAGCGTGCGGGGACGCGATGTTGTCGGGCGACACATCTAGCTCTGAGGCGCCTCAGCCCTCCCCGCCGCTCCCAGATATGACCTTAATTGCTAACTGGCCCGATTATATTGAATGGGAAGATCGGGCAGGCCGCCGTTGGTATCAACAAAGAAAGAAAGGAAGATGATAAGTAATGTCTGAACACGTCGGTTATATCGTGAAGGTTGAATTCCTTCGTCCGCACTCTAACGCTGATCGCCTCAATATTCTCACCGTTTTCGGCGAAGATACCTGTGTTTCTAAGGAAGTTCAGGTTGGCGATATCGGCATCTATTTCCCTTGCGATCTCCAGCTGAGCGAGGAGTACTGCGACCAGAACCACCTTTGCCGCAAGAAGGCAGATGGTACTCCCGATACTGGTTATCTTGAGCGCAACACTCGTCATGTGACCGCCATCAAGCTCCGCGGTGAGAAGTCTAGCGGTCTCTATATGCCTCTCTCTTCTCTTGCTTACTGCGGCAACGCTTCCTTTGAGGTCGGTCAGAAGATCGACATGGTGAACGGTCATGAAATCTGCCGCAAGTATATCCCCCGTTCTAACACCCGCCAGGGGCAGGTTAGCGAGGGCAACCGCACTCGCAAAAAGCGCGTGCCTTTGGCGCCTCTCTTCGCTGAGCACGCTGACACTGAGCAGCTTGCTTACAACCTGGCAGCCTTTAAGCCTGGTGACCTCGTTGAGATCACCTTGAAGATGCACGGCACTTCTCAGCGTACTGGCTACCTGCCTAAGTACTCTGGCGAAAAGCGCACCTTCTGGCAGAAGCTGTTCAATAAGCCTGGCACTCCTATCTACGACTGGGGTTATGTAACCGGCACTCGCCGCACCGTACTTAACGACTTCGACGAGGGCGGCTTCTATGGCAACAACGAGTTCCGTTCGGGCCCCGCCAAGTTCTTCGAGGGTAAGTTGGAGAAGGGTGAAACTGTCTACTACGAAGTCGTAGGTTTCACCACTTCTGGTGCGCCTATCATGGCTTCTCAGTCCAACAAGCAGGTTGATAAGCTTCTTGGCGACAAGAGCTTCTCTCAGAAGTACGGCGAGACTACAGTCTTCTCCTATGGTTGCACTCCGGACGGTGATCTCCAGCAGGACTTCTATGTCTACCGCATGACCTTCACCAACGAGGATGGCTTCGTCGTAGAGTATACTCCCGACTTCATGCGCTATCGTTGCGAGCAGATGGGAGCTAAGTGCGTACCGCTGCTTTGGAAGGGATTTATTCCAAAGACGCCAAAGCGTTATCCATCCAATGAAGATGGCCTCACCTTCCGCGAGGAAGAGTGTAGCGCTGGCGAGTATGTTAAGGCAATCGCCGAGGAATACTTCGACGGTCCCGACCCTGTCGGTAAGACCCACGTTCGCGAGGGCGTTGTCTGCCGTATCGTAAATCGTCCGAAGTTCTGCGCCTACAAGCACAAGAACTTCTCCTTCAAGGTGCTCGAAGGCCTCATTAAGGAGAACGCGCAGGCTCCTGACATGGAAGAAGCCGAAGATATCAAGAGCGATGAAATCTAGCTATAAACAAATAGCTTGCGGCGGCATGGTTGCTGGCTTCCTCATAGGGTGCGCAGCTGCTGCTAGTACCCTCGCCGCCGCAAGCCTTCCCTTTCTAAAACCCCTCATTTTTCCCTTCGCTCTTCTCTTGATTTGTTATGGCAGATTCCATTTATTTACAGGAAACCTCTATAAAATTGGAAGAGATGAGTCTCTGTCCGCAATAACTAAATATAACTTACTTGCACTTAACTACATTTCCAATTTGCTAGGAACTTTTTTGACGAGCCTTCTCATAAAAGTTCCAACAGAAGCAATGATGTTTGATAAAGCAGCGCTCGGCGCAAGGAAGATTTTTTTCTTAGGCATCGGTTGTAATATCCTCGTATGTTTAGGTGTTAAGCTCTTTAAAGTCTCTCCTTTCGCTACCTATTGTTGCACTGCTTTGTTTGTAGCTTGCGGATTCGAGCACTCTATAGCGGATATGTATTATGCGCTATGTCTTCCATTCTCTTGGTCGTATCTCCTAGGTTTTGGTTCTGTAGTAGTGGTTGTGACTGCTGGTAATATAATAGGTGCTTTTATTGTGATTTTAATAGAAAGGATAATGGAACATGACTCTTGAGCTATTCAAAAAGTCTATCTACAAAATCCGCGAGTTTGTTAATAAGGCATCAGAAGTCGAGAAGCTAACTGGCTTCAACTGGACAGAGTCTTTCATCGGTGACTTGTTCGACGTTTTCTATGATGTAATGATGCCTAATGCAACAGATGAAGATTTCGAAGCCTTTGGCGATTTGCTATTTGCTAATGAAATCAAAGACGATGATATTGAAAATGTTTGGGAACTTTATAAAGAGAGCCTTTGAACAAAGGCTCTCTTTACTTTTTTAATTATTTATATTATAATATTTATAGAAACTGAAAGAAGGTGTGAGTTCAAATGAGAGATTTCTATGGAGAGATTGATAAGGCACTGCAAAGCTATGAACAGTTTAAGCCCTGTCATATTCATAATACAGAATGGATTTGTAATCGCATCGACTGGTGTTATAAGTGGCGGAAAATCACCAAAGAGCAGATGGAAGAGCTCGTCAACCGTGTAATAGCAGTACTCGACAACGAGCTTGTGAAAGTTTGTAGAAAGAAGGGGTACTGATGGCACGATATGTGGTTTCCGATCTCCACGGCAGGTTTGACCTCTATCAAGAGATAGAGAAGTTTAGAAAGTCTGGAGATAAAATTATTTGTCTGGGTGACTGCGGCGACCGCGGTCCGCAGAGCATTGAAGTATGCCAAGCCATTGCAGATAATCCCGATTGGATGTGTCTGATGGGCAATCACGAGCATATGACGCTTGAAGCCCTTAAAGAAGATATATATTGCAGAAGTAGTAGTTACTATAATCCAGATGCCTACTCTGTTTCTTTTGATAATGGCGGAGAAGATACCTACAATGGCATGATGGAAGATCCCCGATGGTGGATTGACTATCTGAGCAAACTCCCTTATAGAATTAATATTGAGAACGAGCTTGGGCTCAATCTGATCCTCACTCATGCGGGCTTTGATCCGAACTACGAACCGAAAAAGTGGGATTATATCTGGAATCGCTCTCATATCAATATGCCGTGGCCCGTAGACCACAAATTTGATAGAACTCTCCTAATCCATGGTCACACTCCGATCCCCGCTATTAACGAGGATTGGAAGCCGCAGGATGGCTCCTACTCCTATGCCGATGGGCATAAAATCAACATTGACGCCGGCAGTGTATGGACGGGAGCGACAATCCTGCTCGACATTGACTCGTTCGACGAGCACATCTTCGATATAGAGGGGGAAAACAAGTGAGGGTATTGAGTGGATATTTCTTCACAAAGCGCAATGGAATAGTTCCTGTCCCTCCCGACCATCTTGCCGTAATCAACCTCGCTCCGAAAACTTATTTTAATAATTTTGACCGTTCAATTGAAGAGAATGCTGACCTGCGTGGTTATATGTTTTTGATAGAAGGTGAGGATAAAGATGACTCGTGAATTAAGAATTCTGGTAGGCGTGCCTGGAGTAGGAAAGTCTACTTGGGCGAAGCGTGAAGCGGCATGTCTCGATGCCGATGGATGGTCTACTGCTATCATCAGTCGCGACAAGATCCGTTTCCGCTTGCTCGACGAAAATCCGACCGACGATTACTTTGCCTACGAGAATCAGGTATTCAAGGAGTTTGTTGACGAAATCAATGAATGCCTGTATCTTGGTGTTGATTACATATTTGCTGATGCCACTCACATCTCCTACAATTCGCGTGCTAAGCTGCTGCGTCAGTTGAAGATTGACCCCGACGTCGCGATTCGCTTCGATGTGTTCGACCTCCCTCTTGAAGTGGTACTTTATCGCAATAGTCTCCGTGAAGGGCGTGAATGCGTACCCGTCAAGGCTGTGAAGAACATGGTAGCTGCTTTTAAGACGCCCACTTTCCTCGAAACTGAAGATTGCGGCTTGAAGAATGACGTTTGTATTGTGAAGCACAGTAAGGAGTGAAGCTATGAATAAAATTTTTCTTACCTCAGATCTCCATTTTATGCACGATCGGGAGTTCATCTGGGGTCCTCGCGGTTTCAAGAACGTTCAAGAAATGAACGAAGCGATCGTCAAGCGGGCCTGGGAAGTTATGGAAGCCAATGATGACCTCTATATTCTTGGCGACCTAATGCTCAAGGACGATGAAATGGGCTTAAAACTCATTAACCAGATGCCTGGCCGCAAGTTCATTGTCGCAGGGAACCACGATACCGATAGTCGAATTAATAAGTATATTGAACAGGTGTCTGGCCTCGAAGCGATTCAATACGCAATGAGACTTAAATACAACGGTTATCACTTTTTTCTCACTCACTTTCCTTGTCTGACTGGCAATCTTGAACATGAATCCTTAAAGCAGACCACTTGTAACCTCTTCGGTCATACGCACTCGAAAGATAAGTTCTATCAAGATATCCCTTATATGTATAACGTAGCGGTTGACGCTCATGACTGCTATCCCGTCTCGATCGACGAGATTATTGAAGATATGGAAGCAAAAGTAAAAGAATGTAAGGAGATGCTTTGAACAATGAAGTGCATTAATTGCGGAGGCGCTCCCTGTGAGTTACATCATGTTGTTCCTCTCGCGCTTGGTGGAAATGACATACCATCTAATAAAGTTCCTCTGTGTAGTAAATGTCACGCCCTTATTCACAATCTTAATGCAGACAGAAGAGGAACCAACTGGCGTAATCTACAAGCTGCTGGCATTCACAAAGCAAAAGAGCGTGGTGTTAAGTTTGGTAAGCCATGTAGTAAGAAGCCCGATAATTGGAATGACGTTATTTCTAAATGGCAAGCAGGGGAGATCACAGCAGTAAAGGCTATGGAGCTTACCGGCATGACCAAAACAACCTTTTACAAGTATGTGAAGGTATGGAGGTAGAATAATGCAGAAACAAATCAGAACAATCCAAGTCGCAGCCCTTGTTGCTTCAATTGCTATTGCGGTAATCTCACGAACGTGTTCAGAAATTCTTAAGGAGGATGAAGAGTAATAATGAAGAAGTTTTTAGCAGTAATTATTGCTATTCTTTTAGCACTCTCTCTATCGGCATGCGGACCTGCTGAAAACACCGCTTTGAATGGAAGTGAAGATCTTTCATTCAATACAGGAGCTCCTTGTGTGGCGTATGTTCTCCATGATTCAAAATATAATAAAGACTACATTGTAGTCCGTTTATATGACAATAGCGTTGCTATTACACCAAGATTAAAGTGAAAGGAAAATGATGAATGACACCTATTTACAATGCACGCAAAGAACTTGGCTGGAAGAAGACAGTACTTACGAGTCTCAACCACCTACTCGCCATGTTCGGCGCTACGATTCTAGTTCCAATCCTTGTACAATCATACGGCTTGCCCCTTTCAATATCTACTGCCCTCTTTATGTCAGGAATTGGGACTCTACTCTTTCACCTGTTTACCAAGTTTAAAGTCCCCGCCTATCTCGGCTCTAGCTTCGCCTATCTCGGCGGTTTCGCAACAATAGCAGGAATGTATGAGGGTGTAGATCCTCAGACCAAGTTAGCCTATGCTTGCGGCGGCATCGTAATGGCTGGTCTAATCTACCTTGTCCTTGCAGGTATTGTGTATAAAGTGGGCGCAGATAAGGTAATGAAATACCTGCCTCCTGTGGTTACAGGTCCGGTAATTATTCTAATTGGCTTGACTTTAGCGCCGAGTGCTGTAACGAATGCGGCAATGTGTTGGCCCCTGGCTCTTACTGCCCTTGCCATTATCGTAATCTGTAATATTTATGGGCGAGGTATGGTAAAGATTATGCCTATCCTTTTAGGTGTAGCTGGTGCGTATATCGCTGCAATGATAGCGCAATACTTCGGAGTAACCAATGTTGATGGAAGTCCTCTGATTACACTTGCGGCAGCCGCCTCTCCGGTCGGTTTGCCAGACTTCGTGCTCGCCAAGTTCGACATTTCCGCAATTCTCGTAATGGCGCCCATCGCTCTAGCTAGCATGATGGAACACATTGGAGATATTAGCTCTATCTCTGCGACAATTGACCGCCCCTTGCTCAGCGATCCCGGCCTACATCGTACACTCATGGGTGACGGATTGGCAACTTCCCTCGCCGGTCTTTTTGGCGGACCCGCAAACACCACCTATGGCGAAAATACTGGCGTTCTCGTTCTCAGTAAGGTTTATGACCCCTTCGTAGTGGAGCTTGCGGCGATATTTGCCATGCTCATAGGATTCCTGCCACCGGTCGCCGCAATTATAGGTTCTATTCCTACCGCAGTCATTGGTGGTATCTCCTTCATCCTTTATGGTATGATCTCTGCTATTGGTGTCCGTAACCTAGTAGAAAGCAAGACGGATCTAAAGGATTCTCGCAACCTTATTATAATTGCCGCTATCTTTGTGTGCGGACTCGGGTTTACTAATGGCCTCACATTTAGCATCGGTTCTACTCCGATCACGCTTACTGGGCTCGCTATAGCGGCGGCCGCAGGCACTATTCTAAATGCGGTTTTACCTAACGAACATAATAATTAAGGAGAAAACAAATGATTGGTGTTATTATCTTCTTCGCGGTTCTCGCTATTGCACTCAATATCACCTTTGGTATTCTGAGTAAGGAAAAGCCGTCTATGGACGACTATGATAAGCGGCTGTGCCACAAGTTCAAGCGCATTCGTTGGATTGCCACTATTGTTCCTACGGTCTTAATGGTTTTAATTATCGCTTTTGCCGGTATCAAGATCATCGACTCCACCACCGTTGGCGTCGTAAAGACTTTCGGCAAGATTGACCACAGTATTTCTGGCGGTCTGAATTTTGTCAATCCGATTACCGACACAGTTACGACATATGACTTGAAGGTCCAGGCTCATGAAGCTTCCTTCTCGTCTTACACTAAAGATGCCCAGCCCGTCACCGGCGCCATTGAAGTTCAGTATTCTCTGAACCCCGCGTACATCCTTGATATCGCGCAGGAATACGGTACAATCGAGCAGCTTCAGGCGAAGCTCGGCAATACCATCGAAGAGCGTACGAAAATCGTCTTTGCTCGATATGGTGCGATGACGCTGCTGGAAAACCGCTCTAGCCTGTCCGCAGAAGTCACGGCAGAGGTTAAGCAGCTTGAAGAGCAGTTTAACGTAAAGTTCAACCAGGTTATCGTCCGCGATATCGACTTCTCTGATGCGTTCGAAGCTTCTGTTGAAGCTAAGATGGAAGCGGAGCAGGCTGCTCTGAAGGCCGAGCAGGAAAAGAAGACCGCAGTTATTAAGGCTGAGCAGGAGCAGGAAGTCGCTCGTATTGCTGCTCAGGCAAAAATTGCCGCCGCTGAAGGCGAAGCCCAAGCTTTGAAGATTACGCAGGAAGCTTTGGAGCAGATGCCCGAGAAGTGGATTCAGCAGATGTACCTCGAAAAGTGGGATGGCAAACTGCCCACCTACATGGTTGGCGATGGCACTAGCATTATGCTTACGCCTTCTCTTGGAGAGTAATATAATATAAATATTAACCCCTCGGGATTAATCCCGAGGGGTTTTCTTATACCCAGAAACCGCGAACGGCCGAGTTCCCAGTTTTCACACGCCACCAAATTTTTTCATCAAATCCCTAATAAAGTTGCTTTTTCTAAAAACTTATGTTATACTCAAATAAAAGAAATAATAAAGGAGACTTGAAACAAAATGAGTGTCATTGCAGCTATCTACAATGCCCCCATTGTAGGTAAGGCAGTTCTACCCGAGGCTGGCGAAGTAAGCATCATTATTCAGTATCGTGGCCGCATATACTAGGGTGTTGCGCTCCTCCACCCCGAAGACAAAGACTTCTTTTCCGAAAAAGTGGGAAGCAATATCGCATTAGCCCGCGCTCGTATTGAAGCTCTATAGGATGCACTATATGATACATAGGCAGAAGCACAAATAAAACAACAAATGCTCTATGAAGTTATGCGTTTTGGGAAATATCAAAATCAAAATGATACATATGACCCTACTCAAATGTTTCGTCAAAACGCCAATCGTGCTTTGCAACGAGTAAAAGCCCTTCAATCTGCTCTTGCTCAAGAGCGTGCGCACCTTAAAAATTATCTTTTTAACCACGGAAAAGCGATACAATCATTCAAAATACATAGGGCAGAGCCAAAGGACGAAACTGAACAATAAAATACCTCTAATTTTCAAATAAGGTTAGAGGTGGTAAATTATGGACAACTTACTTACCGGCTATCTATTTACTATCATAGCACTTTCTCTAGCTGATGGAGTTAGTGGTATAGTTAGTGCTGCGGCAGAAAATCTTAAAGCCACAATAAATCTTAGCACTGCAAAGAAACAAATCGAAATACAAAAACTTGCAGATGCTCAAGAGCAGAATGGCGGCATGAGCCGCGCCGTAGGATTTGCAATTCCAGAAGAAGAGGATGATGAAGAAGATGAATTTGAAGACTAGCCCTGACATAAGATTCTACGATACTTGTTCACTATTGTTGGCAGGAGAATAGTTATTTGAGCGGGGAGAAAAATTCTTAGTATCTTCCATTACATTCTCTGAGCTTGAAAGAATAAAGACAGCCAATAATAAAGATGCTGATGTAAAATACTCAGCACGCTTATTACAACGTCTCTTTGAGAAATATCCAGACAACTATACTTTAGTTATTCACACCATTGATAACGAAAATTGGATACGAGAAAACGAGCTAGAAATTACTGATGACACAAAGATACTATCTGATGCTATTGCTTATGATGCAGCATTGCGCCCAGACGAAGTAATATTTGTTACCAATGACCTAGCTCTCAAGCATATTGCGAATCTCTACTTTGGAGATGGTATGATTGAGAGTATTCCAGAAGAGAAGGATGATTATACTGGATATCTGGAAGTCGTCGCTAATGATGAAATGCTTACCAATTTCTATCAAGATATTAAAAAGAATTGGTGGGATTTAAAAGTAGGGCAGTATCTTATCATAAAGAACCCCGAAGGCGAAGTTATTGATACTCGATGCTGGACAGGCGAAGAATATCGGTATTTGAAATACGAGAACTTTAACTCTAAAGATTTTGGTAAAGTCAAACCATATGACATTTATCAGAAACTTTTATTTGATAGCCTTTCTAATAATATTATAACTATGGTAAAGGGACCGGCCGGCTCCGGAAAAACAATCGCAAGTCTCGGCTACTTAATGAGCAAGCTGGAAAGACATGAAATTGATAGAATTATTGTCTTCTGCAATACTGTTGCAACAGCAGACGCCGCAAGACTCGGATTTCTACCTGGAACAAGAGACGAAAAGCTTTTGGATTCACAAATTGGAAATCTTCTTATTAGTAAGTTTGGAGATCGCATCGCGGTTGAAGAACTAATGAATGAAGGAAAGCTAGTATTACTGCCCTTCTCAGACCTTCGTGGCTACGACACAACTGGTATGCGCGCAGGTATTTATATTTCAGAGGCTCAAAATTTAAGCCGTAGCCTAATGAAACTAGCTCTACAACGTGTTGGAAATGACTGCATATGCATTATAGATGGCGACGTCAAGAGCCAAGTAGACTCTATAGCGTTTGCAGGAGAAAATAATGGTATGCGACGTGCTTCCAAGGTTTATAGAGGACATAACGTATATGGTGAAGTTACATTAAAGAATATCTATAGAAGCGAGATAGCTAAGATAGCAGAAGAGATATAATATTTTAAAGCCCGCTCTTAAGAGCGGGCTTTATTTTTTTATTTTTATATGTTATAATAAATAATAAAAAAGAATAGGAAAATTAAAAAGTAATTATTATAGCTTAAAGCGGGGGATAGCATGGAACTTACAAAGTATTTTGTTGCCGTTGGTTTTACCGGAAACGGATCGCTAGGATTCAACGTAGAAACTGGAAGTGAAGAAATGGCAAAACTTATAGTCTTACAAGACTATTTGCCTAAAGAGCTTCTCGATATGATTGAGAATATTATAGTTGTTCCTCAGTATCGAATTGATATTTTAGAGAAAAAGGAGAGATAGCATGAGCGTACTGATAAAAGGCATGGATATGCCGAAAAGCTGTGAGGAATGCCCCTTTGAAAATCGTAAGTATAACCTCAGTTTTTGCGTGGCAGGCGCTTATAAAATTCCCACCTGGGATAATCGCCGTCTTAAGGGTAGAAATCCTGATTGCCCGTTAGTAGAAGTCGAAGCGCCGCACAGCGATTTGGTTGACCGTGACGCGCTATTAGAAGAATGGCCAAGCGGCGGTTGTGGTAGCAGGGAATGGGTTGAAACTATTAGAGAATCTATAAAACTTGCTACAACAGTGATTACAGCGGAGGAATGAGCATGGGCGTGTATAATCCGTGGGCTGAAATGCCGCGAAGCTGTGTTGTATGCGATTACCGAGATAAATGCCCGCTATTCAGCCAAAACTTTTATGGGCTTTCATCGTACAAGCATGACAGTTGCCCGTTGGTCGAAACCCCCGTACCGCATGGGCGGCTGATTGATGCGGACGCGATATTGAACGAATCAGGCAATTATATTGAGTTGTATGGTCACGACAAACTTTACCACGAAACGATATTGCAGAACGCGTCCACGGTAATTGGAGCGGAGGATGAATGAATGAAATGGACAGATATACTACCTCAAGAAGCTATAGTTAAAATGAAAGAGTTGGCAAATCGCGCAGAAGAAGAGCGAAAGAAGGGCAAAATTATATGCCCTTCTCAAGAAAATATTTTTCGTGCTTTACAATTAACACCACCAGACAGAATTAAAGTCTGCATCATCGGACAAGATCCTTATCATTCTGGAATAGATGTCGCTAATGGTCTCGCATTCTCTGTCGCGCCTAAAAACCCCCTCCAGCCGAGCCTTCGCAATATCTTCAAAGAACTTAGAAGCGATATTGGGTGCGGCGTCCCGGCCTGTGGTGACCTCACACCATGGGCTGAACGTGGTGTACTCTTACTTAATACTGTTCTTACAGTCGAGGCTCATAAAGCCAATAGCCACGCAGACTGGGGGTGGCAAGAGTTTACTAGCGAGGTTTTTAGAGTATGTTCATTCTTGCCTCAGCCTATCGTATTTATTGCGTGGGGCAAGAGTGCTCAAGACATTGTATGGAGATTTTTCCCACCTGGAACGGGATGGGAGGCGCTTATGAGCAACCGCCGCAAGGCTTGTATTTTTAGCACCCATCCATCTCCTTTTAGCGCCACAAGAGCTTCCTCAACTGCACCTGCTTTTGTTGGTAGTAAGCCGTTTTCGACAGCTAATAGATGTTTGGAGAAGATGGGCGCAGAACCTATAGATTGGAGTTTACCGTAATGGAAGAACAATTTATTTCTAAAACACGATTGCTGAAAGCTATTGAGAAGAGTCGATTCGACAATCCACATAATGATCCAAAAGTTCGAGCTAATCATGATTATGAACATGACCACTTTTCTTATATGGTTCTTAACACACCAAATGCCGATGTGCGGCCTGTGGTTCATGCGCGGTGGATTGAAAACGAAGACAGCTACGCAGAACCGCCGAAAGAGCAGAACATGACTTGCTCAAATTGCGGTCAACGCAGTAACCGCCCTGTTGGAAACTTTTGCAGATGGTGCGGCGCGGATATGCGGGAGGTGACCCCTGATGACCAGAGATAAACTCGTCAGAGCTGTCGATGCTATTGAAGATTTAATGATCGACACTGGCAAAGGCACGACTCGCATTGATAGAATTATCTGGTGGGCTTGTAAATCTATCTGGCCGACATTACAGAAGGAATTGAGGAGAAAGGAAGAAAATGAAGTTTCTACATGAATATTCACATTACCCAAACGGTCAAGTTATAGAAAATGGTTATTGGGCGATAGAAGGGGATCGCCTGGTAAATTCCTGCGGTGGTTGGCACCCTTATACCCCTAGCCCAGATGACGAAATTATTGATAGCGATTGGGACACAATCGAGAAATTATATGCCAAATCAAAGATTAATAATGACGCTACGACAGGGTGGATTGCTCCAGACGGAACATTCTATGGCTGTGATTATAGGAGCCATGGATGGATAGCACGATATCTTGACATGACGGAACGAGAAATGGAAATACATGGTTATGTAAAGATATTTGATGTTTTCCCAAACTCCTATGATGGCGTAAAATATGGATATTGGTGTGAGAAGCACCTTACCGAAGCTCAAAAGAAAGTTCTTGAGCAGAAAGGAATTGTGATATTTGAATGAGACTATGGCACGAAGCATTACTTCCGTATCTTCCTCGGCAACAATTATTGGGCCAGCATAGGGAAGTATGCGCACTCAGGGGCAGAGGCTGGGGTCGCAATCACTCGGTTGTAAATTATGTCTTTGAGCATCCTAAAGAGTGGCTCTGGGCCTACCATATGAGAGTAATGAGCGAGATGCTTAATCGAGGTTATCATCCTGATATGAAGTGGGCAGATATGAGATATCAAGGAGAATCATTGCCACTAAGAGATATCGTTGATGGTGCTGAAGAGGTTGATATGGCTGGAATGACAGAAAAGCTCGAATCTGGCGATTATATTTACCCCGAGCATGATGATGCGTACCTTGAAGAGTGCTTAAAGAATCTTGAAGGTAAAGGAATTTATTTAAGAGAACAGGTCGATAAAAATGACTGATGTTGAAGTTCTACAACGAGAACTTGAATGTGTCAAGCGCCAACAATGCGACAGAGACTGTTTTCACTGCGACCTTGTTATGGAGGAGCAAGATATCATTCGAGCACTTACACACGCTATCAATGTTTTAACGCTAGATGTTTGAACATCTAGCGTTTTTATTAGCTGTAGCTTGATTTTATTATAAAAATAAGGTATAATATATATATATAATAGAAAAAAGTGAATGAAAACTTTAACAAAAGGAGGTTATAACTCTTGGCTGACAAAACCCTATACACAGAAAAAAGTATCGAGTCACTTAGCCCACTAGAGTTTACAAGGCTCCGGCCGCAGGTATACGCCGGTGATTGTACCTACTCAACTCAGCTCCTAGTCGAAATTCTCGCTAATGCGATCGACGAGTTCCGTCTTGGTCACGGCTCGGATATCGACGTCAACATCAATAAGGACATAGTGCTTGTCCGTGACTATGGACAAGGCTTCCTAGTTAATTCTACCCGCGAAGACGGCAAGACCGTTCTCGAAGCCGCGTTCTCTGTTCTTAACACTTCCGGTAAATACCACGATGATGGTGTTTATGAAGGTACGTCACTCGGCTCCTTCGGTATCGGTAGTAAAATCACTACCTTCCTCTCTCATTGGCTCCGTGTAACTACTTACCGCGATGGGCAATATGAGCAGCTTGATTTCAAGGAAGGTGTTTTTGATAAGCGGCAGGTCGGGAAAACAATCAATCCTCATATCACTGGCACAGAAGTATCTTGGCAGCCTAGCGAGCAATTCTTCACCCATACCGAGGTAGACGTTCCTATTATTACTAAGCTAATCCAAACGCTTGTGTGTCTGTGTCCCGGGCTCACAATTAACCTTCAAGTAAATGGGAATACCTCTCATTATCATTCTGAGCATGGAATTGACGACCTTGTAGACCAAGGTACTAACGGTAAGGAAATCATCAAGAACCGTTTCTCTACCCATTTCGAAGAAGGTAAGAATAAACTCGACCTCGTCCTCACCTATACCTCTAACCATTCTCTAACTATTGTTCCTTATGTCAATACAGGACTTACAGAGAGCGGTCCGCATATCGTCCAGATTAAGACCCTTCTCACTCGCGAGTTCAATAAGTTCTTCCGAGAGAAAGGCTACCTCAAAGAGAAGGACGAAAATCTATCGGGCGACGATATCCAAGAAGGTATGTACCTTGTCTTTAATGTCACCGCACCTAATGTGGCTTACGATGCACAGGTCAAGTCCCGTGTCACTAGGCTGGAAATGAAGCCATTTACTTCTGCTCTTGCTGAAAACTTGCAATTCTGGTTGCAAGCTAATGAGAAGGAAGTTAAAGCAATTGCGGAAAAGGCATTGACTGCGCGCAAAGCCCGTGAAGCAGCTCGCAAGGCTCGCGATGCAGTCAGGGATATCAAGCCAAAAGAGAAAAACACCCTTAAGGCTAAGATGGCTTTGAGCGATAAATTTATTGACTGTACTAACAAAGACCCCGATAAGCGTACTTTAATTATCGTCGAAGGCGTGTCCGCGGCAGGAGCAGTTATCGAGGCTCGTAATCCTCAGACAGATGCCATCTATCTTCTCCGCGGTAAAATTATCAGCCCTCTTAAAACAGATGTTTCTAAGATCCTCGCCAATCAAGAGATGAGCGATTTAGTGAAGGTTATTGGCGCTGGTTTTGATAAGACTTTTGACCTTAGTAAGATGAACTTCAGTAAGATTCTTATCGCCACCGACCAAGATTCAGATGGTGAAGATATCGAACTTATGCTCACCACTTTCTTCTTTACGTACATGCGGCCGCTCGTGCTTGCTGGCAAACTCTACCGTGCTGTAACGCCTCTATATATCGTCCGCCGCAACGGAAAAGAGCAATACTTCTATAGTGAAGAAGAATACCAAAATTGGCGAAAAGTAGATGGCAAAGGTGATGTTACTCGCGCGAAGGGCCTTGGTGAATTGAACGCTCCTGACCTGCACGCAGTTTGCTTTGAACACGAACGCTATAAGAGGCTTACGGTTAATGACGAAAAGGCTGTAACCGCTCTGCTAGAGACCTTGATGGGTAGCGCTATCGAACCCCGCAAACAATATATCTATAATAACGCAGAAAGGCTAGGGTTTAACTTCGTATGAGGAGGGTGTAATATGGGGTTTATTTATAAAATAAGTTGTCCATATTCTTCAAAAGTCTATATTGGACAAACTATCAATTCAATATAGACGCGATTTCAATAGCATATTAGACGAGACAGCGGAACAAAACTCGCTTAGGCGTTTCAAAAATATGGAATCGAATCATTTAGCGTTGATTTAGTAGAAGAAGTCGACAACGAACGATTAAATGAGCGTGAAATTTTTTGGATCAGTCATTATGATTCATATAACCATGGCTATAATATGACTCCTGGCGGACAAACAACGGTTTATGCAGTAGAGCAAACAAAAAAAGCCGTAGAAAAACGAGACAAAGATACCTTTGAATTATTAGCGGTATATCCTTCTTTAGCCGAAGCAGCTAGAAGTTTAGGACTAGAGGGCGCAGAAAATAAACGAAAAAATTTAACAAAATGCTGTCATCGAGAAATCCATGAAATCTATGGTTTCAGATGGAACTTTGTTGGAGAACCGCCTGATACAATAAAAATGGGCATGGTTAGAAGAATTCCTGTTTATATGTGCGATAAAAACACAAAAGAAATCTTGCAAAAATTTGATAGCGCAAAAGCGGCTAGTATTTATTTGGGTAAAATAAATGGAAGCCAAATTACTGCCTGTTGCAAGAAGCGTATTCCCAGTGCTTATGGGTATTTTTGGAGATATGTAAATGAATAATGAAAAAATTTCTCAGATAACCGAGATAGACATTCTCGAAGAAGCTAAAGAAAATTTCTTAGTTTATAGTGAGGAGGTCTTGACAGACCGAGCAATTCCGAGCGTTGAAGACGGTCTTCTATCCTCCCAGCGCAAAATTCTCTGGACGATGGAAGATCCTTTGAAGATGACTTCAAAGGGCAAGACAAAGAAAAGTCAGAGTGTTGTAGGTTCAACGCTTTCTACTTCTTACTTCCACGGCGATGCAGCCTGCTATGGCGTTCTCAGTAAGATGGCGCAAACCTATCTAATGCGCTATCCTCTGATCGATGGTCAAGGTAACCTCGGTACACAGGCAGATAACTCTATGGTATCTGCTCCTCGTTATACAGAAGCCAAGCCTTCCGTCTATACAGACCTCATGATGACTGATTTTAAGAAGGACGTTGTCCCTCTTAAAGAAACCTATAACAACGAGTACATGGAGCCAGTGGTTCTCCCAGGTCTTTTCCCCAACGCCATCTGCAATGGCCGCCAAGCCATCGGTATCTCCATGGCGCACAATTCAATGTGCCATAATCTTACCGAAACGTGCAATGCGATTATTAAATATCTTGAGCAGGGCAGCCTTACGATTGACGAGCTACTCGAAATCATGCCTGGTCCTGACTTCCCGCTAAGCCAGACAGTAATCAATAAAGATGCAGTGCGTGAAGCGTTCGCTACAGGTAAGTCTAAAACCTCTCTAAAGCTACGCGGCGACTTTCATGTTGATGGTAACAAAATTATCTTTACTACTATCCCATATCGCACTTATCGTAATAAGATAACTGAACAATTCAATAAAAACATTGATGTATTCAGCGAAGTCTTTACAGACTTTAATGACGAGAGCAAACTCGGTCAAAATAAGTTGATCTTCACTCTAAAGCCCGGCATTGCCCCAGACAGAGCAGTTGCCCTTCTATTTGATCTCACCGACCTGCAAACTTCCGTATCTTACAACATGAACTTCATTGTTAATGGTACACCGAAGCTTTGCTCAATGATTGACCTTATCAGATATTACTGTGAACATCAAGAGGAAGTCCTCATTAAAGCTACGGAGTTTGATAAGGATAAGGCTGTAAAACGCGCTCATATCCTCGAAGGGTTGATAGCGGCAGTCGATAAAATTGATGAAGTCATCGCTCTTATTAAGCAGTCTGAATCTCGTGCCGAAGCAGCAGCTGGTCTTATTAAGCTTCTCTCTATCGACGATATCCAAGCGAAAGCAATTCTTGATATGAAGCTTGGAAACCTTACTCGTATCGACAAGCAAGAGTTAGTGAATGAGCTAAAGGAAAAGAGAGAGTTTATTGCAAAATGCGACGAGATTTTGAATGATAAGAGCGTGCGGGCCCGCGTGCTCATCGGGCGAGTAACCAAGCTTCGTGACGTCTATGGAGACGCTCGCCGCACGAAGCTCGAACAATACAAGGTCGAACCTAAAGCCAAGAAGGAAGTTCCTATTAAGGAGCCTGAGGACGTAGTGGTTTTGATCTCGAATAATGGCGCCGCTAAGCGGGTGGCCCGCAAGTCCTTCAGAGTTCAAAAGCGTAATACCGCAGGCGTAAAAACCAATGGTGATATCACTGCTTTCTCTGTCTCAACCAACACTATAGATTCTCTACTTATCTTTACAACAAAAGGTAAGATGTATAGGCTCCTGGTGGAGAAGATCCCCGAAGGTTCTAATACTTCAAATGGCACTTTCCTCTCTAACTTAATTGAATTTGACAAAGATGAGTCTCCCATTGCATATGCTACTGTAAATACAGATACAGCTAACAAATACTTATTCTTTGCTACGAAAAATGGAGTTATCAAGAAAGTTCCTTTGGAAGAATATCTTAATACCAAGCGTTCCGGGGTACTAGCAATCTCCTTTAAAGATGGTGATGAACTAGCGTCAGTAACCTTCATTAATCAAGAGGAAATGATGTTGGTTACAAAGGACGGTATGGTCATTCGATTCCCAACCGCGACAATGCCAATCTCTAGTAGAATTGCTCAAGGCGTTAAGGGTATTGGATTGAATGATGGAGACGAGGTATTGGTTGCCCTACCTATTACTAACCCCGAAAATTCTTTGGCTGTTGTTTCAACAACAGGAAAAGGTAAGAAGACCAAACTCTCTGAATTCACGAGTCAGAACCGTGGAGGTAAGGGTATTGCTTGCTACAAGGAAGAAGTAGCTGGCGCTGCACTTATCTCAGAAGAGGATAATATTCTAATAAGTGGTAATAAATCTTCTATAGTGATTGCGGCCGGCGATATCCCGCTACTAGGACGCACGACTGCTGGTAACATCTTGTTAAAAAACAATGATGCAGTAGTCTCCATTGCTAAGTTCTAAGGAGGGAGAGTAATCTCTCCCTCCACTTGACAGAAATTTCAATATATTATATTATACTTATAAAGTAAATATATTATAATATATATTATTATTATTATTAAATCTATATTATTGTGAGGAGTCTCTGTATATGGGTTTCGATATAGCTAAAGTAGAGAAACTTTATCCCGGCGCAGGTCCTTTCATGCAGGAAGCGATGCTCATATGGAAGCTTCCCGCAGGAAAAGAAAATAAAATGAGCGAAGTTTGCTCTAATGGCGAATATTTTGCCGAAGAGAAGATTGACGGTGCGTGGTATCAATTCACCAAAGGAACCGGAGGTCAAGAATATCTCTTCGGTCGCACTACCTCACGCGTAACAGGTCTTATGACAGAAAAGGGACAGAATGTTCCCCACATTCTTTCTGCTCTTAATTGTTTGCCTAACGGGACAGCTTTGATCGGTGAGGTATATTTCGATGGAGGCACAGCGAGAGATACTGTTACTATTACGGGATGTCTTCCGCAAGAAGCAGTTCGTCGTCAGAATAATCCAAAAGGAAAAGGTTTAATTAAATATTACGTTCATGATATTATATTCTATGATGGCGAAAATTTAATGGGAACTGGTGCTTTTGATAGATACGCTATCCTCCAAGCCATCTGGCAGAAGTATGAGTTATCTAAATTTCCTTTCCTACGTCTTGCTACTATTGTTGAAACAGGTATTGAAGAAGAGGTCTCTCGAATCCTCGCTGCGGGAGGAGAAGGCATGGTATTAAAGAAGAGAGATGCCGTCTATAGCCCAGGAAAGCGCCCTGCATGGAGTGCTATAAAGTTCAAGCAGATGGATTCAGAGGATCTCGTTTGTACTCGTACAATCGCACCTACAAAAGAATACACTGGTAAGGAACTTGATACATGGCAGTATTGGGGAAGAATGACATATATCTTCAATGAAACGACTAAAGAAGGGGTTCCTTGTGAAGTTATTTCCTGCTGTGGACCGACCGACGACAGTGATGAATGGTATCCAATAACTAAACCCTATGCTCTTAAATGGCCCTCTGCTATTGGTATCGGCGCATATGACGACAATGGCGAGCTAAAAGAAATTGGTACTATTTCGTCTGGTCTTACTGACGCTGATAAACAAGCAATGGCTGATAATCCAGATGCTTTTATTGGCAAAGTTATGCATTGTTACGGCATGTCAAGAGATCGAAAAGAGCAAACATTTAGACACTTCTCCTTTGGTGGTTGGAGAGATGACAAAGATGCTAAAGATTGCAAACTAAGCGAGATCTTTGGCAGCTAATAGTTGAAAAAACAAAAAAAATATTTTATTATATATTCACAATAGTAAAGGAGGTTGCCAATGACCCGTACTCAGATAAATAAGCTTGCAAATACCATAGTCTCTTATGAGCAAGCCTTAAAAGATCCTAATAACTCGTATGAAAAAAAGAAAGAGGCCGAGTCACAAATCAACCAAATTGCTATGATGCTTTCTAGGTTGCCAAACGGTCTACGAGTAATGCAACAAGTGGATGAAGTAGTACAATTAAAACTAGAGAGCATAAATATTTAGAAAGAAGGATAATTATTATGGCAGCAATGAAAGAGAATTCCCGCAAGGTACTTACCTATCTACAGGATCACAATGGCGAAGATCTTATCGCAGCAGACGTCGCCGAGGCTCTTGGGCTCGAGAAGCGTTCTGTCGACGGTATCTTTACTGCATTCCAGAAGAAGGAACTTGGCTATCGCCAGGAGACCGAACGCGAGAATGAAGATGGAACCCATTCTAAGGTTAAGCTCCTAAAGCTCACAGATGCCGGGCTTGCATTCAATCCCGACGCGGAAGAGAACAAGGACTAAGAAACAATAGCGAGAAGTTGATACTTTTAACTTCTCGCTAATTTTCTACCCATGTTTTACGGTTTAATTATCGAAGGCATCTGTCTACTTGCTCTTTTTATTCTGTACTTGCGGGCGCGAGGTCAAGCGCGGCATACAGTCTAGCGTAACGACGCCATAGAGCAAGAAAACTAGCAATTGGCTAATACAAATGACTAGCTACGTATTGAGTAGATGGCTCTTAATGAGTAGCGCAATGCTTCAGAGAAGCACTTAGAGTCATTAAAAACTTAGGTGTAGGCATAGGGCAACATTTTATAGAGCTACACTTTAACCACCCAATAGCTTGAAAAAGACGCCAAAGAGCGGGCTGAGCAGAGCTATTAGGCGGCGGCCGCAAGCCTAGCACAAAAGTATGGTTAGCAAGAAGCTGAATTAGAAACAACTTATTAGCAACACTCATAGTAGTTATTATCCCGTATTAAAGAAGAAGAAAATAAGCTAAAAGATTTAGAAGATAAATAGCTTGCTTATATTAAAGCAAAACAACGAGAAGAAGAAATTGCTGCTTAGCGAGATTATTATCGACTAGTTCTTGAAGATATAGATTGTGAAGAGATAAAGCTTCTTCGTAATTTATAGGTACAATTCTCAAGGAAAGAAGCCATCGATAAGCTTATATGGGAGAGTTACTACAAAGCAGCTTACGACCTCTTGATGACGCATTTGTTCTAGAGTTCTGATAAATTATGCGGCATCTATAAAATCACTAATCTTGAAAACGGTTAGGCGTATATTGGGCAGTCTGTTGATATAAAAGAGCGGTTTAGATAGCATATCAAATCTGCTCTAACAAGCGGCCCTACAACCAATAAGCTATATCAATAGATGAAGAAATACTAGCCCGAAAATTTCACTTTTGAAATACTGGAATCGGTTTCGCGAGATAAATTGAATGAACGAGAATAGTACTGGATAGACTTTTATAAAACAAAAGACTATGGAATGAATGGGACAAAAGGTGGGTCATGAATACTGATTGGTTAAAAACTAAATATACATGCAGCCTCTGTGGTCGACAAACAGACGTGACAGGAAGTGTCATCCCCACAGAGTATCAAGGCTATATACTATGTATAGCTTGCGGGCAGATGCTCTATACTTGCGGCACTTGCAAACATAATGCCTGCGGGGTCGACAATGCTCTTCATGGCGGCCAATGCCCAGTTAGTCCAGTCGTACAGGTTGTAACGCAAGACGGTTTCATGACAATGGAGCGGCCTGAAATCAATCCGCGATTAGTAGATATTTACTGCGAGGATTGCATATGCCGTGACGATAAACGATGCGTACATTTTACAGTACATTCATGTGATAAATATGAGATAATGGAGAAGAAATATAAATGAGTGAACGTATAATTGGAACAGCGAGTTATCGCTGTGTAAATAACGCTGTTGTCTATGACTTGGAAGAAAGTTTGATCGCTAGTGGGTATCCAATGAGGACGACAGCTCCGGACGGCACAATGACAGATAGGGATATAGCAAGAGGTAGTACGTTGTCTGCCGCAGCGAATGGTATTAACCACGCGCATGACCAGTTTCTTTCTGGTATCCGAGTGAACTTCGATCTTACTTTTAGTAATAAGGCTTGGATTGAAGCGGAACGTTATAGGTTCCTAACTTTTGTAAGTTCTCAGTCTACGATGCATCGCATTACCAAGTTTGATATTAAGAACCAGTGTAATAAGTACGTGCGGCCGGAGGTTATCTCGCTACTAGAGAACTTGGTTCACGAGTATCATATCATGACCAGTGAACGCGATGAAGCTCCTGGTCTTGAAAAAGCAGAATGGGACAAGAAGCTTGCTGAGAAATACCTCGAAATTCTCTATAATACCCCCTCTGGCTTTGAACTCACGGCTCGTATGTCTACCAATTATCGCTGTCTCAAGAATATCTATAACCAGCGTAAAGATCATCGCCTCCCCGAATGGAGAGAATTTTGCAGCTGGATAGAGACTTTGCCATATGCGCATGAATTAATTCTATGTGATAGCAAGACCTAATGCGCTTTATTGACTTATTATTCATTTTATTGTATAATAGATATATAGAATGAAAGAAAAGGATAAAAGGATAAAAAGTTATGAACAAAGCTTATGTATTGTTTGAAGGAATCGTAACTAACTATGGTATTTCCCGCGATGATGAAATGGTTAAAGAGCTCTATGAGCTTCTTAACGCGCAGTCTGACCCCAGTAAGCCAGAAGTAACTGAAGCTGGTCTCGCAATTCTTGAATATATGCAGAATTGCGAAACTTCCAATCTCAAAGCCAAGGATATCGCTGAAGGCATGGGAGTTGCTTCTCGTAAGGTGTCTGGTTCTATTCGTAAGCTCGTAACAGACCAGTTTGTGGAAAAGGTAGGGCAAAATCCCGTTATCTACTCTCTTACAAGCAAAGGAAAAGAATTTGATACCAAGACTTATAAAGAACAACTGCAAGACAAATAAGAACAATTAAAGGAGAATTAAGTAATGAAGAAGAATATGTATAACTCTTGCCACATTGAAGGCTATCTCTATGAGCACAACCTTGAGCTCAAGACTACCGGCGAGAAGTCTAAGAACCCTGGCACTGAATTTATCACTGGGTCGATTGGCATCGCTACCGATGATGATATGATGAATGTCGTGCAGGTACATTTTACCTATGTAACTGCCGTTACCTCTAAGGGTAAGCCTAATAACACCTTTAATACTCTTCAGGCGATTATTGACGAGAAGCTTCCAAGCGTCATGGGCTCCGGCAAGGAGAATGCCGCTCGTCTCCGCGTTGACTCTGCTATTGCTTTGAACGAGTGGTATGACAGTCGTACCGAGGGCAATCCTCTTATCTCCGTTAAGCGTAACGAGGGCGGTTTTGTCCATCAGATGACCATGGCAGAGCAGCTTAATGAAGATCCTCATGCTCGTGCCACCTTTGATTGCGATATCCTTCTCACAAAGGCAACTCGTGTTGAAGCTAACCCCGAGCGCAATATCCCCGAGAAGGTCGTTCTTAAGGGTTACATCTTCGATTTCCGTAAGAGCATTATGCCTGTTGAGTTCTCTGTGACCAAGCCTGGCGCTATGAATTACTTTGAGGGTCTTGACCTCTCTAGTAAGAATCCTCTCTTTACCCGTATCAAAGGCGAGCAGATCTCTCAGACCATTGAGCGCAAGATTGAGGAAGAGTCTGCGTTTGGTGACGTCAACGTTCGCACTGTAAAGAGTTCTCAGCGTGACTTTGTGGTTACCTGGGCCGCTAAGGAGCCTTATGAGTGGGATACTGAAGATACCCTTCTTGGTTCCGAAGTTGAGAAAGCTCTTGCTGATCGTGAGGTTTACCTTGCTGATGTGAAGAAGCGCCAGGATGAATATCTTGCCTCTAAGGGTAATGCTATTGCAGATGCCCCTGCTACCACTCCTAAAAAGGGAACTTATGACTTCTAAGGGGAAACCCTTAGAAGTCTATAGGAGGTAACATATGGCTATTGATCTTTTAGCAATAGAACCTCATAAGGTTAGTACTGATCTCTCGGGGTATATTACCTACCTCTATGGAGCTGCTAAGGTCGGTAAAACAACTCTTTGTAGTAAATTTCCTGGCACATTGATCCTGGCTTTTGAGCGTGGTTATAACGCCCTGCCTGGCGTTATGGTTCAAGACATTACTCGTTGGAGCGAATTCCGAGAAGTTATTCGTGAACTCAAGAAGCCAGAGGTTAAAGAGAAGTTTTCAACTATCGTAGTTGACACTGTTGATGTTGCTGGTTCTCTCTGCGATAAGTATATCTGTAATCAGCTTGGCATTGATACCCTTGGTGAGGGTGGATGGTCGGTGAACGGTTGGGCAGCATATAAGAAAGAGCTTGAAGACTGCTTCCGCACTATTACTCAGATGGGCTATGCCTTGGTGTGCATTAGCCATGACCAAGATAAGACATTCAAGCGCAAAGACGGCACCGAATATAACCAAGTTGTTCCTACTGCACAGAAGAGCTTGAACAATATCATTCGTGATATGGCTGACCTTTATCTTTACGCAGCAATAGACGAGAGCACCAAAGAGCGTAAACTCATTGTTCGTTCTCTTGATAATACTGTTGACTGCGGCAGCCGCTTTAAGTATATGGCTAACGAGATTCCTCTCGACTACAACGCTCTTGTAAAGGCGCTGAATGACGCCATTGATGAAGAAGCTAAGGAACACGACAATCAGTTTGTTACTAACGAGAAGATAAAGCCTCTTGAGGCTACTCCAAAGCAGGACTTCAACTCTATGAAGGATGAATTTGGCGAGCTAGTTGGCAAGGTCATGCAATCCAATCCAGCTAACGCCGCAAGCATCACGGCCATCGTTGACAAGTATCTCGGTAAAGGCAAGAAGGTTGGAGATTGCAATCCTGCTCAAAGTGAACAGCTCGAGCTGATACTAGTCGAGCTTCGCGACCTCGCAAACAATAACTAAATACTCTACAAAGGGAGGGCTTGCCAGCACGAGCCTTCCCTTGACTTTTTTTTTATTATACGTTATAATATAAAAGGAAGGAGTGAACAGCTTGGCAAAACAACCGAAAGTTAAATGTCCCATATGCGGGGAACAATTCTATAGGGAAGATACTCCTTTTATCAAAATAAAGACACGTTATTACCATACTTCTTGCTACGAAGCAGTAGAGGCTGCGAAGACAGAGGAAGAAAAAGAGCATGAGCGTTTGATTGAATATATCAAACAATTATTTAATGTAAATATATTAACTGTAAAGATAAATAAACAAATAAAAGACTATATAGAAAAAGGTTACTCTTACAAAGGAATTAGAAAAACTTTACAATATTGGTTTGAAATTAAGGGTAATTCTATTGAGAAAGCGAATGGTGGCATTGGAATAGTACCGTACACCTATGAGCAGGCGCTTACATATTGGAGAGGAATTTGGGAAGCTCAGCAGCGCAATCAACAGACAGGTGTAGCCGAGATTACTATCCCAGTTAGAGAAATCCGTATCGCTCCTCCAGAAAGGAAGCCCATGAAAATCACGCGCAAATTATTTACCTTTTTAGAAGAGGATGGTGAGGATTAGTGAATAGTTATAATGATCCTGCCGCAATCACTCAGGTTATAGGCTGTGTATTCAACAACCCCAGCTTATTGGATGAAACAGATAAATACACTATTTCTGATGATGACTTCCCCGAAGAGTTTCATAGAATTGTCTTTGGATCTATATATAATATTCATGCTACCCAAAGCGAAGTTACAATAGATGCCATAATTGATTATCTTGCCAATAGGCCAAAGTATGAAGCAGTATTCAATGTAAATAAAGGTATTGAATATCTTGCAGAAGCAAGTAGGTATGCTAAAGAAAATACCTTTAATTATTACTACGGTCGTATGAAGAAGTTTACTCTACTTCGTATGTATAATAAGTACGGTGTTGACGTTTCTTGGTTGTACTCTCCCTTGACTCTTGATACTCAACTTCGTCAGCAACAGGAAGATTGGTTAGATGCTACAAGCCTTGTAGATATAGCTAATAAAGTAGATAGCAAAATTGAAGAGATAAAGTCAAAATATGTTGACGATGAAATAGATGAAGGTATGCAGGCAGGCGAAGGTATTGATAATTTGCTTGAAGAACTGCAAAAACATCCCGAAGTTGGTATTCCTCTTTATGGTCCGCTTATAAACACTGTAACAAGAGGAGCAAGATTAAGAAAGTTTTACTTGCGGTCCGCGGCCACTGGCGTCGGTAAGACAAGGTCTATGGTCGCTGATGCCTGGAACTTTGCTGCTACAGAGATATATAGCGAGCAGTTCGGAATGTGGATTAAAAACGGGCCGTCACAGCCTACTCTCTTCATCGTAACAGAGCAGGATATGGGAGAGTTCCAGACCATGTCTCTTGCTTTTCTATCTGGAGTTGATGAAGGTCATATCCTTGATAATAGATATGAAGAAGGCGAATGGGATAGAATCCTTAAAGCCAAAGAAATTATCAAGAACAGTTGCTTGTGGGTTGAGCAGTTGCCAGATTTCTCTATTCAAGACGTCGAAGGAAAGATAAAGAAACATATAAGAGATCATGATGTAAAGTATGTATTCTTTGATTATCTGCACACTTCGATGAAAATTCTTGAAGAAGTTAGCCGACGTTCCGGTGGGGTTAAGTTGAGAGAAGATAATGTCCTGTTTATGCTTTCAACCCACTTGAAAGACTTGGCTAACCAATATGGAGTTTTTATTATGTCAGCAACACAATTGAATGCCGACTATCAAGATAGTGAAACGCCAGACCAAAACCTGCTGCGCGGAGCGAAGAGTATCGCAGATAGAATTGACGTTGGTATGATTCTATTGAGCGTGACAGATTCTGACTTGAAGAAGATAGAACCTATCATGGAGCTTCATCCAGAGTTCTCTTCTCCAATACTTAAAATTTCTGTTTATAAAAACAGAAGAGGCGCATATAGAGGATGCTATTTATTCTGTAGAGGTAATCTTGGAACTTGCAGAATAGAACCGATGTTTATGACCGATTGGCGACATCAGCTTATGTCGATTGAAGATATTAAAATATTTGTAGAAGATGACCTTCCTCCATGGGAAGATCAAAAATAAAAAGGAGATTTTTTATTATGAAGCACGCAGGAATTGAATATCAGATGACTAAGAAAATGTTTGATAGTCTTCTAAAAACGCGTTCAGAATCTGAAAAGAGTATGAACCCCTACGCCTTTGTTATGAAGGTTATTAATGAACAATTCGGTATCAAGGGGCAAGTAACCCACGTAACATTTTACGAATAATACCGCTAAGTAGCGGTCATTATTGTATTAAGAAAGGTAGATATAATGAGTCGCTACTTTGATAAAGATAAGCTAAAAGAAGCTCTTGAGCTTGGGCAGATCTACGATCTGCTTGAGCTCTGGGGCGGTGAGCCAGAAGAATTCGAAGGCGGACTAGTTTCTAGAACCATTTGCCACAACGTTCCAGGCGAGGGATCACGAAAACTGTATTATTATGAAAATACTCGCCTATTTCATTGCTTTACTGGTTGTATTGAACCTTCATTTGATATTTTTGAATTAGCTGCAAAAGTTGCAAAGATACAAAAAGGGGCAACTTGGGAACTTTATGACGCGATGTGCTTTATCGCTGACTACTTTGGCTTCGAAGGAGAAGAGCAAGAGGAAAAGAAGATAGAGCTTGCGGATTGGAAGGTTTTTAGTCGCCATAGGTATGGTGAAGTAAAGCTACCAAGTAAGGTAACTCTTCCAGAGTATAATCCAGTGATTCTTACTCGTTTTTCTTATCCTAGAATATCAAGCTGGGAAAAAGAAGGTATAGCGCCAGAAGTTGTGAAACGAAACGTAATAGGCTATTATGCAGGAGGCGAGCAGATCACTATTCCTCATTTTGACGAAGATGGTAGGCTTATAGGAATTAGAGGGAGATTTTTGTCAGAGGAAAGCGCTGATAGATACGGAAAATATCGTCCTCTATATGTCAATAAAACACTCTATAATCATCCACTAAGCATGAATTTATACAATCTCAACCACTCGCGTCCGCAGATAGCCAAGAGCGGAATAGCTTTAGTTTTTGAAAGTGAAAAGGCATGTCTACAATATCAGAGTTATTATGGCGGAGATAATGATATCTCCGTAGCTGTGTGCGGAAGCTCGGTTAGTAGCTACCAAATGCATCTTTTAAAGGAAAGTGGAGCGAGAGAAATAGTGTATTGCTTTGACCGTGACTTTGAAGAGATAGGCGATGACAAATTCAATAGATTAAAAACAAAGATAACTCACTTATATAATAAGTATAGCAATTCTTTAAAGATTTCTATTGTATTTGATAAGAATATGATTACTGGACTTCATTCTTCTCCTATTGATGAAGGCAAAGAAAAATTTGAGCAACTATTAAATGAAAGGATTATGTCACTATGAATCTTGTACCTGCAATTAAAGAGCTTGAATCAGAAATTAGAAAAATGCGTTATGAGTTCGAGCGGAAGGTTAAACCCTATGAAGAGTCTATTGCTCAACTTAGAAAGTTAAATGATGCTTGTGAATACTGTAATGGTGCGGGTAAAGTATTGCGTTCTAGAGCCTGCGCCGAAGATGATCCCCCAGATGCCAATGACCCTAGAGACTGGCTTGTATGTGATCATTGCCGTGGTACGGGAAAATGCAAGAAAAAGGAGAGCTGATATAATGTAGTTTAATAATAAGTAAAGGATTTGATTTAATTGGACTATACACTTATAAACCCCATAAACCCCAAAATATCCCCTATTGAATAGGTGCTTGTTAATCGAGGGTTTAAACTAGAAGATATCCCTCATTATCTTCATGTAACGAAAGAGGACAATTTATCTCCGCGACTTTTGAATAATATTGATAGAGCTGTCTCTCTTTTAGGTAAACATATAATGGATGATAATTCTCATATCCATATATAGGTAGATAGTGACTGCGATGGTTATACCAGTGCAGCTTGTTTGCTAGATTATATTTACCTAGCTTTTCCAACCGCTATATCAAAGTTCTCCTATTCCTTCCATGATGATAAAACTCACGGCATTGATACAAAAAACATACCAAGTGACACCACATTAGTAATAGCACCTGATGCTTCTAGTAATGAATATGATACTCATAAAGCTCTTTCAGAAAAAGGCATTGATGTATTGGTAATAGACCACCACCAAGCCGATAGGATCTCTGAGTACGCCTGTGTTGTGAATAATCAGCTATGTGACTACCCCAATAAGGCATTAAGTGGCGTAGGTGTGGTATATAAAGTTTGTCAGCGCTTCGACGAACTTATGAATACTGACTATGCAAACCAACTAGTAGATTTAGTCATGCTGGGGCTCACGGGAGATATGATGGACTTGCGATCTCTTGAGACTAAATATCTCGTAAATCAAGGTATCGCGCATCTTAGAAACCCGTTTATTAAGGGCATGGCGGAGAAGAATGAACATTCGCTCGGTTCGCAAATTACACCCATTGGTGTTGCTTTCTATATTGTACCATATGTTAATGCTGTAACAAGAGTAGGGACACAAGAAGAGAAGTAGCTGCTTTTTAAAAGTATGCTAAACTGGGAAGCTTTTAATATTGTACCCTCTACTAAGAAAGGCTGTAAAGGGCAGACAGAAACTATCGTAACACAAGCTGTTCGTACTTGCCAAAATATCAAGAACCGTCAAACAAAAGTACAGGAAGCCGCGGTAGAAGATCTTGAAGAGCTGATTGCGGCCGCCGGGTTACTGGAGCATAAAGTCTTAATCTTCCAGCTCGATGACTCATTCTCTATTACGCCAGAACTTCGAGGTCTGATAGCGAATAAGTTCATGGCTAAATATTGTAGACCAGTACTTATGTTGTCACTCACAGAATACGAAGGTAAGCCCGCTTTAATGGGGTCTGCACGAGGTTATGAGAAATCAAAACTCTTGGATTTCCGCAAATTCTGTAGGGAATCTGGTCTGGTGTTCTTGGCTGAGGGTTAGCTTTAGTGTGGCCCTAAAACTTTTTTCCGTCTTATCAACGGGGTCGCTAATTAAATGGCCAATTCTGGACATTCTTGATTAGTTGGCTAACGAGAAAACCTAAATATAATAGAGGATATTATACATGGTAATCTCGTGGGAAGAATTATTCTTTATATGACGTCCTCTTAATTTAGAATTAAGGAGACATAAAGTATGTTAAAAAGCATCTATAAAATTACCAATACCCTAAATAACAAATGCTACATCGGTCAAACAGATGACGTAAAACGTAGATTTACTGAGCATAAAGCTCTAGGGTATGGTCGAGAAAATTCCATTTTATATCGCGCTATCAAAAAATACGGTCTTGAGAATTTTACATTTGAAGTAATTGAAGAGAATATTGAAAATTATAACGAAAGAGAAAAATATTGGATTGCATATTATGATTCATATTAGAGTGGCTACAATATGACACCAGGTGGAGAAGAGCCTCCAGTGAAATATGGAGAAAATCATCCTCTTGCAACGCACTCAAAAGCCGAATCCGAGGAAGTAAAAAATCTGTTACTGGCAACTCAAATGACCGTAAAAGAAATCGCTCAAAAGATGGCATATAACGTTTCTTCTATCATAAGAATTAATAATGGAGCACTTTGGCATGATGATACACTCGATTATCCGCTTAGAAAAGAATTAAGTAAAAAATTCAACGAAGACCGTGCATTAAGAATAATTGATGACTTGCTAAATACAAGTATGACCCAGAGAGAAATTGCCGTTAAATACGGAGTAGGACGCTCTACAGTAACAGCCATAAACAATGGTTAGAATAATAGGCAAGATGATTTAGAGTATCCAATTCGAGATAAAGATAGAGATAAATAGTCAAAACATATTTTTATGATAGATAAAGACACTGACGAAATTCTTAAAGATTTTGTTAATGCCAAAGAAGCGGCTCGCTATCTTGGCGATGCCGGTATGGCAACTGCATTACAAACATGCGCAAGGGGGAATTCAAGAACTTCCCATGGATATAAATGGAGATATAAAGAATGATTAACCTGTATCGACTATCTCGGGTGAGACCGAGAGTACTGGCACTATTGATACGTGCTGGGAAAAGGAGTTCCCTTCGGGGTAAGAAATAGTCAGCGCTGCTGGAAACAGTAGAATAATCGCACCCTAATGCTTTCGGTTTTGGAATCTACCTGGAAAACATAGAGAAGTTCATCGCTTACTCTGATGAAAAACTCAAAGATATAGAGTTCTCTCCTAGCTACAGAGTAGACTTTATTTTTCAAGGTTCTCAAGTTGACCCGCAGACCGTTCTTGAAGTTGGCACTATGAAAACTCTATGGGGACAGAATATCGACGAGGCATATGTCGCAGTTGAAAGGCTAAATGTTACTAAAGAAATGGTAACTCTTATGTCCCGTGATAAAAGCCCAACACTTAAAATTTCTCTACCTAATGGAGTAGCTTGTATCAAATTCAAGTCAAGCGAAGAAGAGTATGAATCTTTGCTGACTGAAACAGGTTGCGTAACACTTACAATTATTGGTAAGTGTGAAGTAAATAGATACTTTAACTCTGTCACACCACAGATTATTATTGAAGACTACGAAATTGTTGATCGAATGGATTATTACTTCTGAACGCAACCTCCCATAAAAAGGAGGAAACAAAATGAATAAACGTATTATTTCTATGTTATTGTGTTTGATTTTAATTGTTAGCGGTTGCGGATATCATCCGCAGCTAGCAAGCGCCTACCATGTAGAATATGAACAACATCTATATGGTTATAGAGATATGCCAGCTATAAAGAAGATGATTGCTGAGCTTGAAACTCGTATGGAGCTTGCGCACAATATGGCCGAAACTGCTCGTGCTTTGGGGTATGAGGATAGCCACCTGGTTATTCTAACCGCCAAACAAGAGTACGATGAAGCAGAAAAGCTCAAAGTACAATATGAAAATATTTACAATGACTTAGAAGAACATTGGCATAGCAAAGAAGCTGAATACCCAGAGGCGGCATATGTTTGGAAAACCTTGATGGATGAAGGATACAACGATGAAGTTATTGCGGGTATAATTGGCAATATGATGGTTGAGTGCGGCGGCCACACCCTGGCGCTCCAACCCACGGTTGCTACAGATTCTTATTATGGTATATGCCAATGGAGTCGCGGATATCCTGATGTTTGGGAAACATCATTAGAGGAACAAGTCCAATTCTTGTTATCAACAATCAAATATGAATTAAATACATATGGTTATATGTATAAGAAAGGTGCTAACTATGAGACTTTCTTACTTATGACTGATGTACGGCAAGCAGCATTAATGTTTGCTAAATCATATGAACGATGTGGAACTTCAACGCATAAGCTACGCCAAAAGTTAGCTGTTGAAGCATATAATTACTTTGTTACTTGAGAATAGGGTCGGTGCAATTCCGACCCAATTTTCTCTTTTATGGAGGAAAACATCATGGATGGAATAATATGGTACTGGAAAAACTATAATCAAGCTAAAGATATTCTAAAGAGCATGCTTGATAAATATGAGAAGCAGGGAATTGGCCTGTCTACAAAATATACTCACCCTATTCAAGAAATGCAAAGAAAAATGTGTGTAGTACTAGATAATGGAGACAGATGGCAAGTTATTCAAGTAAATCCACAAGCTCGCGGAATAAAATGTAATATTTCTTACATATCTTATTCAATTTCAGAAGAGCTAGTAAATAATATTATAAAACCTTGCACAATAGATTATTATTATCCATATAGAGGTTTTAATTACTGGGTGGAAGAGTAAAGTCCGATCGCCACTCCGAGCGCGAGTGTAAACACCGTTCGCCAGATTAAAAAGTGGTTTAACTAATTTTTAGAGCAAATGAACAAGAGGTGAAGAAATTATAAATGGAGTTGACTAAACGACAAGAACAAGGGCTCGCTACGGCGCTATATAAGTACCGTCATGGCGACCCATTCACGGTTATAAGTGGCTACGCAGGTACAGGTAAGTCTACACTTATCATGTTTATAATCGCGGCGCTCGACCTTAGCCAGCAAAACGTGGCATATGTCGCTTATACCGGCAAAGCCGCTCAAGTGTTAAGATCTAAAGGGTGCCCTAACGCGGTTACAGCCCATCGTTTACTATATAAATCAGTCCGACAAAGCGATGGAACTTTTAAACATTATCCGAAGATGGAGCTTGATGGAAACTATAAGTTGATAGTAGTAGATGAAGTATCTATGCTTCCAAAAAAAATGTGGGACTTGTTACTATCCCATCATATACACGTAATAGCTTGCGGCGACCCCGCGCAGCTACCCCCCATCGATAAGGATGCAGATAACCACGTTCTAGACCATCCAGACGTCTTCCTTGACGAGATTATGCGCCAGGCCGCAGATAATGACATTATTAGACTATCTATGGATGTGAGAGAGGGTCGCGCTATCTCTACATTCAAGGGGAAAGACGCCAATATTGTTCGTTCCGCAGATTTCAATGATGGAATGATGGAATGGGCAGACCAAATTATCTGTGGTAAAAACAATACAAGAAACGAGTTAAATCGCCACTATAGAGAGTTGCTGTGGGGCGAGGATGTAACTTCTATTCCTCTTGTTGGAGACAAATTGATATGTTTGAAGAATGATTGGGATCAAGTTACCGAGGTGGGAGATGCCTTAGTAAATGGAACAACAGGTCGATTAAAGAAGATAGATATCATAGGTAGCGATGATTTTTTGGGAAAGAAATGTTTTATCGACTTTGACCCAGAAGTAGACGATACTGACCAGCTTGATACAGTATTCCATAATCTCTTGATTGATTGGAAGTTAATAACTACTAATATACCCACTATTACTAAAGAGAACTGGAGAACACTTCCTTGGTTTGTAAAGAAACTTCCGCTCGAACAGTTTGACTATGGGTATGCCATTACTGCTTGGAAAGCGCAAGGCTCCGAATTTGGAAAAGTAACATTCCTCGCTGAAAACGTTGGGCATATGGACAGAGATACATACAAGAGGTATTTATACACCGGAATCACACGTGCGAGTGAAAAGCTCACGCTAGTATTGCCATAAGGAGAAAATAATATGACTAATAAAGAAGAAGGCTGGATTTTTGTAGCCTATGAAATGTATTATAAAGGACTAACAAAAGAAGAGCTAGATAGTATGACTCCTTTTGAAATGGTTGTGGAGATGGATGACTTTGATAAATGGATTGCTAAAGGAATGCCAGAGCTGTAAGTGCGGGCGCCGGTCGGCGCTGCCCTGAAGATCCGTAAGGCGGCGGCCGCACTTAGCATCACAGGTCGACAAAATATAAAATCTATTGTATAATATAAATATAAACTAAAAGAGTGTTTCCTCGGTATCCGCTGTATTACCTTGTGAAATCACGGAAAGGATCGCAATATGTATTTTGATAACCACTCGCATACTTGTTTCTCGAACGTGCGTTTGCTCGACAGCATCAACAATTATGATTCTCTAATTAACAAGGCTTTAGAATATGGTCTTAGTGGCATTGCCATTACCGACCATGAAATTCTCTCTAGCCATATGAAAGTAAATAAGCTTGCAAAGAAGCTCCATGAGACTAATCCCGATTTTAAGGTCGTCTTGGGGAATGAGATCTATCTTACTGATACACGTGATATGGGTCAGAAATACTATCACTTCATTCTCCTTGCCAAGGATCTCGTCGGCTATCGTGCGCTCAAGGAGCTTTCTTCTATAGCATGGATGAATAGTTACTATGATCGTCGTCTGGAACGAGTTCCTACACTTAAGAGCGAACTTGCAGAAGTGATGAAGAAATATAAGGGACATATAGTAGGGACTACTGCCTGTATTGGCGGAGAACTGGGTAGTTCAATCCTTGCTCTTACAGCTTGCGAAGAAGTTGATGATAATGTAAATGCTCAACGCTATCACAATCAGATTGTTAGCTTTCTTGAATTCTGCATTGACACCTTCGGTAAGCAAGACTTCTATCTCGAAGTAGCGCCGGCCGCAAGCCCAGAGCAAATTACTGTCAACCAACGCATTCTTTCTATTGCTAAAGCATTTGACCTCAGTCTCTGTATTGGTAACGATGCTCACTATCTTACTAAAGAGGATCGCTATATCCATAAAGCCTACCTTAATTCCAAAGGTGGCGAGCGAGAAGTTGATGACTTCTATGAATATTGCTATCTTAAAACCGAAGAAGAAGTTAAAGACCTTCTTCGTGAAAGTTTTGATGCAACTACAGTAAACTCCATTATTGATTCTTCTAATGAACTAGCTAGTAAATTTGAGTTTTATAGTCTAGAACACAATCAAAGCGTTCCAGAAGTAGAAGTTAAAGATTATCCTAAGTCTGCTTGGTGGGGAGTAAACAATCCTCTCGCTGACGATTTTAATCCCGGCGGTCGTTATGAAGAACTAGGTAGATTATTCACTTCTGACAATATCCAAGAGCGTTATTGGGTAAATGAATGCTGGAACGCCCTTAATGAAAAGATCGGTTATTGGGGCGAGCATGAAGATTATGTAGCAAGATTAAATGAAGAAGCGAGAGTAAAGAGAGTAGTTGGCGAGAAACTCAATACCTGTATGTTCGCCTATCCTAATACTCTAAAGCACTATATCGACCTCTTCTGGGAGTGCGGTTCTACTGTTGGAGCAGGTCGTGGTTCTTCGTGCGCAGCGCTCAACCACTATCTCCTTGGTATTACCCAACTCGATCCTATCAAATGGGAGCTTCCTTTCTGGCGTTATATGAATGATGACCGTGTTGAGCTAGGCGATATTGACCTTGACCTTGCACCTTCTAAAATTCAAACAATTTTTTCTGCGATTAGAGAAGAAAGGGGAGAGCTTGGTCTTGTCCAGGTCTCGACATTTGGTACCGAAGGAACTAAGTCTGCAATCCTTACAGCTTGCAGAGGATATAGATCGGAAAGTTTTCCAGAAGGCATTGATACTGATGAAGCCCAGTATCTTAGCTCACTTATACCGTCAGAACGCGGCTTCCTATGGCCTATCGAAGATGTGGTTAATGGAAATGCAGAGAAAGGCAGAAAGCCAGTCCAACCTTTCATCGCCGCAGTTAACCAGTATCCAGGACTCTTGGAGATCATTACTCGTATCCAAGGGTTGGTTAACAAAAGATCCAGCCATGCTTCCGGCGTCATCTTATTTAATGAAGACACTATCTTTGACTCTGCGGCGGTTATGCGAACCCCAAAAGGAGCATTGATTACCCAGTGGGATCTGCATGACCAAGAGGCAGCAGGAAGTGTCAAATATGACTTTCTTTTAACAAGCGTACAAGATATTATTATCAAGACTATCGAACTCTTGCAAGAAGATGGCGTAATTGAAAAAGATATGTCGCTTCGAGAGATTTATAATAAATATCTGCATCCTGCTGTTCTTCCGCAAGACGATGAAAAGATGTGGGACGCATTAGCAAACGGCGATGTACTGGGTTGCTTCCAATTTGATAGTGCTGTTGGCAGTCGAGCCGCAAAGATGATTAAACCTAAGAATCCAAGAGAAATGGCAGATGCCAATGGATTAATGAGACTAATGACTTCTGAAAAAGGGCAAGAAACTCCTATGGAGAAGTATGTCCGATTTAAGAATAATATATCTCTTTGGTATAAAGAAATGGACGCTTATGGATTAACAAAAGAAGAGCAAGAAGCGTTTAAGCCGCATTTTCTTTCTTCTTACGGTGTTCCGCCATCTCAAGAGCAGATGATGACGATGCTACAAGATAAAAAGCTTTGTGGTTTCAGCTTGAAAGAAGCCAACGACGCACGAAAGATTGTTGGTAAGAAGCAGATGAATCGTATTCCTGAGCTGAAACAAAAGGTGATGGATAGCGCAACGTCTGCGGCGGTTGGTAGATATATCTGGAATTGTGGCATCGGCCCGCAAATGGGATATTCATTTAGTATCATTCACGCGCTTGCTTATTCATTTATCGGAATGCAAACCCTTTATCTAGCTACCCATTTCAACCCTATCTATTGGAACACTGCATACTTAATCGTCAATTCTGGTTCTATTGATGAAGATGCGGCAGAGCAGACTGACTATACTAAAGTCGCCAGAGCATTGGGAGAAATTATGAACGCGGGAATTAAAATCTCATTGGCGGATATCAATAAATCAGTCTTTGGCTTCTCTCCCGATGCAGATAATAACCAAATTCTATTTGGATTAAAAGGGCTTGTTAACGTTAATAACGATCTCGTTAAAACAATTATCGACAATCGCCCCTACACCTCTATGTATGACTTCATGGCTCGCGTTAATCCTAACAAGCAAGCGATGATTGCCTTGATTAAAGGTGGTGCTTTTGACCAGTTCTACCCTACGCGCTATCAGGCTATGGTAGAATATATTTGGACGACCTGCGATAAGAAAAAGCGATTGACTTTGCAAAATATGCCAGGTCTAATTCGCGCAGGACTTTTGCCAAACAATACAGAAAAGCAAAAACTTGCAAGACGCTTCTATGAGTTTAATAGATACCTTAAGGCGGAATGCAAGACGGACGGTGGATATTGGGCAGATGAAAGAGCTATTGATTTCTTAAATGAATTAGATTATGGTGGTTTAATTCAAAATAAATTTGGTCGTCCCTTTATTGATGCAAAAAACTGGGATAAGGAGTATCAAGGGTGGATGGATGTATTCCGCGATTGGATTAAAGCAGATCCACAAGGAATACTTGATAAATTGAATACCAAGATTTTTATGGCAGACTGGGAGAAGTATGGTAAAGGCAGCTTGTCCTCTTGGGAAATGGAAGCGTTATGCTTCTACTACCATGACCATGAGCTGAAGAATGTCAACAAAAGTAAGTACGGAATTGTAGATTATAGCAGCTTGCCAGAAGAGCCAGAAGTTGAAAAATTCTTCAAACGTGGCAACGCGCAAATTCCCATTTATAAGCTGCATGTTATCTGCGGCACGTGCTTAGCGAAAGACAAAACCAAGCACGTAGTATATTTACTCACCCCAAATGGAGTCGCAACAGTTAAGTTCCGTGGAGAACATTTTGCGGCGTTCGATAAGCAGGTATCTCAAAGAAACCCCGATGGTACGAAAACTATCATTGAGCGTAGTTGGTTTAACCGAGGCAATATGCTAATGGTCCAAGGCATCAGACGCGGCGATGAATTCGTAGCGAAGAAGTACAGTACGAGTAATCTCCATCAATTGTATCATATTGATGGTATTAAAGAGAATGGTGACCTTGTTTTGAGAAGTGAAAGATATGACGGTGAGCAAGAGGAGGAAGACTCTTGAGAATAGCTGAGCTCGTTAAACAATATAATTATAAGCCGTTGCCTGCGGAGTTATCCGCAGCGCAACGCGCTCAATATCTTAAAGAACTTCCTTCCAATTTACAGGTTGATGGTGATCAAAACTGTGAATTATATTCAAGAGGTCTAAAGATTAGTAATGGTTATCGTCGTATCGTGATAGGTGATTATGGAGCCTATATTGAAATTGCGCCTTCGCAAATGGAGATAGAAAATCTTGAAGTAACACCTGGAATGGAATATAGATTAAATAAAAATTATATCTCTGTTAAATATATTTGGTTATGTCCAAAAGGTCAACCAGATGTCAAGATTTATTTCCAACAGCACCCTGTCTCTTATGCCGACTACCAGCCGATGATGTTTTACATATCGCCCTTTGAAGTAGCAATAAAACAAAAGGAGAAAGAAGAATGATTAAAGAAGAACAAGTGCCAATTCAGTGGCGGAAAGAAAGCGTTCTTTATTGTGATAACTGCGGTGAAGTTATGAGACTTGACCACGAACGTACTTCTCTTTATGATACAAGCTGGTACTATGAGTGCCCTAAATGTGATTTGCGTTTGATATCACCCAGAAGATTGGACGGTGTATTAAGTGTATAATATTATAGCAATAGCAGGAAAAGCAGGTAGCGGCAAAGATACTATTATGCAAAGGGTACTTGCGGCCGCCCCCGATCGGTTCCACGAGATTGTAAGTGCGACGACCCGCCCTCCTCGTGAGGGCGAGGTCGATGGTAAGAACTATCACTTCATGGATTATGAAGATTTCAGAAAGATGGCCGACGAAGGTGACATGCTTGAGTTCACTTCATTTAATGGTTGGTATTATGGTACTCCAATTTCCTCTCTCGCCCCTCACAAAATCAATATCGGCGTTTTCAATCCCGCCGGTCTGCGCTCATTGTTACGATCGCCGCAAGTTTGTCTATTTATTATCTATGTTGATACTCTTGATAAGATACGATTAATAAGACAATTAAATCGAGAGGAAAAACCAAATGTACATGAAATCATCCGCCGTTTCTCCACCGATGAAAAAGATTTTCAAGATTTTATATCTGATTTCAAGCCCTATATTGTGTTGAATAACAATACCTCTGATCTTGATTTTGCGGTACGAAGCATTACCACCATGATGGCAGATGAAACCTTTGGGCAAAATTGATTACAAGATAATGGATAGATTTTAAATATAGTATATACAAAATACAATATCTTGTATAGGAGGGTAAAAATGCTTTAGGTAACAAAGCGAAATGGTATTAAAGTACCTTTTGATAAACAACGTATTATCGCTGCTGTAAACTCTGCCTTTCTAAGTGTTGATGGCAAGCTCTACGAAACAGATACTGCAAGCGATATAGCTGATGATGTTTATGCTTGGGCGGCATATGATAATGCTGGCAAAGAAATTTCCGTAGAAGATATCCAGAATAAGATAGAAGAACTGCTAATGCGTTCAGAGCGCCATGATGTAGCTCGTGAATATATACGTTATCGCTATAAACGAGAGATAGCTCGTAAGGGCAGTGACGATTTCGTTAAAGGATATAGCGAGAAAATTAGTGCTTTAAACCCCGATATGCAGAATGCAAATGTGGACGAGTTCTCCTTTGGTGGTCGTGTAGGCGCAGGCTCTGATTATATGATGAAGCAATACGCACTTGATTACTGTGTATCCAAAGCTTCCCGCAACAATCATCTTAATAATGAAATTTACATTCACGACTTATCGGCATATGCTGTTGGTATGCACAACTGCTTATCTATTCCTTTTGATAAGTTACTTGCGGAAGGTTTTAATACAAGACAGACTGATGTACGTCCTGCTGGTAGTGTAAATACAGCTATGCAGCTTGTAGCTGTGCTTTTCCAGTTGCAAAGTCTCCAACAATTTGGTGGAGTATCCGCTACTCACCTTGACTGGACAATGGTGCCATATGTGAGAAAGAGCTTCTGGAAGCATTATAAAGATGGCGTAGATTTTGTGATTGACTCTGACTCAGAGCTTACTGATCCAGAAAACTTCCGCGAAAAAACGTATAAGTTTGTCGAGCTTTGTAAAGAGCAAAATGTAGGTATCGATGATAAAGTACTCTTACTTGATGGGGAAAGTCCTATTTATAAATATGCTCTTCGTCAAACCGAGAAAGAAGTTCATCAAGCCGTGGAAGGTCTCTACCATAACCTCAATACGTTGCAGTCACGAAGTGGGAATCAACTCCCCTTCACATCTATCAATTATGGTACTTGTACTCTCCCCGAAGGACGCATGATTATTAAAGCGCTACTTGATGTTTCTATCGAAGGACTCGGTAAGTTACATAAAACCTCTATCTTCCCCTGCGGCATCTTTCAATGTATGAAAGGAGTTAACCGTGAGCCAGGAGATCCTAATTATGACCTGTTCCGTCTTGCCTTGCAAAGTACATCTACAAGGCTCTATCCAAATTACGCGAACGTTGACTGGTCCGGAAATGCCGGATACGACAGAAACGACCCAAAGACCTATTTCAGTACAATGGGCTGCAGGACAGCAAATGGCGCTGATATCAATGCCGACCCAGGAGTAAATCCGCAGACCAAGGATGGGCGCGGCAATATCTGTCCTGTCACCATTATTCTTCCCACTTTAGCGATGGAAGCTAAACAAGAGATTCTTGCTTGTGGAGATATTGGACATGAAGAAGTTGATATTATTGATGGGTTTATGGGTCTTCTCGATCAAAAGATCCATGAAGCTAAAGATATGTTAATCGAACGCTTCGAGTATATCTGCGCGCAACCTTCTTCTGGCGCCAAGTTCATGTATGAAAATGGCAGTATGATGGGGTATGATGGTAAAGATACACGTTCAGCTCTTCGTCATGGGACTCTCGCCCTTGGCCAGTTAGGCTTAGCTGAATGCCTCCAAATTCTCATTGGGTGCGACCAAACAACAGACAAAGGGATGAAGTTAGCTAAAAAGATAGAGCAACTATTTAAAGATAGATGCAAAGAGTTTAAAGAGCAATATCATCTAAACTTTGGTGTATATTACACTCCGGCGGAAAACCTCTGCTACACGGCGCTTAAAGCGTTCCGCAAGAAGTATGGCATAATTCCTAATGTCAGTGATAAAGATTTCTTTACTAATTCTATACATGTACCAGTATGGAAGAAAGTATCTCCTTTCGAGAAGATTGATATTGAGAGCCAACTAACAGGATACTCAAGTGCTGGCTGCATTACTTATGTAGAGTTAGAAGCTGCCGTTAAGAATAATATAGATGCTCTTGAAACTATAGTCAATTACGCTATGGATCATGACATTCCATATTTCGCCGTAAACGTACCTAATGACACTTGTCTCGACTGTGGCTATACCGATGAGCTTAATGGTACCTGCCCTATGTGTGGTAGTCATAATATTCAAGAGCTTAGACGTGTAACGGGATATTTAACTGGCAACTACAAGACTGCCTTTAATCTCGGTAAACAAGATGAAGTCGAGCATCGAGTCAAACATACTGGACAAATGGAGGAATAAGCCATGAAAGTTATAAAACATGGTAATAGATTATATTACCGCGAAACAGAACATGTTTGTGAAGTCTGCGGATGTAAGTATGCTTTTAATCTTGCAGACATCTCATATAAGATAGATTACAATAGCGAAGAGGACAAGTTTATCCCCTGTAACTATATTGTATGTCCAGAGTGCAAAGGTATTTATATTTTAAATCAAGAGACAGAAAGTGAGGAGCCTGCGGGCGGGAGCTCTGAAGCGCCTACAGGCGACCCTTCGACAGACCCTACTGATCCTAGTGGAGGCGACTAACCATGCGCTATGCAGGAATCATATATAACGATATAACTGCGGCGCCAGGTATATGTCTCTCCTTCTTTGTGCAAGGATGCGATCGTCATTGCCCAGGGTGTCACAATCCAGAGACATGGGACTTCGATGGAGGTTTGGAGTTCACCGAAAAAACGATGAACTCCATCCTCGAAGGACTAGTCGCCAACGGAGTACATAGAGATCTTGCAATCATGGGCGGAGAGCCTATGGCAGAAGAGAATATGTTCTTGGTGCAGATGATAATTAACGAGGTCAAGAAGGTATTACCGCAGACGAAAATCTTTCTTTGGTCTGGTTACACGTACGAAGAACTGGATAAAAGAACGGATGGCCGCACAGCCGCTATTCTTGCATCTATTGATTGTATTGTTGATGGACCGTATATCGAGGCTGAGCGCGATATTACGCTACCCATGAGGGGCAGCCGCAACCAACGCATCATTCCATTAAAGGAGGGCAAACCTTGTGAAGCAATATAATTGCCCTGACTGCATGGTAGCAGAAGATTCGTGTGATGGCTGCCAACGAGCAGCGACCGCAAACAAGCCATCTAATTACAATGATTTGTTAGAGCGATTAAGTGAACCCATCCCGCATCTTAGATGGGACTGGGACTCTACTGCTGAAATCCCCTCTTGTTGTCGCAATTGCAGTAACCATCCTTCTAATGGAGGTTCCGGTATTTGTCATTGTACTTTACCTTATGCAACAGAGAATCCAATTAAGTACGATTATCAAGGATATGAAATAACAACTTGCACTTCTGAAAATTATATTGTAAAATAATACTATAAAGGAGTGATCACAGTGACATTATATGAAATGAACCAAGCCGGCTATGCTAGCCTTCCAAAGATGGCTAAAAGCGCAATTTCAGCTGCTGAAGACAAAGTGGCGGACTGGATTCAAGCCAGTTTAAGCGAACATGGCGGCGAAAATATATATTTTATGCTTTTAAATAACGATCTTCACTACTATACGCTCTTTAATTGGAGAGCATTATCCCCTAAAGAGGGCGGTGGAGATAGCGAAGACGTTGTGAGAGAAATTTTCTCTATCGTTAAGAGTCTTGGCACCCTTAAAGCTATAGAGAAAAATAACAATGACGCTTGGGAATTTTGGATTACCAAACCCAATGCTACGACTGACGCCTACTATCTATTCGATTATACGAAAGGAGTGATAGAGGTATGATAGAAGATTGCTTAATAATTGACTACGACCCATTTAGCTGTGAATCTCGCGTTATTGTTGTTGAGAACGGTCAGCGGGGAATGATGGGCGTAAGTTCGGATGTGAATAATCTTGCGAAAGAGCTTCCCACCTATTGTCAGAAATATAACCAATGTAAAGTAAAGTTCCACGCTCCAGTTGGTATTTTCTATGAATTGAAACGTCAATTGGAAGAGAATGAACAGACTCTCTATGGGGAGAATAGAATAGAATTGGAGATTTGTTAATATGAGTTATCTACTTAAAGTGCAAAATACTTACCGCGTTGAAACAGAGCAGGAGGCATTAACTCTTCGTGAGACACTCCGCAATAAAAGTAATGGCGAGCTTATTGCTTTCTCTTACACAGTCAAAGAAGTGAAGCAGAAGGGTGAGGTCATTGGAACCTATGTGGTATGCAAGGCGACTATAGAGTTTAATAAAGAGAAAGAGCCTGAGCGTACGGTTCAAGTAACCTATGAGGATATTTAACATGGAAGGTATTAGATTTGATAAAGTCTCCCGTTTTAAAGATGTAGATCTGCCTCTCCCAACAAGAGGTACAGAGTTTTCAGCAGGATATGATTTTATTGTGGCTGAGGACGTAGTCCTCAAACCTTACGAACATGTCTCTACAATACTCCGGAACGGAGTAGCCCTTAATGATTACTGGGGATATACAAAACCAGTGACGCTACAAGAAATGGCTCAGGCCACGAAAGATCTTAAGGCCAAAGTACAGCTTGTATCCACTGGCATGAAGGCGTATATGCCGCAAGGCACTTACCTTGAACTTACCATGAGGAGTTCTACTCCCCTTAAGCACTGGCTCATTCTAGCAAACTCGAAGGGAATTATAGATGCCGACTATGTTGATAATCCCGATAATGAAGGCGAAATCTTTATGCAGATTATCAACCTTGCACCTTTTGCTATCCAGCTCAAGCGTGGCGATAAGATCGGCCAGGGTATCTTCCATAGATTTGAGATTACTGAAGACGACGCAGCAAAAGGTAAGAGAGAGGGAGGACTTGGTAGCACAGGTTCTACTATCTCCTAGGGTATGACTCAATTTATCAGACGAGAGATGGAAGAACGTGCGGCCGCAGGCTCTATGGTGTCTAGCGAGCAAGGTTAAGGTGGTTATAATGAAAGTTCTATGTCTTGACCAAGCTACCAAAGTGAGCGGCTGGTCAGTATGGGATGGTTAGAAATTGGTAGCATAGGGAAAGTTCTCCTTTGAAGAGGACGGTAATCTAGTCTCTCGTCTGCACTAGATCAAGCTTAATGTCCTATAGCTTATCAAAGATTATAATATATAGAAGCTATATCTTGAAGATATTTAGTATCAACAACAAGCTGGAGTTACGACGTACAAGATTTTAGCCGAACTAATAGGGGTCTTACAAGAGTTAGCTTTTGAAAATTAGATACCGTCTGAATTAGTACATTCGTAGTCTTGGAAATCATCCTGCGGAATTAAAGGGCGTGCTAGAGCAGAATAGAAGTAGAGCGCATAGTAGCACGTTAAATAGGTCTATGGTCTATCTGTATCGTAGGATGAAGCCGATGCCATTTGCATAGGCGAGCATGTTACAAGGCAAGACGCATGTGCTTGGTGACCTCTTTGGGCAAAATAAAAAAAAATATCGCCCTCTTTTCTCATAATATGTAGAGACTATTATAAGAAAAGAGGGCGATATTTCAATGGATATTGTTGATTTTATTTTGAAGTATTGGCTTGAGTTTCTACTAACTGCAATAGGTGCGGCGATAATAGCAAACTTTAAAAAGATTAAAGAAAAAATTAAAGAATACAGAGAAATGAAAGAGACAGAAAGAAAAGAAAAATTTAAATAGAATTTATTAGAAACTATTAAGCCAATAGTGGCAGAATGTGTTGCCAAATCAGATGCTACCGATGAAACTATCCAAGCGACACTAAAGCAGTTACAAGAGCAGCTTGGGAATCTCGAAGAGCGTGTTATTTTAATTACTTCTGGAGTTTTAGCCATGTAGGCGCAGGTGTTCAAAGGCGAATGTACCGCATTATTAAATCAAAAAACGCCTATTACATCCGACCAATACAACAAGTGCATGAACGACCATGGTTTATATAATAGGCTTGGCGGCAACCACGATGGAGATTAGCTGTTTGAGCTAGTAACGGAAAAATATAAACATTAGCTATGAAAATAAAGGGGCTGTTTGAACAGCCCCTTTATTTTATTAATTGATTCACCACTTTAAAAATCTCTGGCCCAAAGACGGTTACAAAGCTTGCTAAAAATTCTTCTTCTTCCTCTGGAAGTGCAATACCATAGCTCGCAATTACAGCATGGGTTACTTCATGGCATATAACTTGAACAAATAGGGTATTTGTATTTACGGTTGATGATATATAAATAGTATGATTTATACTATTACAGCATCCTATAGCTTTTCTGCCGTTTGGCTTTATCAGCTCGGGGTGATCGGGCGGGACAATGAAAATATGCCAAATCACCCCATTAATCTTAAACATTTGGATTGTTAACCAATTGTTCAACCTTGTTTGTTAAAGCCGCTAGTTTCTTATGGAGCATCATCTTTTCTTCTGGAGAGGCTCCACCAATCATTTCGGTAACATCCTGGCTTAGTTCGCCCATGTATTTCTCAAGTTCTTGGAGCTGAACTTCTTTGCCTTCGTGATGTTCTTTAGATTCCATATACATTCGACGGGTGAGCGGACTACGCCCTTCGCGCAAGTCGCGGGCAACCGGCTCTTTATAGTCGTGGGGACGATCAAGCCAAGTTCCTTCACGCCTTGCAGTATCCATATAAGGATCGATGTATGGTTCCCAAGCTTTATCTTTCTCCCAGTGAGGAGTGTAATACCGACGAGATTCGTACTCTTCCTTCTCCTTATTAGCGTCTTCCATGGCTTCAACAACAGAGCAGTAATAGCAGGCTTCAGCCATATCTTTGACCATATCGACAACCTCTCCGAGTTCATGAGTGTCGACTTTATCCTTGTTATGCTTTAACTGCTCATACGCTTCCTCAGCGACGATACACATTATTTCTTTAATATGTTCCATGAAATTATGCCACCCTTTCCACAATCAAATTAGCGTTCTATACATTTACTGGGATAGTGCCAGTATTCTGAATAGAGAGTTGGGTGCAACAGCCGATAGGTACATCAATGAAAATATCAGCAGATACATTATTATAATTATCCACCGCAGTCGGGGTAGAGATCATAGAAGAGCTAGGAATGCCTTCCCCATTAAGGGAAATGGTTAGTTCGACAGGGCCTACCGTCTCTCCGGTGGGGACAGCAATATTGCTGCCATATGACACGCGAAAACGGGCCCTGCATTGACCATTGGCCAAGCCTCGGAGGGTTACTATCCCAGATCCTTCACGATGAAGGATCGAGGGGCAACCACGGACACTGACAGCATTAAACAGGACATCCTGATTTACTGCAACAGTCTGTTCAGCGACAGCTACAATTTCCATGTTTATATTCTCCTTTTATTAAGCTACGAGATTATTATAGCCGCAACCACATCCATAGTTAGTGGGGTAGCCGGCATAAGGATTTGCCACTGCATAAGCAGGGATGGGGTATGGAGCAACACGATTTACGATGTACTGAGTCTGAGCCGTATTATCAGCAATCAACTCACGAGTCTGGGTAGCCTGGGAAGCAGCCAGATTCTGCATATTGACTTGATTCTGAAGAGCAACGTTCTGAGACTTGAGAGCATCGATTTCCTGCTGGCAGAGTTTGTCAAGAATAGCTTGAGTATTTGCATTGCTGGCTTCAAGTACATCACGAAGAGCATTGGAAACAGCATTGCGGTCTGCGCAAGCTTCGGTTGCAACAGTGTATTTAAGATCAGCAAGGCCAGCACGATTCTCGCAGCAGCAGTTAGAAAGCTGACTGGAGACATTGGTCAAGCCATTAGTGATAGCTGTCTGAGTGCCAAAAGCCTGTTGCATGTTTGCCATCTAACGTGCGTTATTGGATGCCTCAGCGCCAGCAAATCCAGATGCGATAGCAGCAGAGATTCCGTTGCCTGTCTGACAGATATTCTGGTTAACGCCTGCAAGTCCAAGGGCGGTGTCGCCAAACCCGCTAGTTACAGCAGACTGTAAGCCGTTAAGCTGATTAGAAATCTGCTGAGAGTTAAAGCCATTAGTAACGATGTTGTCAGTATTCTGGGTCATCATCCAAGGCCACATCATGAAGTTCTCGCCAAAGCCAAAACCATTCATACCAAAACCGCCGAAGCCTCCGCCCCAGCCACCAAAAGCAAAGAGAATGAATAGAATGAGCAGCCAGCTGCCATCTCCACCAAGGCCGAAACCATCAGCACCACGAGTTGCAGTTACAATATCAGATAGGGAATAACCATTAGAATTATTGAACATGATTAGATGTTCCTCCTTTTAAGTTAGTGAAGACCTAATCTAGCTTTAAAAGAGGAAAACTCCTAGTCAAAGTCCTTTCCTTGTGATTGCATGAGATTGCGGGCAAGCGCTTCAATGCCCTACGTATCATGCTTTTCGATCATAGAAGCGAGGTTCTAAAGCATAGGATTTTGATTTTGTCTAAGCATCTGCATTAGTTGATTAAGATTCATAGGCATTATTTACCAACTCCTTAGAATTGATATACTTGCGGCGACTGAGATACTGCGGGCGTTTGAGCTTGCTTTGATGCGCTCTAGGTCTCGGCGGCCGCAAGTTTTCTTTCCTATCCCATACTCATTACCTCTTGTTGTAATTGTTTCATCGCAGTGTCGAACTCGTCGCGAGTGATGTACTGCGCAGGATTAACACTTTCGGGCTGCGGGATAGGACGCAGTTCATACAAATTAACTGTGCTTGTTCCATCTGGATTTATCTGCTTAGTATAAATCTTTTTATTGCCTAAATCTGGGAAATAAAATATCGAGCCATCAAAATCAACCGGCGTGCCTTTAACCTCTTCTATTGATGTCACAGGACGTCCTTTGAGCTGGCCGGCCTATTCCCTTATGGCTGCCTGGGGCTGGAACCAACCTGGGTAGTATGGATTATTTACCATTCCGTAATTTTCACTCCTTTGAAAAAATTTTTTATCAGGTCTTCCATTATATAGTGAAAATTGCGATAGATGAATTTACCAATTTTGCCAAAAATTTTGGTAAAAAATTGCTTAGAGTAGTCGCGCTCACCCTCGGGGCAAAATAGGTTAAAATATCTACAACCATTTTTAAAATATAAGAAGGAGGAAAAGAATTATGAATCATAACATTCAAACATCTAAACTCATTCTTTTTCTTTCCTATGGCTGTGCTATTTTACTATCAATTACTGCGGTAGTTGCAACTTTTAAATAGCTTGACACTTCAGCTCTCCATATTCTTGCAGGAGTAGCTTGGGGCGAAGTTGCTGTTCACACCGCAGTTTATAGTATAAAAGCAAAAGCGGAAAATCGTCTAAAGATCTTGCTTTCTATGATTAAAGAGCTCTCTCAAAATGATAAGTTTGAGCCTGAGGTTATAGTATAGCTCTTCGAAGGCGTAACTAGGGAGGGATAAAGATGACAGAACAACAGCTAAGACAATGGATTGTTGATACTTTTATGTCTTATCTTGGTGCTAAACAAGGTTCAGCAAAGCATAAAGATATTATTGATACATATAACAACGATAAGCCATTGCCTCGTGGGTATAAAGTTTCTTATACCGATCCTTGGTGTGCAACTACGGTTTCTTCAATGGCAATAAAATGTAATATGAAGGATCTTATTCCGAAAGAATGCAGTTGCAAGGCTTAGATCTCCCTATTTCAGCAACTCGGAAGATGGCACGAGGATGATACCTACCGTCCGCAAATTGGGGATATAGTATATTACGACTGGGATGATGGTCCTAATTATGCAACAACAGATGATAAGAAAGACCCTAACCACGTAGGTATGGTATGCGAATCAAATGGAGATTCGTTCAGTGTAATAGAGGGAAATAAAGGTACACCTGGCTAGGTTGCTATTAGATATATGAAAGTAAATGGTCGCTATATCAGAGGATTTGGTCTACCAGACTATGCTAGTAAGGCAACTGAACAATAGCCACAAGGACAGAAAGGTCTAAACACTTATACTAAAAATGGTGTTTTTGTAGTAGAAGTTCCCGTCAGTTGTTTTAAACTATCCATGCGAAATCATAAAAAACGTGATATGGGACAGAACTATTGCAATGCCAATTTCTTTGCCACTTATTCAGAAGAAAATAAAACTGTTGACTTCACTTTGCCCGTTGGGCATCTTGTATGCGATTATAAAGTAAATCCAAAAGAATCTAAGAGTGACAAGTATTGTGATAAATACTGTCACGAAAGAGGTACTTTTAATGATGATAAATTCACCTTTGATTCAAATAAATGGTCTTTTGACAATGGATTCTTTGGTAACGCTCTTACCACACTATAGGTAAAGGGTGGCAAAGCCTGGATCAGCGACATTATAAGTGTCCCCGCTGGACTAGATTATGCAGTAACAGGCATCCCAATTATGATTAAAGGCAAAGATGTGAGCTGGACTAATTATGTCAGGCCGCAAGGGTGGAATGGTTCCGAGTTATATGCTACTTCACATATCTTTGTAGGTATCAAACAAGAGTAGGCAGATATGATTTATGTCATGGGTTGGACGTCTAAAACTAATAATATGGTATCTACTTCTGAAGCTTACAAAACATTTTCCGCACTCGGAATGTATAGCGTAATGAAGCTCGATGGCGGCGGAAGTTATTTCATTAATGCAAATGGAACAACAAAAGCTACCACAGAGAATAGAAGAATAAATGCTATTATAGAGTTTGCGGCCGCCGGTACATAGTGCCCTTATACCGAGCCTTTTATTGCACTTAAACAAGGTTCAAGTAGCACCACTGGTGTTAAATGGATACAATGGCAACTAAATAGGAAGGGCTATACTTGCGAGATTGATGGTTCTTTCGGGCCTATCACAGACGTATTAGTGCGTCAATTCCAAAAAGCAAATAATATCGCGGTTGATGGCATCGTAGGACCCGCCACCCGCAAACTATTGAAAGGATGAATGATTTATGTCTCCAGAATTAATTCAACAAATCTTTACTTTAGTTCTCATTCCTCTTGCTGGAATCCTTGTAAGATTCTTGGTTGTCTTTCTAGAAGCTAAATGTACTGAGCTTCAAAGTAGAACAGACAATGAGAAAGCAAAGAAATATATGTCAATGATTACTGACACTATTACTCGCTGTGTTATTACCACCAATCAGACTTATGTTGATGCTCTTAAAGAACAAGGTGAGTTTGATGAAGCGGCACAGAAGATTGCTTTCCAGAAGACACTAAATGCGGTTATGTCTATCTTAACCGAAGATACAAAGCATTATATAGAAGAAATTACAAGCGATATGCAAGAGTATTTGATCCAGTTAATTGAATCTGAGGTCAACAAAAATAAGCTTGTCGTCGAAGGATAAAAAGAAAAAGGCTTCGCTCTTTAGAAATAAAGAGCGAAGCCTTTTATTTGTTTACTAGATAACTGTAATTAGTATATCTATAGAAACTGCTCCAGTAGAAGTATCTCTAGTGAAGGTCAGTGTTTGGTTTTCTGTATCAACATCAAGACTAATAATGGTATTATAAGCAGTTTTATTTGTCAATGGAGTAATCTATAATGATTGTCCATCCAATAGCCAAGTTTGCCCACTGAGTATTGAAGTGGAGCTGTTATTGCTAAAATTAATTACTCGTCTATATACTTTTAATGTTTCTTCATCGTTCTCTGCATTAACACTCAATGAATCAACTTCACTAATTGAAGTAGAAAATTGAATATTTTGCCATCCAGGCTCTTGTGGTAGCTTAGGTTGAGAAAACCAAAAGCTAGTAATTGAGCCACCACTTTTTTTTAGCGTCACAGCAATAATTTCGTTTGTAGATTCGGTTTTAACGTTTGGTGATAGCATATTAAATACTGCTATAATTGACGCCTCAACGTTTTCAAAATTGAAATTATACGTTCCAGCTACCGGAACCCCATTACGAGCTATCTCCACTGTATTCTGTCCAACGCCAGTTTGTTCTAAATATAATGTTTCAATCACCTTAATAGGATTGTTGAAATTAATTGTTCCTAATAGTTCAACATCAGTGGAATTAGTAGCTACATAAATATTGCCAGAAATTGAGATATAATAATCTCCAGCTCCCATTCCTTGGACGGTCACTTCTCCGTTAACGGGGTCATTACCACTGAAGAATTTTGCTGCACGTTGAAGCTCCAAGTCCATACTGTAGTCGCCGGTGGTTTCGTTTTCAATAAAAGATCCTGTAGGCGCCCCTGCTGGTGGCTTTGTTTGTTTTACGGTTACAGTATTAAATCTCGCCGCACGTGGAAAAGTACACCACAACTTAGGAGTTAAAGTCCCTCCTCCTTCCACCTCTACGGCAGGAGGGGTTTTTGCCGTAATCCCCTATGTCCTAACATCAGCAGTCCAAACTGGTTTCGCTCCGCCCATTTCTGCTATAAGGGCCAGCCCAGTTGGTGTCTTAAACCAGACAGAACTGTCATAGTTTTTATCATCTGTTCCTGGTATCTAGTATGGATCGGAATATTTAACCTCTACATATGTGCCAAGAGGAATATTATCTGCATCTGCCATCATCTAGGTTTTAGATGTATACTATCTATATATTTCGAAATTTCGACCAGGAGGTCCTCCGTAAAATGCATCCATTTCTTTATACCTCCTTAATCTTCCTAAATATAATCTATAATATAATAGGCGGGCGTGGAGCCGTTCGTTCCTATCCCTAGCTATCTAATATAAAAACCATCAAAGTCTAATTCATACAAACCCGAATATCCTATTGTAATAACGGTATTATTAATTGTGAACTAGTCGCCTCTGGAGGCTTGAATACCTAATTTAATAATAGGATTTGTGTCTAAATCTGTAGGGATCTGTCCGCCTGAGCTAGCTCCCATTTTATATATCTAACCCAATTTCATAATTCTTACCTCCTTTATATTCTAGTCAGCACTTCCGTAGCTGTAATGGACATTGTTCCATTATAGGTTAAAGGAAGCGAAAACTGAGTTATCTAATAATTACCATTTATCTAGCTTTCCTTATCATATACATAGATAATATTATTTACATCCATATAGTATTTAGGAAGGCAAGTAATAGTTATAGTAGTGTTGTAGTTTAAGTTTTGATACAACACTTCTCTTAATTTATCGAAACAGCTAGCACCAGTGGTGCTAATACTAAATAGACTCTTACGGGCTTGGTCGGTCAATAAAAAGACCTTCTTGCCATAACTCATCCAACGATTTCTAAGCTCTCTTCCTTCATCGGTATTAGGCACAAATAATACCTCCGGCACATCTTTATTATAGATAACATTGGCGCCAGAGTCTTTTACTATCTTAGTGCGGCGACCGATTTTATTGACAGAATATTTTCCTACATCTGAGCCGGTATCTATGAAGTCAAGCCAGAAAGTGAGATTATCTGGATTAGTAGTGACAGTATTAGTCCACCCCATAGTATTATTGTCTTTTAACTCATAAGCTTCTCTCCAGCTCTTGATTAGCTCTTGATCGTAATACTCTTGAGATACTCCGGTTTGCTACTAAGCAATTAAAGCCTAACGATATAGCTCTTCTCGCCACTCGGAGCATGGAGTGCCCCTTAGCTCAAGACCATTAACTGACTAAGGTTGAATTATATAACACTTATTAACAGTATCATAATATAAATACTATAGTGCAAGATCTAACTGCGGTTTAGCGCATACAGATAAATGATAGCATATCTAAGTTTCTTTGTTCTTTGTACCATACACATAGAAGTCATTCTTCAAGTTATTATATTTGGGAGATCTAGTTATTTGAGTGGTAGTATCTAGATCTGTTAGGCTATATAAATACTTAGCATTATTATAATTCTTTAGGTAGTCCTCTGGTGTTAACTCATTAAGAGGACTAGCGGTATTGAGATAATTCTTTATTTGTTGAAAATGAAATACTCCTTGAACATCATAGAAGTATTCAAAGTTACCAAGCGTTTTGGCTATCTTGTCTAAGAGAGTAACTACTGTATCTCCAGCATTGAGAGTTAACTCACCAGGGTAGGTAAACTCAGTTTCCTCGTAACCTACATCATCGCCATTACCATAGATCCGATTTCCATGGTCTACTTCAGCATCAGTAAAAGAAAAGCTAGAATAGGTTTCCGAAAACTAGATATGTTTACTACCAATATACTTGACTAACTACACTACATAATCATCAACATCAGTAATCACTATCTTATCTGAATCTTCCCCACCATAGTGATTAACTGCTTCAAAAATTATGTCATATATCTTAGCATCCAATCTCTCAATTGAACCATCGTCATGCTATATCTCTTTCTCGTTGGCAACAAGAGTAGCAGGAATCGTACCGCCGCAAGTACCATCTAACTAACACATCTTATCTCGTCCTTGTATGCTAATAGTCCAATTGCCGGTACTTCTACTTATCGAAACGCTAGTAAGAAAGAATGTTCCGCAAGGAAACCACACAGGAGAACCATAGTTCTAATACTAAGGCAGCGGATTATCATATCCTATATATATTCTAACCTTCTTATCTATTGCTATATCGTTATTCAAATCCTCTATATTAGAGACTTGCGGCGATGCTAGCATCGTGAGGTTTATAGTGCGGCGAACCGCGGAGGATGCATTTACATTTAGCGTCCCCGCGGTAATAGCGCCTTCGATAGTTTTTATCGGACGTTCATCAAAAGTCAGAAGAACAATCTTAGCATAATGTGTGCGGATTTGAAGTTTATCAAGGGCGGTCAGAAATTCCATATCATTAAGGTAATTATCCATTTCCACCACTCTCCTCGTAATAAATCTCATAGAGGCAATTTATCTATCCGCCTGGGGCGAGATTATTTATAAATTGGATATCTTTAATAAATGTTGCAGGTTCCAATTTATAACCATTCGGCTCAATAACTTCTACGACCGATTCATCTTTTAGATTCTTGACATTTAATTGAGCATAACCAGATATTGAAATAGACAAAATGCTATTTATCTTAATATCTTCGTTATTACCCTTAAGAAGAGATGTAAGCCACTCACCAGCTACGTTAGAGCCGTCATTCTGCCATAATAGTATCTTACTATACCAAATTGTTGCAGCGCTATTATTACTTCCTCCATTAGCTTTTTTATATTTAACTTCATAAATGCAGTTAATATGAAGTGCAGAATCTGGAGGCGCTCCTTGACCAAATGAGACACTTAATTCGGTAATATCTTGCTCATTTGCTATGTTATCGGGGAGTTCAAAGTAGGTTCCTAATGCTCGTTCTTCTGTAATTGTTCCAGATATATTATATGAGGGCGGAGTAGTATCCATCCAAACATTATACAAACTACCACCGTAGCCTATACCGGAATCTATCCACAAACGCTTTATTGTGGTGGTATTAATATTATACCCAGTGAGCTGAGGGCATTCATTTTCTATTTTATTGATGATATTTTTCTCTTCGCTTGATGGAGTGATGACATATGAGCAAAGCTAATTGTCTAAAGTGAAAAATTCAGTATCTTCTATGTCAGTTATAACCTTAATAATGCCAGCATTCTTAAGGCTATCAACAGAGTTATCCATGACTTCGTAAGCAGTAGCGGAGAAATCAAATAACATACGGCCTAGCTGTTTGCGGGGCGACAATGTTACATTCATCAAGCCTATAACGATATTGCCCTCGGTGGGCGAGCGATAAAGCTTGTAGGTAAAATCATTAAGGAACTCCTCGACTTTCTCGCGGAACTTGCGCTCCATGAAGATATTGTCGTAGGAGAGATCTGTCTTATGATAATCAAGAGAAGAGGAGAAAAGGTTGCTCGCGGCCGCCGCGGTTCCGGACGGTTCGCTAGACCCCTAGCTACTACCGACCTCACCCGCCGCAGGCTCACTATTCGCAGAAGCAATCAAATCATCTGGTCGAGGATATGTATCACCTGGCTCATATCCAGTCTTATGGGTAAAGGGCGGTTTCAAAGACTCCGGATTTTCTGGTTTCGGGGCGTAATAATCTCTCTTACTCTTAGTGTCTTCCCTTATCGACCTGCCAGCAACGACTAGCTCGTCCCTATAGTACCAACCATCTACCTCTTGCTTAAAGAATGTAGAATCTTCATCTGTATTAATAGTAATTAATCCCTTAATCGGGAATTCCGCATAATAGGCATTACCATTAGCAACCAGATGGGGATATTTATCTCCTAATGTATCTTGCTTAGCTCTCAACACAGTATGCTTAAAGCTAGATACGTCGTTATCAAATTTAAGAGCTAGCTATACGCCATCACGATATATGTAGCTATACTCAAGATTATTAACATAATAATCTGCCGTTATAATTGGTCTACTTTGATTGCCAGAAGTATCCTCTTTTTGCATAGCATATTTATATCTTACTCCACTTTCAATAGTAAAGTCAGTATAAACTGTTGCACCATCTTTATATTTCTCCTAGCCCTCTTGCTCATCTATAGGCTAATAAAAAGAGAATAGTTCATCAAATGAAACATAATTGTCCGCTTCAGAGGAGCGTAACACTGTATAAATTCCGCTATAGAGCTTTGGAGTTTTTAATATTACTTCAATACATCCATTCTCTAAGCAGTATTGAGAATCCGAATTACAATATACAATTGCTTCTGGAAATATTATTGGGTTCTCTGGCAAACTATAAGGTTCTTCTTTATAAAGCGAATATCCATTTTCTGTCTCTACTTCATATTTAATTTGATAATGAAGTCCATTCATTATCTAGTATTTAAATTTATACTAATCACTCTCTGTATTTGGATCATGGTATAACCACCCAGAATTTTCAAGCTCTTCGCCGTTTTTCTTGAGGGTAAAACGATATAATTTTTCTGCCTCTTTATTTTCAACCAAAGAAGTATAATAACCTGTAGCAAGCTATCCATTCACCACAACAGAAAGGGAAATGCCGCTTGTATCAATTGCTTTGATAACAAGCACGTTAGACCATTCGGAAAGCGCACCAATAGTGTTTATTTGGTCTTTCTTCCAGTCTGCAAATGACTAGCCCGAAAATAGCGGCCATAGACCATTTACACCAAGCCTTACTTGGATTTTATAAAGAATACCGGCTTGCCACGGAAGCTAGAAAAATTTCTGACTTGACTGATCTACAGATATTATTTTATTATCTTTTAAAATTATTTCAGATACATTTGCAATAGATACATAGCCATTATCATAATAGAACCTTATGTTTGTATCATAAGAAAAAGAAGTTACAGCTGTTGTTCCATTTTTTACAGATGTAATATTCTTCGTTGTTCCATCATTCTTCTTAACGCTAGAAACCTAATTAGAATAAATTGTTTCTATAACAAACCAATCGTTCTTTACAGAAATTTTCCATTTATTATTCCCTAGCGACTCTAACGCAGGGTCATTTTTAGCAAGATACCTAATATTATCAGGACTTTTATCAGTAGAAGGAATTACCGAGCTGTTATTTGACTGTTTAGTAATCAAAACTTCAACATGCAAAAAATCACTCTATCCAGTAACCTAGCTTAGCTAAAACTCAAAGCTTGGCTCCTCCAAAATAGAAAAAACCTTCTCTGCACTCGGCAAAGAAGGAGGAAAAAGTGCCATATTTAATTACGCCTCCTTTTACTCTATCTATTTACTTTGAAAAATCTATAACCAAAATAAATAATACTTGCCCAGCCTATAAAGCCAAAGAGGAAGAGGGTTAACCCTCTTCCTCTATAAGTGGATATAACTGTTCCATTACCTGTACCGATAGCTCTACATGGTCGAGGTCTGAAAGCTTAATCTTGATAAGAGATACATCATTGTCAACCTTATCTAAAGCTTCTAACTCCTCAGTTACCTTCTGACGATTCTCAGGAGGTATATTGAACATACCGGGGTTGGCTTCGTCGCGAGTGCCGTAGGTTTCTAGAACCTTTATACGGCTCTCTGCCATATCTTCAACAATAGGTTGAAGAAGTTTGATATTGCGGGTAATGGTAAAAGATGTGCGTGCGGGCAGGCGCATAGTAGCGTCCTGCCGCACGGTTGCAAGCCCGTTAAAAAGGGACTGAATTTCGAAGTTTGTCATCGTTGGTTTCTCCTTTTACTCTTGTTAGGATGATGGTTTCCATCCATTGACGTAGATATAGGTGTCTGCTTTTTGCCATTTTAAAGTATCGTTTACATAAATATAGGGCGTTGCTTTTTTCCAAGTATCATTTATATAAATCCATACTTCACATCCATGAGACTTCTATTCCCATTTGGCAATAAAAGTATAAGTGGTGCCGGTTTCAGAAGCTTCAAATTCATTATTATAAGTTTTCTCTGCTTCGTAGGTATGAATTCCACCGCCGGCATCAATAGTTTGCCATCCCTTAAAATCATAATCAGTCTTTGTGGGTGCTGATTTTAAAGTATATGAAGGGATGGTAACGGTACTATAATATAAGGTTTCAGTTGATGGTGTTGGACTTCCACCATTACTATCATATATAAAAGTGCATTTATATGGTAAATCTTCCCAGTGGGCTTCTACTACATATGTTCCCGATTTAAAATCTACTGACTCATTTGGCTGCCAGGTCGATGCTGACCAACTAATTTTCCAATATTTAAAAGTTTTTCCTTCTTTTGTGCCTGGATGAGGCATAATAACCGTTATATATTCAGTGCTCGAATCCTAGTCAATATCATGACCTGTATATCCAGTGCCATAATTAATAAAGGTAATAGTATGGTGATAGTTAGTTCCTGTGGTAACAGCATCATTTAATTCATAGATCTGGCCGCCTATGGCTCTCTGCCAAGCACTAATCCCATATGTAGTATTATAATCTAAGCTCGTAAACACTCTTGTCCGTGAACTTATAGATGGAGATGGGTCGTCTTCGATTAAAGCTCCGTCTTTGTACAAGTCGATATGAATTTGACCTTGGTTATCACCTTCCGCGACGGCTCTAATGGAATTTTTATTTTCAACCGTACATGTTAAACTAGTAAGTGCCATAATCAATTACCTCAACTGTTAGAGTATACAAAAAGCAGCTAACCAGAAGTGCCGCTCGTAGAGGCGGTAGGAGCAGTATCTGTATAATTGTCGCTAGAGAGTGTTATTGCTTTGGCGGTTAATGATATTAAGTCAGTTGTCCTTGTATGAGCTACGGACGTATCGCCCTTCTCTCCTATGTAAATACGGGCTTTTTTGGTAGAGGGATCAGTTGAACTTTTTTGAGCATATATGCTAATATCAGAATTGCATTTTATATAAAAATTCGTCTCCGCCTCCATAAGTAAACCCTATGCCCAACCAGTTATTGAACCCCATTTGGTACGACTGGTGTCTCCTGATTGCTTAGCATAAATACCAAATTCTCCACCAGATATTTCGGTAGAATAAGTATACATTCCAGAAGTTTTAGAAGTAACAAATATTCCACCCTTACAATCAACGGAACCATCGTTTTTTACTCCAAAGTGAGCAGTATCATTATCATTAAATTTATTTACTGAACCATTTTTACCTTCTTCATATGTAACCGCTTTATTACTTGCCCAGAACCAAAAGTTTCCATCATTAGAAATACCAACCTTATTATCCGAATTATTAATTCCATAATTATTAATTTTCCAGCCACTAGTGTCACTACTCCCGATAAAACCCGACGTCGCTTTTATTTCTCCTTTAACTGTTAGTCCATTGTTATTTACAACAAATTTATCACCGAATTTAAATTCTGTTTTGCCTAAGCAAACACTCTCATCACTATTTTTTAATTTGTTGCTCGCTATCGTCCATCCGCCTATCTCGCCGCTCGTTGCGGCGATTTTCCCTTGGATTTCGGCGTTTCTACATTGCATTTCTCCCGCGGAGTTTACATAGAACCAAGTGGTTCCAGAAATACTAAAGGAAGAGGCGTAATAAGTTGTGGCAGAAGAAGAATTCGAAAACGTAAAGCTATATTGATATTTTCCATTGCCACCAGTATCAGTAACATTATAAATTGTTGTGTCCTAACTAATTGGTGTTCCGCTCGTCGCAGTAGGAGAATTATAATAGTAAGAGCCTCCTTTTAGTATCGCCTATGTATAGGAGCCTCGGCCGGTATTACTATCAACGGAAAGATTATCGCCAACCCAGAACCTTAAAGTCCCCTAGTTTGACATACCAACTTTGCCGTTATTACTATAAATACCAGAACTAGAAATCGTCCAGCTGCCGATAGTGCCGCCTTTTCCTGCATGTATCGTACCCGTAATATAAGCGTCTGTTGCCTTTAGGTAGCCGGAATCGGTAACAGAAAATTTCGCAGTATCTGGAGAAGTGGAAGATGAACCAGCCCAGATGCGATATTGATAACTAGAATTATCGACCCATATAATCTCTCCATTTTCTAATGTAAAGTTTTTTACTTCAGCAATCGGAATTTGGTTTCCAATGGGAGTGAAAGTTGATTTATCTAAAATACTAAATTTTATATTCTTTGAATAACCATTTATATTAATTCCATGTCCATCGTCGTCAAAGTTATATATTATTATTAAATAATCTTCGTCTGTATAAGTATTATTATTTTTTAATACAAGCTATTTTAAATTAGTGGCGGAACGAATTTCTGAATGTACGAATTCGCTTCCGCTATATAATGTTACACGACCGCCGGTAAGCTTATCTTCATTAATCGCCCAACCGTGAGTATCACTATTACTTCCGCCAATCTTTCCCTCAATAGCATATATCTTGCCATTAATCTCAGCTTCTTGGGCATAAACTTTTCCGCCATAAGAGACCTCAAACATTCCTTTATTAGTATTATATTTACCAACTTGAATTGCAGGGGTGTCTTTATGCGAAGAAGAACTCTCTCCTTTGTTCAGGCGAAGAATCATCCCATCTTCGTCTAGCACTGCGGAACTAGCATCTTTATCTTTTATGCAATTTCCGCCAGCAATAACGGCAGACGTACCATCAATCCAAATTCTTCCGCCGCCATCTGCTCTGCCAAAGAAGGCTTTTCCATTATCCATGAGCCCAAAAGAATTAACGCCAGTCTCGTATCCATAAAGACCAATCCTCTGCTGCTAACTATCGCGCCCCATGACAACGCCAGTAAACTAGTTATTACTATTCTTCTCGCCAGCGCCTATCTGAGGAGCGAAGATATACTGCCCATTTCCGTCGATATCAAGAGCTGTACCATCCCAGCCATTAATAGCTTCATTACCGTAGGTATTTAAATGGAGAATAATTGGGTGATCAACATAGTTGTTAGAATTTGTTTTACAACGTAAAAAACCTACTTGTGTATTTGGTATAAGTTTATCAACTTCTACATCATTAGTATTTGCATAATATCGCACACTGTTTTTCGTAAATGACCAAGTTCTGCTATTAGTTCTTGTCACATTTGTATTTGCTGTTACTTGTCCTGCAACATTTATACAATCAGAATCATTGTAGTAATTTCTTGCTTTCGGCAAAACGCCGCTAATAGGCATACTTGCCCCATCAAAAAACAAAGGAACATTTAAACTATAATTACTCGTACTTCCTTCGCGACTTACAGAAACAATAGAGCCAGTTAGCTTAGAAATTGTACCAGAAAAATTAAAATTAATTTTAGAATTTGGAGCATAACCGCTAGAACTATAAACTACTTCTGTCGGTACTCCGCTAATATCAGCACCGTTACCTTTTTTTACATCTATTGGAAATATATCTCTGATGACTGTTGTTACCGGTTCACCATTACGTAAAGATTCTGTCTTATCTTTGATGGTAGCCTCACACTAAAGAAAAATTGGAGTAGGCGAAGAAAAATCATAGTTAGAAAGTGTATAATCATATGTCTTATTTGTTTCTCCAATAATTTTTTCTACACCGCTATACCATTGATAAGATATTAGATAAGCTGAATTATCAGAAGTTATTTCACTGCCATCTTTATAAACATAACAAGTTAATGTTCTGCTGTCTCCTCCGGCTTTTTCTCCATCAAAAGCTCCTCTGGGTCCAATGATAGCCACATACCTTGTTCCGTTCGTTCCGAGGTCTCCATCTTTCAAGAAGGTTATTTCCTTCGTAAAGATATGATCGCCAACCTCATCGGTACGAGATACTGCAAGACGAAGAGTATTATTACTATACTCTTTTCTATATGTTCTTTTTATAGTATAGCATATTTTTCGATTTTCGTCAAGCCAGATTGATTGTATCATAGAATTGGGTGGTTGCTTATGTTCTGTTGTAATTATGATATCACTATCACCATTTTTATAATACCAGACAAGCTACTCAACCATGTCTGCAGGCTGCTGTGTCCAATGTGTCGTAGCAGACAAGGTATATATTTTATCACTATTATCATAATCCAATATATCTTTCAGCTATAGCTGTCCTGCTGCATCATACTTATGGAGGTCGTCGCCAGTAAACTCTACTGTAACAGGGATGGTCTTGGTATAGTTCTCCTTGTAAACAACATGGGTTGTATAACCGAGGTCTAGTGTTGTATCATCCTTGGTTGCAAAAACATGAACATAAAAAACAGAAGCGTCATCTTTAAGATAGCTATATACGTTCTAGTCTACACGAGAAGTATCCCCACTTATCTTTCTTGGTAGTCCATTAGGAGGAGACCAATACCAATTGCCGGTAAAAGCGAAGTTATCCCCTCCTTCTTTCGTAGAAACAATCTTTAAAGTATAGTTGTCCATTCCTCCAGCTACTTCGGTAATAGCAAAGGGATGAGCCGCTTGACCTCCAGAATTGATAACCTCTAACTCTGCTGACGCAAGGTTGTTATCGTGGGAGGCAATTACTTTGTACTTTGCCTGATATTTAACTGCGGCCGCAGTCGCTATGTAGTCTCTATCAGTCTCGCCTTCTAGTGGAATCCAACCATACCCCGCAATTCTACTCCAAGAATCTTGCTCCTATGAAGCATTATCCAAATCCCACTGATACCACTGATACTTAGTATTTGGATCTTCTGATATGTCAGAGCTAGCGTGAAATAAAGAAGCTCGATAAAATGTGCAAAAATCATCCCAGACTAGCCCAAATGGATACCGCTAAAGTAAATAATATTCTTTATCCCCGTCTTCGCTTGATAAAAAATGAAATGCGGTTATTATACCATATTCATTGGTGGAGTAAGGGCGTATATCACAAATATATACTTTTTCCTCTTGAATAGTTCCAGCTTTCTCAAATGTTTCTAGTTCCTAAACATAATAATCCGTATTTAAAGTTAAAAAACCACAATTCCTTTTTCCTTTGCTAACGTCATAACCGATTCCATAAACGTCAACAATAGTAGCGTAGTGGGGATTTTCCAATAGATCCTACTTCTCTACAAACCACATCTAAATATCTTTTACAGAGACAGAATCCCCTTCGGTCTCGCCATTAAAACCAGACTAATAAACCTATATTTTTTTTAACCCCGTTAAAAATCCCGCTGTAGCAACTTCGACAATAACAGATTGTTCAGCATATTCACCAAATTCATAAACTGAACCATTATAGTCTTTTGTACTCATGACATAAGAAATATCTTTACCTTCGCCCTCTGTGGTACTAAAAGTAAAAATAAGTCCGTAGTCTCCAGTTTCATGAGTATTTACAAAGCTAGTAAGGAATTTAGCCTAAATTTTTAACAGTCTAAATTTATTAGCGAGAACTGAAAATCTTGAATCGACAGAAGTATTATTAAAATTATCTACATCTACTTTGCTTTCAGAAGTATTTAAATTAATAGAGCATGGTTCATCATTAAGTCCATGGGCTGAATTATAATAGCTCTCTCCCAGCAAATCCCCGCTCATCTGCACATACTAATTCGCCTAACTAGTTCTCTCTTCGTCTGTCAAGCTCTTATTAGAAACAAGCCCAGTAATAATCCTATTCTTTGTAGCATCATTACTAGGAATCTTGATATATACCTAATCATTAACAGAATATTCTTTTGTAATATCCTGCGCGTAAGCATCAGCCGAGCCGCCCTCGTAGGTAACCCTGTACTTACCTGTATCCTTGTCAAGCACTTCCGCAATATTACCAGCTATCGTCCTATCAAAAGACAGAGCCTGTAGTCTGCTGTCTACCATAATCTACATAGCCGTTAAAAATTGCTCGCTAATATTTGACATATAAAAACTCCTTTCTCTCATTAGAGGAGAGGGTTTAAACCCTCTCCTCTTATTCTGTACGCCTCAATGCCCATTGGGCAGCGTCGTTGACCAAGCTATTAAGAGCATCAACAATCTCGTCAGAGCTTTGAACATTCGGGAAGTTAGCGTCGATATGGACATTCTAATCAATAGCAGTGGGACTAGCGGCCGCGCTAGGTGCGTAGCTGCCAAGCCTCATGGCTAGTGAACCTATCGCAGCGAGCACGCCTTCATCTATTGACCTTGTTATATCGCGCATCATACCGACCGCCGCAAGTATATTCTCTGTGTCCTCTTGATTAAGGACAAGCTCTTTCTCGTGGAGGAAAGCCATCTTACCAGACCCGTCACTCCAGTTTCCGGTATAGCCGCCAGAAGCAAATCCCTCTGGTGAAATTGTAATAGTTCCTCTTTGATCCACATGCTCATTCTTATAATCTCTCTCAACAACTTCTGTTTCATCTTCTACTTTCTGAGACAATTCATTTATTGCTGTAGTTAATTTATCTATAGCATCTTGCGTAGGCTACAAACTAAATCCCATGTCTTGCGCCCAATTTTTCATGGATGAATCAAACGCATGCATATCGCGATTTAGATAACCTATAACTTCATCCAATCTCCCCTGCGAAGAAGCACTTTGCCACAATCCAAGAATATCTTTTTCTGACCATCCTCCCGGGGTGCCAAACTAATTAGACACTAAAGCTCTATATGCCAATTGAGCTATTGCTTCATCTAAGCTTCCTGCTTCAATGGCGTTACCAGAGACATCATAGTTAAGCATTGTATTGGTCTAATTATTACTATCTGGGATATCATAATTGGTCTATATCTCATTAACGCTTACAGAAGCCAATTCTTTCAGTTTATCAATTGCCTCTTGAATTCCTCTTGCTAGATCTCTATAGCCTTCAGCCGCATTATAAGCCGCATCCATTTGCTATAGCAGTGAATCAACCTCATTCATGCCCATCCAGGCGAGGTTATCAGTGGAATCAGAAAGATTTCTTACTGTCCAATCAAGCGTATCAAGATCGGTGCTAGTGGTATCAGCTGTGGTACTAATCTTCTATTGCAGATTATCGTATGCATTTCGCATATTGTCAATCAGCTGAGTCGCTGCGGGATAGAATGCTTGAGTGGTTGTTGCCATTGAAGAAAGTTTTTTGGTATAATTATCAGCATAAGAATTATGAGCTTTTGCTAGTCCTTCAAAATTCTAAGTTAAAATTTCATTATTAGTTTTGCCACTTTCCCTAGCAAGATTGATAATATTTCTAACTGCCTAATCAGTTTTTTCATAAACACTTTGAGCCGCTGCTGCACTAAATACCTAGCTTTCGGTAGCCGACTTATCCATATCTTCTTTAGCGATATTAAATTCTCGTTCAAGATATCCTATCTTTTCAAAGTAATACTTTTCTTCCACCGCAAGCAATCTATCTCTTTCGTCTTCACTGATCAACTTATTATCAAAATCTTGCCAAATTTGCTGTATTCTCTATTCAAACTCAGCACCTAGCTACACTAGCTCTTGATTCAAATCTGTAACTCTCTACTTTGCTATATTATACTTTTCGTTCGCAGCGTCGAGAACTTTCTACTCAGCATCCTCAATCTACTCAAGATTGGCGGTATACTAATAGTTCCAGTTGCCTTGACTGTCTCGTACCAGACGCAACTCGGTCTTATTATTCCTCTAGTCCTCAAGATCCATCTACGCCTTTAGTAGTTTATACTCGGCTTCCATGTAATCAAGGTCGTATTGAGAAAGAGTATTGCCTTCACGACGTAGGTCGATTTCCTTCTACAGCTAAACCAGGCGTGTCTTATAAGCGTTATTGGTAGTCTTATCAATATCAGCCTATAGCTTCAAATACCATGAAGCTGTCTAATAGTCCTCGTTAACCTCGTCAAGATAGCGCTCAGAAGTTTCGATGTAGTGGTCATATTCGGTCTACTAAACCTTCGTACCCTTGCCACCAGAAACCTTCTAATCAAACTCATAGAGCGCTTTATCAATCTCAAGGTTATACATATCCTTAGCTTTCTCAATAGCCTCTTGTGAGCTCTTCAAATAAGCTGCTTGCGCTTCCTAATACTCTTTTAGGAATGCATCGCGTGTCCTCACTAGATAATCATATTCAGCGCCAGTCTCTCCACCAGCATAATTATCTAGCTACTGTTGCGCCTCTAGGTACTTCTGGTACATACCTTCATACCATTCGCGCTACATCTAAGCTTTTGCGATAGAAGCATCCATCTACTCGCTGAAGGTACTCTATAGGCGAGCATATCCCTCAGCTGTTCTATAGGTCTACCCTTGCAGAGCATATAGCTCTCTAATCGTATCAAGAACGCTAGTATTATGTTCAAGCTAACTGGTGAATTTTCCGAGTCTCTCGGCAGCCGCATCAACGGCATCTGCAACCGAGTTCTCCCATTCCTCTATCCAGCTAAGTAGATTCTTTCCAGATTCAGTGATATTAGAGACAAGACTCTCCATATCTTTTCTGATACGCTCTTTATCAGCATCATTCTCCGCAGTAGCAAGCTCTGCTTTAAGAGCTTCATAATTGGCTTTGTAGTGATCATACATAGCCTTTTCATCTTGCGCGGAAAGGGTGCTAAAGCTTAGAGACTTCATTCCGTGAGTGAGAGCGTCACCGAAGGATTCTGCTATCTCCTTAGAGAAATCATTGAGCTACTTGCGGAGATTCTTCATATCGATCTTGACTTCGAGTTTGTGCTCGATTTCGCTCAAGATGGTATCTTTTGCTTCGCGAAGGGCCTCCTCATATTTCTCCATGTTTTCTCGCTGAATCTTTAGCGTTTCTTCATAGAGGTCAAGAGCTTTCTTTAGTTCTTCGTAAGAGTTCTTTGTGGTATCGAGGGTATCTTTGAGAGAGTCTAACTTCTCCTACATGCCCTCTGCTGCTTCGGTATTCCCCTCTTCAATATACTAATTAAATTCTTTCTAGGCATCAACAAGTGCTTTATTATCATTTTCGACTTTCTTCCAAGCCTCGCGAAGAACCGAGGTATAATTGAGAATATCTCCATCATCGGCCATATTGAGCTAGAACCCCATAGCGCTGGCTTTTGCTTGAGCCTTGGCTAGGTCGCCATTTTCGCCATAAAGATACCCCTCTGCTTCCTTAGCTTTCGCTAAGTAGTTTTCAGCTTGCTTGTTAAGCTACTTAATTTTCTCCTGGAAATTCTTTAAACGGTCTGGGCCGTAAGTACGTCCAATAAGGGTATCAGTTTTCTTGAGAAGAGTATCTTGCTCCTCTATTTCAAGATTTATTTCGTGATAACGCTCACGGAAATCATCAAGAGTAGAGAGTTTTTGTTTGGAGAGGGACTTCCCTCCTCCATCTCCACTATCGCTGGTAAAATCGTCAATTAGAGATTGAATAACTTGATTAATGGCATCAGCCATCTTTTGAGCAGTAGTTTTAGCATCAAGAGCTCCAACCGATTCTCCCCACTTGTAGAGAAATTTACTAGGATCTGCTTTTCCAGACTAGACACTTTGGTAATCTTTTATCATATTCGCTAGTTCTGGATTATCTTTTATTACTGAGTTTAAATCTCTATCTAGTGTTTTATCAAAAGTCCTAGCATCATATTCAGTCAACTCTGACTAGTTTGCATATATCCCAGTAAAATATTTAGATAAGTCTTCGCCATTTATGATAGCTTTTCTTAAAACTTCTAGATTATCTATCTCCGCTCGCCACTATTGAATCTCTTTATCTGTTTTAATAATATCGTCGGCTGTGAAAACCTATCCAGTACCAACATCTTCAGAGAAGCTTTTCTTTAAAACATTAGAAACTCCAGTCCACCCTAAAGGATTCTAAACGAAGCTTTTGAAATCTAGAGTAGTATTCTTTAAAGCCTATTGGAAGAAAGACTATAGATTACTTGCAGCCTATTCTTCTTTCTTCTCGATAACTCCAAGACTTGAAACAATACTTTTCTCTTGAGCCGTCTAGTTTGTTATAGCATTAATCCTAGTTTCGATATTCCCTTTGCGCTTCTTTATTTCGTTATCAATGGTAGCTATGACAATCCTCTAAGAGCTTTCCTTTGCTGCTTCTTCAAGAGTTGCATCATTGTTTAGAGCTTCAGTAAGAGTATCTTTCTTCAGAGCACGCTTAGCTTCTTCGGCAATCTCCAAGACAGAAACAATAGCAGCTTCAGTCTATGATTCGTCAAGAAGCTATTGTACAGTTACGTCTCTTTGTTTATCAAGGTTGTCATAAGCATTAGCAAGCAACTAATTATATTTCTCTTCGTCTATACGAAGAATATTCTATTCAGCATCATAGTAAGCATCAGCCATCGCTTGCGGCCAGCGCTTACCCAGTTCTACCCAGTTGTCCGCACTTACTGTCAGGTCGTCGTTGATAAGCTTGAGACCTTCGCGGATATTGGCAAACTTAGCTGCGAATACGCGAGAATCAAACTTGCCAAATTCTTTATCATCAATTTCTAGCTTGACTTCCAGAGGGTCGCGCTCAAAATCATTCTTGAGCTTTTCAAGCTACTTCTCGGCAGTTCGCAGGTCTAAACCAATTTGAATCTAGGAGAGAGTTTCATTAAGAGTCTTTTCTATACTCTTTTGATAGTCTCCGCCAGCAATCTTCGCGGTCTTTTGTAAACTGTCGTAAGAAGCTCTAAGTTCTTTTATTTTTTCTTCCGAATATTCTGTCTCGCCAATCAGCTCTTGCCACTGCTTTTTTAGCTCATTATAATAATCTTCATAGCTCTTTAAATACCCCTCTGTATATCGACCCTATTCATTTGTTGCTGTACTGACATACTCAACTAATTTCTATAGCGAATCAATCTAGTCGTCAACCGTTAAGTCGCCAAATCCTGTTAAATCAGCTATTCCAGAGAAAGCTTCCTAAAGCTCTTTTATAGTTTCATCATCTAGTAGCTCTCCATTGGCCAGCTTATCTAGAACTTCAAAAGCTTTTGAAGAGGCATCTTTTATCTGGATATTTAGGTCTATCGGTTCCCGCAAATCGTTAAGTTTTGCTAATAACTAATCAACATTTTCAATATCTGCTATTATCTTAACATCTGCGTATCCAAGATCTTCAATATTATCATTTAAACCAAAAGAACGAAGTTTTTCTTTTGCCTAAACGTATACAGACTATACTTTATTAGCAACTTCTTCTGGAGAGAGACCCTCCATCATTATTGCCTTTAAAGTATCTTCTGAAACATCTTTAAGGCCGCTTGAACCTTTTTTAAGTTTATCAAAATCAACCTTGCTTAATTTATTTAGATCAGATAAGAGGGGATCAATAAATGTTTCTTTGTATTTATCTCCATAAATGACTTTACGATTTTCCTATAATATCTTCAGATTTTTCGTAAGTCTGTCATCATCTAGCTCTATAGCTCCAGATTCTAATGCTTCGGCAAGAGTTTTGAACTACTCTTCAGCTTTTTCATAAGCCTCAAAATCCAATGCATTATCATAAGCTTCCAAATAAGCTTTTAAATTCTCCTCGTTATCAGCTAAAGCCTCTGCTAGAGCCTCTTTATCATTTTGATAAAATTCTTTTATACTAACTTCTCGTTGAGCAAAATAATCTTCAATTTCTTCTTTGGAGGTTAAAGTTGCATCTACCATGTGCAGCTCTGGGGCCTTCACCTGTTCAATTGTTTTCTTTCCATTGAATTGTCGAAGAGCTTCATTTCTAGCAATCGTAGCCCGCGTTTCTGCTAGTTCAACTTGCCTCTATAGTTCTCTATTTTCTTCTTTTAATACTTTTAGTCTTTCATACTCCTTCTCTGTTGCTATTCCTTCTTCTATTTTTACATTTAATTTTTCTATTTCTTCGTTCTACTATTCAAGTTGTTCCTTTAAATCTTTATAATTTGAAGTGGCTTCCTAAGCCTTTTCTATAGAGCGGTCTAAGGCGCCATTAAAATACTAATACGCTTTCACTCCTGCATAGAGAAGAACGGCGATAAGAGAAATCATTGGTAAGGCAGTTGAAATTGCAGCCCCAAATCCAGCTACAGCGGGAGTGGCGCTTGTAGCCGCAGCTCCTACTGCGCTTGTAGCCGCAGCCCCAATACCAAGAGTTGCAGAAAAACTCTAAACACCCTTTACTAATATTGGGAGCAGCATAGCAGCAGCACTTAATAGTCTAGTAATAACTTCTGTATTTTCAAGGTCTTCATCTGTAAAGATGTCGCCTAAAGAATTTATTGCATTAATGCCAGCATTAATCTGCATTAAAGCATTACTAGTTTCTACTAAAATAGCGGCCCAATCTTTTTGCTAGATAGAGGTCTGCTTTATCTCACCTTTTAGACGCTCTAAAACTTTACGGTAAGCTTCAGCTTTTTCCTCAGCGGTTTTCTCAGATGCGGCAACTGTTCTAAATTCCTCAGCAATTTTATCTATATCCTCTGGATTTTCAACAATAGCCTTTAAAGCCTCTTTTACCTTTGCTAAATTATTATATAAAATGTTGTCGCGTCCGCCCTAAAATAGAGTTTCTATTTCTTTTTTTGCAGTTTCTGTGTCTTTACTAAAAAGACCAAGCGTTTTAGAAAGTTCTAACCAATCAAGTTCTACATTTTCTTCATTTTCTCGACTAGCCTATTCAAAAGCACGAACTTTACTTGTTGCTTCTTCAAGCTTAGCGATTAAGTCCGTAAATACTTGACCAACACCTTTACTATCACCTATAACAGTATTTATAGAAGAAGTGATAGAAAGTCTATTTAAACTACCTCCACCAACAGAAGACCCGACATTAGCCATTCGCTCCGCTATCTTTTTAGCATAAACATCTTTACTTTCCCTTAATAACCCGGTAGCGCTAATTTCTCCAATTCGTTCGTCTCTAGCGGTTTTACGTTTTGATGCAATTTCAGACGCTTTCAAAGCCTCCTATTGCATTATTTCCAAAAGCGCCTATTCGTTCTTTATCTAATCTAACTATTCAGCAGAGTACTTGCCTTCATTTTCATTTATGGTATTCTGTATACTAACCTATTCTTGTAATATTTCAAGCTTCCTCTTCATAAGAGGATCTGCTTCATACTCAACTTTTAAATTCTCTAACTGCGCAGCCCACGATGATTTTAATTCTCTCGCCCTCTATCCTTCAAGCCCAACCATTATTCGCACAGATTCGAGAGAATTTCTCAATCCATTGGCTATTTTATCGCTGTAAAGAGATGTAAATATGACGCCTAATTGATTGATTACGCCCCGCATCCCGCCAAAACCATCAATTAGTTTTGCTACTGTAGTAAGAACAGGGGTAAGAGTCTTATCCATATTAATGAATGCATCGTCATTAATTAGGCTATCATAAATATCCTCTGCCGCAGCACGAACACGATCGCGCGCAGCTTCCCATCCCTCAGCATAAATATCTTGCTATCTCTAAAGTTCACCTTCTGCACCTTTTGCTGTTCCTAGATTCTATTTAAAGATATCTGAATTATCCATCAGTGCGATAAATGTAGCATACTGCCTTACACCAGCAACTGCTTGGGCAAGTGCCATCTACTAATCGCGCGATAGAGTTTTCCATTTGTCCATAGTTTCATTAAGGATCTAGTCCATATCTTTAAGATTTCCACTAGCATCCTTAATATCAACTCCAACCTAAGCAAGAGCAAGGGAATACTTATTTAAATCTGTACCATCATCAAGCGACTCACCAAGTTTTAAACTCTCTAAGCGTCCAAAGATAGTTCTAAACGCAGTACCTACAGTATCAGCGCTTTCACGCGTCTAAGCTGTAACCGTAGCGAGCGCGGCCGCCGCATACTCGTAGCTAAGACCTACTGTATCAGCGACAGCCGAGAACTTAGTCAATCCTTGAGATATCTCTTGAGTACTAGAAGCTGTGGTAGCGCCCAACTTAGCCATAACATCGGCATAATATTCAAGACTCTTAGAGCCATCATAGAAGTTATTCCATACCGCGGTCATCTGTTCGGAAGCCTTTTCTGCAGATTCGCCGGCCGTATTCGCCAGCTTTATAGTGACCGCCGCACGTCCTTCCACTTCCTCTTGAGACAAACCTTGACGGAAGTAGATTAAAGCGGCGTCAGTATAACCTGTAGTGGTAGTACTTAAAGCCTTTGCAGCCTCGTTTGCTTTCTGAGCAAATCTATCCATTTCTTCTGCCGATTGCCCAGTAACTACCTTAATATTTGTTAAAGATTCATTTAAATCTTTAACATAACCATAAGCTGTCTAGACTGCTCCCATAAAACCATGCAATGCACTAGATGTTAATTGCCATCTAGCTGTATTTTTCATAGTAACCCAAAGAGAGTCAAGCAATTTATTAGTTCTGCGCAACGGAAGCTCAGCTTGAACAACTGCCTAAGAAACTTTTAAGAAAGCTTCTTTTCCTAATGGGCCTAGATTAGCTAAATGTTCAGCATAATCTTTAACCTCCATGCCGCTAGCTTTTAAAGACTTATTAAAAGCTATTAAATCAAGCTTCCCTGTATCAACATTATACGCTTTTTGTAGATTCAAAGATAGATCTAACGCAGCCTAAGCGCTTTCTACTATCCCATTCTTAGTAGCGGTTAGATTGGTCGTGCCTATCTTTTGTAAACTCTAGATAGCTTCCTCAACAGATCTTTTTAGCTAACTAGTATCGCCGGTAATACCAATCTGATATTCCACATTTAATCTTTTAGCCACGAAAAGCTCCTCCTTTATCTCAAAATATAAAAGTAAAAAGGCTCTGAGGAATCATACCTCAGAGCCTTTCAATTCCCTAATAATATTCAAAAATACCCATAATCAATTAATCTTTCCCGGCCACATTCTTTACCTCTTCAAGAATCTCAAGACCTTCACGGTTCTTTATCTTCGCTAGAGCTTCGCTAATTTGTTCATTCAGCCCACCGGCTTCACTGTTCGCTATCTTCAAAATACCGGCAAATGAACTATTATAGTCGGCAATATCCTTAGTGGTCTCCTCTACCAGACTTCTAATCTCGTCATACTCCCCAGAGGGGATTACTGAGACGATACCATTGAGAACGCCACTGGTCTCTAACGCATCATAGGCTTCTAGCGCATTAATATCGTCGCCAAAGTTGATCCCACCATAGTAGTGAGCAATAGCGAGATCGAAGAAAAGACCGATGCGGACTGGAGAGAAACGACCAGTATTTTCATCAAGAGCATTGTCAACTATATAGGTAATAATGGCAATTTTGTCCTACATAGGAAGATAAGTGCGGACGTCGAGGTCTGTGGTGTCATTGATCTTGAGTTTCGCGGTAGGAATCTTGGTTTCAAGATTCAGTTCTTTAAAATCAGGCATAATAATATCTCCTTTTACTCTATTATAAATATATTATAGCATAACATGGAAGTTATGTCAAGGTGTTGCCAAAGATAAAAGTTTTAGGTAGGGATGTAAGATCAAGATCCACATCTCCTTCGTGGTACTTTCCATCTTTATTCGCAATTATAAAGGGTGGGTTAACATTTTTGACTGGAGATCCATTCACTAGATCTTTAGTGGCGTATACATTAGCATAAGCTCCTCCACCGCTCATATAAGAGTTAATTATAATATAGTCTGCCAAAATATAATTTGCACCATTTAACTATCCAACGCCCATAAGCTCGTAAAAGACTCTTCCCCAGTCAGTATATTTCTATACAATGGGATTATCACTATTCTTAGAGGCAAAAATAAAGCTACATAAACCTCCAAAGTTTATATGTGATCCTTGGAAAAACAAGTCCGAAAAACCGATTAATCGTGTGTTGTCCTGCGTAGCGCCAATGGTAATTACATCTTGGCTAGTATTCTTTAGACTAAGACTTTTCCCCCGTATTTCTTTCAAAAAGGCGTCTATAGTAGGTCCAAACTCTCCAGATATTGTTAACGTCGCTGGGATAGTAATATCAGCCTTCTCTGGAACTTTATAACCATATTTGATAAGAGTACCTTTTGAGTTACCTTGATTGACCTCTTTCTAAAACTCGTCAGATATTTCCTCGACCCAGTCCTAATACTCTTCATTCGCAATTTCTTGCAAATCAGTTCTCAAAAAACCACCAATCTAAACTGCATGGGTTCCTGTTCTAAGGGCTTTTCTTTCATCAATAGTTTTTATAACAATCTTACCTTTATTCTAACCTCGCGCGATTTTTCTTTCTTCTCTTACTGTCTTAAATCTTTTTCGACCCGCTAGACGCTAAATAAATTCAGATATACGTGATTCAAAAGAAAAGCCAGCGTTCTAAGCGGTAGCTTTTGTGTTAGAATCAACATAATAGTTCAATAGAGACTTCGCAGTTCCACTTGTACCAAGATTCATAGAACGCAAAGACTTTATTAAATCATTTGCTATAATATTAGTTATACCTAAAAATTGCATATCTTCCGATGACATGGTTTTTTGTCCAGAGGGGCCAGTATACTTATTTAAAGTGTTTAAAACCTCTTGAATTAGCTATGCACCTTCTGTAGTTCCTCGACAATTGTTTCTTATATACTACTGAAAAGCATCCCAATTCCCCTAAGACCACGCATCAAGAGAAGTAGGAGCCCACATAACACTCTGGCTATCTTCTCTATGTGTCGCGGGTTCTTCACCTATTCGAAGGTTTCTATTACCGTAATAAAAATTTGCCATCTTCTTACCTCCTTTTCCTCATTTTTAAAACTTGCGGCGGCTCGGTCTGTGGCGTCTCAAACCATGCTCGCTAGACGCTATACACCGCGCGGCCGCAAATATAAAGAAAAGGGAAGAGAGATTTCTCTCTCCTCCCTAAATCTTTTATTAGGCAATATTGACGTCAACATCATAGAACTGAGTTGTTTTAACGCCATCAACAATACCCTCAACTTTGAGTCCAATAACCTTCTTTGCCTGCTCGGCATTAGGTCCGAGATAGAACGCAAAGGTATCTATATCTTTATTAATCGTAGCAGGATTGTTAGGAACGGTGCTGCCAGCGTCACGAAGGACAGTTACAGTCACAGAACTTGCTCCCTCTACGCCAATATCAAGGGCCATGAAGTAACCGGTGTCCATATCAGGTCCCCATAGAGAGGTCCAAGGATCTGCATCAGTCACTTCAACAGGAGTTACGCTGATATTATCGCCTACAACAGCAAAGCTTGATTGAATTTCATTGACGGGCTTACCCAAGCCAGCAACGTCTACTGTCGGGACGCTGGTGGTTACGGTGCCGGCGTGAAATTTGAGTTTATCTCGTCGGTGTTGCTGTTAGCATTAGGATACTTGGCATCACCAAAGGTGTAACTGGTCTTGTGATCGAAGGTGTCGTCAGAGGTCCAAGCGGCGGTACCGGCTGCCTTGCTAAGGTGTGGACGCTCCTCAAGGCCATTATCTTCCACGTCAACATCTTCAACAACCTGGAGAATAGCAAGAACCTTCTTCTCGGGATCGAACTTCGTATAATCGGGGAATGCGTCGAGAACGAAGTCAAAGGTAGAAGGATCGCCAGTTGCAGCCATCGTGAAGGTGAAGTTAGACTGGACCTTGCAGCGAGGAATTACGAACTCAGCAGGAAGATCCTGACCGGTCTCTTCATCGCGGAACAAGGTAGAAGCTTCAAGATAGAAGTAACCACCGAACTTATCGGGGGTAATCTCAATCTGCTTACCCTTGTTTACAATAGTGTAATAGTCGACAAGAACGGTAGAACCAGGTGCAAATTTGTAGCACTCAATGATGGTCTTATCGTTAGTTGCATCATATTCAACACCAGATTTACCATCTTCGCCATCATAAGGAATAGCAGGTTCACTCATCTCGTTGCCGTTAACCTGCATGATGAAAATATCAGCACCGGCAACAGCATTTTCTCCACTGGTGTGAGTATGGTTGTATGCTGCTTTACCATCAACCTTGATAATAGCCTTAGTATTATCAGTTGTGTCTCTCTCGACAACGGCACGAGCAGTGGTGTGAACATACATAGAGTTCTCAGCGCTTGCGTCAAGAACAGTAGCGCCAGAAAGAACAGAGAAGCTCTCGGGGCTAATTAGCGCATCGGTCATGTTAAAGGTAAGAGTACGCTCACCTTCCCATGCAAGCAGACGCGCATTACCACGACCACCCTGAGCATATACAGTAGTAGCTGCACCCTCAAGGGAAGAGGTAGTAAGAGAGTCAAAGTAAAGGACGGGTTCGTCCTTATAGAACGTTTTAGATCCAACAGTCATCTTGGCTTTCGCGCGAAGAACGACGTTGCAAATCTCACGAACTCCGAATCGCATGAGTATATTCCTCCTTACATATTATTTCATGGAATATAAATTTCGCATCCATGTCTCAACTTGCTTATCGGGCTTACCTCCCGCAAGTCTTACTTGCAAGTCAGTATCCCATTCAACATAAGCATTATATCTTTCAACCTAATCAAATAATTGAAATAGGTTGTACTCTACACTCTCAGTGAGCGGAATGCGAGGCCCAATGCGGAGTATAGATAGATATCGAGTTAAAATACTTGCGCTATCTTCTTTAGCAGCTTTCTATTTAGCAATCTTTAAACGACTTTTATTCATTTTTTCAGCAATCTCTTTGGCGCGTTTACCTTTAGGGTTATACACAACATTCCTGCCCTAAAACAGGCTAGCTGCGCATAATACCTATTTAACGACGTCCTAAAACATATCAAAGTTATTATCGTCTATCATTACTACTTGTTCGCCAGTCATTATATTAAAACTTCGTGGCATCATAATAACCTAGCTGTCTGGGAAAAGTAACGTAAGTAAAGTGATAATAGCCTTCTTTTTATCTTTATTTTCGGGCTACTCTAACACTTTCATTAATATTTGGAAATTACTCAAGTTTGATAAAACAGTTTCGTCCTAAGTCAACCCGTGCTTATCAATACAAAGATAATTCATTGCCATAAAGAACTATGATTCTCCCATAAAAGCTATATCTTTAATGGTGGGCGAATGTATTACTAATTGTAAATCAACAATAGGAATAGGTATGCCAGCCATTAAAGCAAGCTAGATATCATTTTTTGTCATATCATTGGCCTAATATCTTCGTATTTATCTTCGTTACCTCTAACTACACGGTAATTTAACGTAAGGCCACCAAACTCTTCATTATACACATCTTGAGTAGCATTTATAAAATTAGTTACACCGATGCCGCTAAGCTTAGCTCCATTAAGCATAGAATCAATCTCTCCAGCTATACTATATGCCCTTAACGCATTATTATCGAGATTCCAATTATCAAAATGCACCATAATGCGAATTTCAATAGTGTGGTCACGATAAAAACTGTTTGTTATATTAGGCACATAATTATTAAAATTAACGCTAACGAAAGTTTTCTTCTCGTCTTTGCCAATTAAAACTCTGGGAATGGAATTAATCTACTTTGTCTCTAACATTTCTGATAGCTGTTCTGGAGTAACGACGCAATTTGGATTCGTCAAACAATCCTCGGTGTTATGATATACGAGGCGTGCGATGTTAGGATTATGTATAATCTTTTTCATTATATATGCTAGATCCTTTGGTACGCCAAGGAAGCTCGATTTAGCTTCAATAACCATATCTCTCTACATAACTCCTGCTTCTCCAATCTATTACCAAAGCGATTCAACAACAATAGTCTTGCGAAGTGAACCGCAACATAAATCAAACTAACCTTGCTACATCTTATTCCAAGTAAGGGTAACTTTCTTCTTATTATCCTTATCTATAATAAGTGTTACAGGGCATTTCTCTCCTGGCTTAGCGTTAACTACAATAGACCAATCCCCTTCAACATCGCTAGTATAAACTTGCGGGATCTGCGGTTTTATCCACGTCTCACCGTGAATACCGGATTCTGGAGTCGGATCTTCTGGCTCGATCACCAAGCCATTCTTCATTTCATTGGGCACATCGTCGGTATCTCTGTCAATATAGCTTTCTTCTGCATTGATTTCTAAGACGCCGTCTATAGAAATTTCATCTGGCGTCTGCACTTTCCAACTGCGGCCCGCAAATAAAAATTCTTCATACCTATTAAACGCAGTTTTTGTTTTGTCGTTCTTCGGCATAAGAATGTTTAACGTAAGATTTGGAACATCAATTCTGGTTTGATTTTTTTGGATAGAATTAATCTAAGTTTCAACAGGTCCTCGAATTGCTGCGTATGTCACGCACCAATTCCCCTCTTCATCCTTAAATTTTATTTTATATTTACAACGTCTTATCTCGCCCCTAAAATAAGCATCTTCGGTTAGCTCTGCGAGATAAATAATCCAGTAGGAGTTTGTACCCTCCCATTTCACAACGTCGCCGCAAATAAAATTATGCTTGCGGTCGACTGACAGGATTTTATCATCGTAGTCCTGCTTAACTCTATCGGGGTTAATAAGCGCGCGAACAATTGGCTCGGGTGGCTACGTATCCGCGATTGCAGACAAACAATCATTCTAATGCTGAGCCAAAGAGATATCCGCGCCCTAATAAGAGAAATCTAACGCCTTTAAAAAGGTTTTATACTTGTCTTGAATCATGCGGTCTTCTTGTCTAACGCCGCCTTGGTACTCAAGACGTCGTCTCATTAAATCAAGATTATTCATCATTAAGCACCTAACTCAATAGCTCAATACAGCGGAACACTGTCTTGCGGTAAAGCATAAAATCATCACAGACCTCGTCTTTAAGTCCTTTCATCTTACTTACAAGAATCAGTCCTTCAGGTCTGTCGCGATACAGATCGGCCAATCCCGCAATCTCTTCAATTAAAATTGAAAGATGTGCCAACCAATCTTCGTTATTCTCACGCATAGGAATTAATTTCCACAACTGATTAGTAAGTCTCTTCTTATCCTTTTCTCTTGTTTCGTAAGAGAAACCAATACCAAGATCATCCATCAAACGTACTCTTTTCCATTATACTAGACCAGTTTGATGCGATTGTTCCCTTACTATCAGTTTGTTTTCTGCGTTTATAAAGACGTTGCTTATGGAGATTTTGACGTTCGGTTTCCTTCTTTAGCTCCATTAACTTTGCTAAATGGTTTGCTTGGCTCGTCATTTTAAAGTCGGTGCCAGAATACTTCTATCTAGTATTTTCAATAGAAGTAATCTAACGCTAGAGCCAGACTTCTAGCATACAAGTAGCAAGGATGTTAATTTCTTCCTCGGTTAAATGTATGGTATAGCCGGTATCGTCAAAATCATACAAAGAAAAACGCGGAAACTCGAAACCAGTTACCGCGTCTTTGAATATATTTTCTAGATCTGCTTCAGTGTCTTCCTTGGTCCATTCCATATACATGTCGTCGGTAATCTTACCAAAGAAGCAGTCATAAATATCGGTAAAGGGGGTTGGACCGTCCGTAACATGTATCGACATGTAGAACCCTCCTTATTATTTCTTTTCGGGAAGTGTGATACTCGCCCGGCGAGCTGGCTCTTCAGTCTTAGGAGGAGCAACGCGTCTCTCTTTCTTTTCCTCTTGCTTAGGGGCGTCCTCTTCCTTGCTCATCTTCTCAAGCTCAATGGCTTTAAGCACGTCAAACTTCAACTTCTCCTTAATGGCATTGCACTTATTCATATCATTAAGAGGAAGCTCAACTGCATACTTCTTAATCAAGGAAAGAACTCCGTCCGGAGCAAAATCAAGAGCATCCAATAGTTGGTCAAGCGAACAGCTAGGAAGCCATTGTTTAACCTGTTCAGAGGTCATAAAATACTCCGGCTCAGGCTTTATATTCATGGCTGCTTCAGCTGCTTCTGCATTATCGATAAGAAGATATCGATTAAAGAGAGCCTTGCAACCATCGGTCTAACAAGCGGCTTCAATTTCGCCATAAGAAATCTTTTTGGTTTCTCCTGCCGCAAAAGTGCGCCAACGACCTTCTGTTTCGGGCACTGGATAAGCAACAGTATGAGAACTTCTGTTGGTTACCAAAAGAATAGTATCAGCATTCATAATTTAAAACTCCTTTTTCTCATTTAACGGTTTAAGGGGATAGGGGATGAACCCTATCCCCTTAAACATAAGACGATATATTTATCAGAACGTAGCGCTAAGCTGCGTATCCTCGTAAGAGCAAATGTTATTGGTCATAACAACACCAACGCCGACCTTCTGATAGACCTGCATGTCGCGGGACCAATCCTCATTCTCGCGCTCGCGCATATGCGCAGTGCCTTCGAAAGCGATCTTGACAGGCTTATCATTGTTGTTACCGGAAGGAATAATCCAAGCAAAGCCAGGATTAATAATCTTACGAGTGTTCATCTCGTCCTCGAAGGACTGAGGAAGAATAACAACAGGGGTGCCCTTGTAGTTAGCAAGATAGCCATTCTTCCAGCGCTCGTTACGGATTTCATCAGAAACCCAAGCGGTCTAAGGAAGCATCTTGGAAGCGAACTCACGAGTACAATAGATAACGGAGTTACCGTAGGCATCAGTAACAGCAATAAGATTATCCATAAGAGTCTCATTGAAGCCCGCGGTGCTTACGATATTAGCGGAAGGAAGCTGATTAATAGCTCCAATAAGAGCCTCAGCGATCTCACGATAGATCAGTTCGTCCATACCGTCCATAATGATCTGAATGACTTCGGCGAAGTCAGCGCGGCCATCAAAGAACTCCTCGAAACCGATCTGAGCAGCGCCGCCGATAGCGCTAGTCTTGACTTCATACTTGGTCTCACCAAGCTTGAAGACTTCATACACACCAGCAAGTCCAACACGGGTGATGAACTGCTTAGCACGAATACGGCCAACCTTACGGGTGAAGACCGCGGTCTCACCCTGCTTGAAGTTGCGGGTCTCAGCGAAACGGCCATAAGCGTTTTCAATACGCTGAGGAAGGATATCATTTACAGCCTCTTCAACGAGGGTAAAAACATCTTCCTTATTCTTGCGGTAAAGCTCATAAGTACCGCAGAGAGGCTCAAGCTCCTTACGAAGCGTCTCATTAATGGCATTGTAATTGAGGGTTTCGCCATTATAGCTGTAATTAGTGGAAGGAGTAGCCTGAGCAGCAGCCTTCATTAGGCTAACAATCTGTTTAAATTCCATTATATAGCACTCCTTTCCTATTACTGAATACGAATAATCTTAACGCCCGGCTGAAGATCAGGCATGTTATAAACACGAGCAACCTGCCAAATCATTCCAGTGGAGGCACTATTGTTAATCTTGAGATAACCGTCTGTATCAACAACGAGCTTATTGCCTTCAGCTAGAGTTTCGGTGATCTCGCCAGTGGTCTGATCGGTAGCAAGCTTAATGCAGTTAGTGGTGAAGATATCGCCAATATTAGTCTTGAGAACACGAGGAACCATAGTGGTACCAGTCTTCATCATACCATACTGAGCGGTACGGCCACCGGCAGCCATAGCAATTTCTACCATATTGTCGCCATTATCAGTATGACCATAGTGCTGATATGCAGAGTTGCCAGCAGCGTTATAAACGCGTGCCTCATAAGCGCTCTTCTTCATTGCGAAGTCAGCGTCAGTTTGATAGTCAAGATAAACCTTTACTTCGTTAAAAACAAGCATCCACTCGCCAGCGCCAGTGAAATTAACTTCCTTATTGGCGTAGTCATACTTAACGAACTGGCCATTCTCAAGAAGATCAATATCGCTCTTAGCAGGAAGCTGAGCATAGATCTGGCCAGTGCGGCGGGCGGAGAGATGGTTAGGCTCTACCTGGCCGTAACCATACTGAACATAGTTAGCTTTAGGACTTAGGCGTCCGGTTGCGAGACTCATGTTAGAACTCCTCCTTATTCTGGATACGTCTGACGGCCTTTACCCACTCTGGCGCGTCATCAGCATCTTCTGTATTATTTAAATTAAAAGTAGTGGGCTGAATTTCTTGCTCTTCAGAATTCTCTTCCTCAGAAGCAAAGTTGATTCCATTGCGGAAACAATAGACGGAAAGCTGAGCTTCGATTTCATCAAGGCTATATTTATCTATATTCTCGACGCAATCTTTCTTTGCTTCGTCGTCAAGCATATAGAACTTAGCGATCATGTCCTCTTTAGCCTTACGCTCGCCAGCCAGTTTGTACTCACGAAGTCCAGCAACCTCACCATCAAGCTCGGTTTTCTCAGCCTCGAGAGCAGCATACTTGTCCTTGAGTTCATTATACTGAGCCTCAAGAGCAGCATAATTATCAGTCAATTCTTGATATTTAGCACTATAATCATCTTCGTCTTCTTTCTTATCTTCCTTTTTATCTTCTTCCTTATCTTCTGCTTTTGTTTCCTTTTTATCTTCTTTTTTATCCTTATTCTCTTTATCAGAATTGTCCTCGGGAACTTTCTTGACGAATTCACCTTCAGCAGGAGCGCTCTCTACGTCAGAGGTTTCCTCTGCCGCGAAAGTCTCCGTTACAGGCTCTTCGCCTTCAACAGGAAGGATATTCTTGTTCTCTTCTTCCATGTCAGAGCCTCCTTTAGTTATAGCTTCTTTTAGTTCGTTTATCATGGAAAACATTGTGGTCTTGAACTCCTCAAACTCTGGTGAGTTCAAAGAGAAAGCTGCAATGGAAGCTCCCTCAAAACAAGGTTCAAAATGTTCTCCAAGCACGCATAACTTTTTAATTAATGCCTCATTATAAATAAAAATTCTATGACTCGAATTATCACTGTTTGCCCAATAACCTGAAGAACTTTCTCTGTCGAGTTCCATAGATTGGTTATTACCTTTAGTGATCATTCTTTTACTCTCTGGATAAGCACCAGTCCAAATATAGCCTTCGGTACAAAGGTATTCGTGCTTTACACCATTATCATTAAACCACTAAAACCAAACCTGCGCGTCTGTGGGGACAAAGCCATAGGGAAAAGTGGTATCAATAAACTTTACGTCCCCATCAGATAGATCTAGTTCCCTGTTGTGCTGTTCAAAGTCTTTTTCTTCTTTATTATAATATCCAACAATAGGAGAACCAGGTAGGTTACGTCCCATCTCAACGGCGACGTCCTTTGTAATAACTGTACTATTGCGGTTCGGCTATTGCCCAACCCAGCAGACTTTGATCTTAGCATGGCTGATAAATGGTGATATTTGAGTATTTTCAATAAATTCCATGGTGTTATTTACTGGAATACTTAAATTCATTTTATCACCCCTTAGCTCATAGCTTGTTTGTTCTTCAAGGTCTTATCTGACTTCTCTTGATCTTCCTTTTCTGGACGACCCGCTGAACCTTTAGAAGAACTCTACGCGGCATTGCCGCCACGTTCTCGCATTGCCTGCTGCTGACCAGCACTCAAAGTCGCACTAGACATAGGAGGAATCATACTATCAGCAAGATGTAGAACATCATTTTCAAAGTCGATAGTGGCGAGAATCATAGATTGAGACTGCCCAAGAGCAATCATTGGTAACATCTTACTAAAGCCGACCTAGACATTTTCTTTATACATCTTAGCGATTTCTTTATAATTAAACTAGGTGGTCTCTAGCATATTAAATACAAAGATGTAATGATTTTTTCTATTATATTTCTTTTGAACGATTTTATTAAATACATTCTCTAGCTGGAGCTTTAAATCACGCAGATTGGCTTCATCTACTAAAATAGAATTAGTAACAGCAAGGTTGCCGTCGGCATTAAAGAGGTTTTGAGAAACACCAGAGTTGTTATAAACAGTTCTTTCAACCTTCTCCAAATCGTCTGTTGTAGTGGTAGAATTTCTATCTCTCATGTCTGCCACTTGAACATCGGCAAACGTGGTTAAAACATCTACACCAACTGCGCGCTTTAGCATAGCCACAGCATTATTATGGATATCCTTGGCTTCATCAACGTCAAAGATAAGCTCGCTATTTTTATCTAATGGAAGCTTTTGAATAATAATTTTCAAGAGCTACTGCATTGTTTTCTTGCGATCAAGGTCCTACGCCATATCAAGATCGATAATAGAGGGGATAATCCCAACAAGAGGCGGGAAGCCGTCTTCACTCAATGTCACTCTAATTCCCACACCAGGCTCTAACGCATACCAATAACTCTTATCGCCAGGATAATCACCCTTTAATTTCCCCTATCTATAAAGCACATAAGCTTTCTAAATATCTTGAGGGAATATCTTTAATATCTTGGCTCTATAAAGCGGATTAGGAAAATAAGCATCAAAGAAACGAAGATTTAATTCCACTACTGGATCTATTCCAGAATAATAGCGACATCTACAGTAGTCTGCGGGAAGCCTCTAAAAGGCGCAAAAATCGCCGTAGTCGAGAGCTATTGCATAGAATACTCCAGATTTCATAATCTCAAGAGCAATCTATCCGCTAAGTCTCTTAACCTATGATTTATCTAAATACAGTAAAGCATCTGAAAACGCTTTTTCCAGCTTCTTAGAGTCTTCTGTCTTTTCTCTATAGGGCATTATGTACCAGTCATAACGATACATAAAAGCCATATAACGACATAAGCGATAGTATATTCCGCTAGATTGATAAAAGTAATTAGATATTTCGCGAAGAGTCTATTCATCGCGACGATACATAGCTTGTAGAACAAAGTCCTTGTCACCATAAGAGCTATTCACTCTCTTATATGAACCTAGACTGAGGATGGCATCATCCACCGTCCGCAAGCCAACTTTCATCTTGGCGAAGTCTACATCACTAAACTCTGCCCAATCGTTTTCCCTATTAGATAAAGCAACGCCATCCTGCAAGAGATTAAAGCCTTTAGCCTTGATATCAGCCTGTCGTTGTTTAATCAAACGGCTCAACCTCCTTAGGCAAGCCCAGCGCGGGTCATAATGTAATCGTAGGTAATCAATGCTTCTTCGGTGTAGGGGATCTCGACTAGCTTGATCCCCTTAAAAGCACAATATCTACGCTTCTATGTATCATTATATTGCTACTGATACAAACCGCGCATACCACCAAACTTAGAAACAGCTTGATAATGCTACTTGCCTTGATATTCAATTAAAAAATCAAGATTACCATCATCATCAAAGACAGCGAAATCAAACTTTAAAGGTCTGCCCGCAGGAGTTTTTAATTCTGGAAAAACATACTCTTCAATAAAGTTGACGTCATTCTTCTCTAATATTTCGTGTATTTTTATCTCTCCACGACTAGCTAACATATTTCTCACTCCTTGCCTTTGAATTCTATTAAATTTAAAAATAGTTTACGATATTTTATCATGTCTTGCCCCATTAATTCAAAAACATGAAGTCTCTAAAAGAGCGTTTACGCTTCTTCTTATTATCCTCTTCTTCACGGATATAGTAGATGCCATAGCATAGAGCAGAGAATTTATCCTTCTTAATATTCTTATTAGCTTGCTCAAGAATAATATTAACACCTTCATTTTTCTGTCGCAAGTTAAGAAGTTCTTCTTTTAAAATATCCGTAAGGGTAAAAGGCATCAAGTATTCCGCACGCTCTTCAGGGGTCATAGCTTGACCCTTCTTAGTGCCCATCAAGCGCGCCTTAGCATGGCGCTCCTCACACAAGAACTTTACCTTACCGCTATCAAGAGCAGACTAGACAGCAGAATAAGCTTCTGTATTGATAGGAGCATTAGCTTTTATAGTATAAATAGCATCATCTTCCGTATCATTCGTGCGGAATTGCTTATATTTCTACTCAGCATCTTGGTCGGTACCACCATACACGCCGAACGGAGGATAAATCTCTCCGTCGTCGTCCTGGTGGATAACCATAAAGTCCATAAGGCCTGATCCAAGACCGTTAGCATCAATTATGATGCGTTTGGCATTATACTTATAATATAGCTTCTTTATTCGTAGTGCCTACAAACCATAATGTTCTGCTTCATAGGCATAGATATTCACCAACGATTTTATTGACGCCCCTTGTGCTTGCGGCGTTACCTTAAATACGCAGATAACCGTCTAGCACTTGAAACGACCAACGTCGACGGATAGAATATAGTAAGCTTGTGCTGAAGACCTGCCGGAAGACTCGTACTCTGGCTGCTTCAAGATACGGTTGCGGTCAAACTTCTCACCATTAAAGAACGCATCCTCGACATTACCGGTCCAATGGCTGCAATATTCACGTTCAAAGCTAGCTTCATTGAACGTTGGGTCTCGCCGCAAGTCTTGCACGAACGTTTTTTGCAGAAGTCCCATCAAGATAGGCACACGATAAGTACCGCCCATGATAAAAGCTTTATCAGGCTCAGTAATCATCTATACCAACGTCTAAATTAATTTTTCATAACTAAACGTGCCTTTATAACCAGCTGTGGTAATATATATCTGACTCTGATTCAACACTTCATCTTCTTGTACTGTTCCATCCAAACATCGTCTTGAAACGTTCATTGTAGGCAACAGAACTTCTTGGAGTATCTGCTGGTCGATACCGACGCACTCTTCCAGCACTCCGCCGTGTTTACGGCGACCTCTGGTGCTTTCGCGCGCCGCAAGGTTCTCAAAATCACTGCCATTTTTAAAAATAAATCTACAGTGGTCTTTACCAACTTGTGTCTTTCCGCGTCGCCAATCTATCTCCCTCTTAAAAGCCGGTATTTTATTACAAATATCGTCGACCTTTTCTTGAAGGATTTGCGCAGCCTGCTCTTTTCCGCCAGCAGAAGAGAACAGATGTACGCCGGGGAATAAAATACAGCGAATCATCATAATAAGGACTGTTAAGAATGACTTAGAATACGCACGAGGATATACAGCGTACACGTATTTATATCTCATTGCTACTCGTAGAAAAACTCGCTGATAGAAGAATAGGTGGAAGGTTAAGTCTTTCTCTTTTTCTTTATCTCCACCCGTCTGCATAAAATCAATAAATAAATCGGGGTATTCTCGCCAAAAAGAAATATACTATACCAAAACAGGTTTTATTGCTTCAATGCGTTCTTCTGAAATACCAATTTTTTTTTCACTATGAGACGCTGTATCGAGTAAGGATTCAAGACTCATTATCCTCACCTTCCTCATCATCGCTCATAGCATCAATGAAATCAACAAAATCTTTATCTTCAAGTTCTTTCTTGTCATACTCAAAAAGATTATCTTCTTCTTGTTCCTCAAAATCTTCTGGATTACCTTGAGCTGCGGCGATAGCTTCTTTTTCACGCTCCATGCTTTTCACAGCATTCTCAATCAAGTTACCAAGACCAAGCTCCTCTGTGACAAGATCATGAGTATATTTCTGCATATCTTGAATGACACGATCAGCTTTATCCATTGGTTCATCGGTATGATATCGAGGAATAAACCCGTCCTTCTCACACATAGCAACCAGCTCACCAATGGAGTCAACCGCATCAGTTTTATCTTCCTTGATCTAAGCGGCCGTAAGCTTTGCGCTAGTCATCAAGTCTTTGTACACCTTAGAAGCTTTCTAGAATCCCTCAATATCTCCGGCGTCAATTAACTAATTAGCACGAAGCGAGGCTTTACAAATTAGTGTAAGTGTATCCTTTTGCCCAGCGCCCTGTATATCATAAGACCGCATATAATCATTATATAGTTGCTCTAATCTAACCCACTCTTCTTGACGATAGCCAGAACCCCACTTCATACGGAGATATATTTTATCATCATCCGAGAGCCCAAGATCTTCAATTTCAGGCTCTCCGGTGGTATCCCCGAATGTAGGCTGCTACGTAGCGGGCGCCGCAAGCCCCTACGGTTTCGGAGGAGTTCTATCTTTCGATAACTCTTCCTCAATTTCCTCACCGGTGTAACCCTACTTCTGCATTGCTTCTACTTTTCTTTGCACTGCCTTTTGTTGAAGTTCTTCACTATCTTTCCAATGGTATTTATTATACTATACCATTCGCATCTTTGCTAAATATCTTCCAATAATCGTAGTGCCAGTGAGTTTTTCTGGATCGGCGCCGTATTTTGCCAGACAATCGTCCCATACATCTTTTATATAAGGTACATCAATTTCTTCCAATATCCACAAAAATGTATCGGGATCCCAGCTGTCTACCATTAAAGTAGCGCATTTCTTACATATATTCATCTTGCCGTCTGGATACTTCTCTAAGTTCCTAGACGAATAAAATTCTTTAACATCCTTTGTTAATCCGCATTTTTCACAAAAGTGAGTAGCCATCAATTGCCCTCCTTTTCAATATTATGTTTACGGCTTCTACAACATTTACAGATGGAATACCAGCCATCCTTAGAGCCTCTATTTATTGAAAAGAAATCATTATGAGCTGGCTTAGTCTGCCCACATTTGGTACATTTTTTAAAGGGGAGCCCAAGACGCTTAAATTCGTGCGTGATAAAAGCTCGTTTAGCCTCTGCCGCGATCATTCTTGGGATTTTGTTTCTCCAAAGGCTAGAAATGTATTCTACACTATGCTTGATTCCAAACTCTACCTACAATGTTTCTTGAATATCAATATTCTACACCCCATCAATTTTACATTCTACCAATCGTTCATATAATGGGTGGTCTTTAAGAGCATTAGTGCAGATTGAATCAAAAGCTTGCATTAAATACCATGTATCGCCTTCAAAGCGATCATAGCTATCTTCCTTTAATCGCGAATAATTACATAATATAGCTGATACAATTTTTGGATCCATTAAAGATATACCGTCAATTACAACTTCATTATCTTCATTCAACCAGCTATTATCTTCTATAGGGATATACGAACCAGAGGAACGAGTAAGCTTTACTGGAATTACAGGTTTTCTATAAGCCTACTTTATAATATATTGGTCTTTTCGCATATCAATTAATGCCTTTTTCATAATAAAAGCATCTCTCCCAGAGGTGTGCTTGATAGCTGCGTCCCAGTCATCAATAGAGGAACGAAGCTACCCTAAATAGGGAACTTGCTCTAAATCATCTTTACTAATTGAAATTTTAGGTTGGAATATTACATTTTTGTTTTCGTTTATAAGATTATATATACCATCTTCGCCATTTTCTAACTAACAAACTAGCCCTTCAAAAGAGGTCTCGCGCTTTGTTACCGTAGCCATACGATTTTCTGTCAAGACCTTTTTCTCTTTCTTCTCTTGTTTCTCCATGCAGAGAATTAAATAATCAGCTAGAGCTTCCAAATAGTTAGGAGTTAGCTCAGAATTTTCTTCGACTATTTGTTCAACAAGAGCAAGACGCTCTGAGGGAGATTCAAGTGTATAATCAAGTTTAGGCACTTTCATCATCTCCTTACGGAATAATATTAACATTTTTCCAAACTTTTGTCAAATAATTGCAAAATGGAAAAATTTTTGGTATTATAATAATAGTAATAAGGAGGCATAACTATGTACGATGGTTTCTATTTTGATAGCTTCTATGACTTACCACCCAAGGCTCTTCCAAAAGATTGCGAATATTACTTTAATGTTTTATATCTCGCAGTAAGTGTTCCTCCTGGTACGTTTGGTAGTACTTGGGAGTTTACCGATATTAGTAGGATAAAAGACCCTAGACCCATTTGTGTATATTATTATGAAGACCCCGATGTAGACGACTGGGAGATAGAAGCTAATCCGCATGCAGTGGTAGAGATAAATACTAAAACTCGGGAAGTAGTATGGTACGACATGATAGATTTTGAAACTGAAAAACCTTGGTTAATAGAACCGATAGGCGAGGATTTCGACTATGAAGAATCCGATGAAGAAGAAGAATAAATAGGATATAAAGGAACTTGCGCGGCGACCGAGGTCTAAAACGCCACGTACCACGGATAAAGAGGCGCAACCGCAAGAGGATATTCTGGATAAAAGCCGCTATGATATAAGCGACGAAAGGGTGGAATGGAAAATTGATTAACGCAGAAGAAGCTAAAAAATTATATAAAGAACGGTTGCAGAAGGATAAAGAGGCACGACTTGCTTTAGTAGAAGAAAAATGTGCTTGCACGCTGCAACAGATAGAGCAGTGGATTATTTCAGCATGTAACGAGGGTAAAAATCAAATACGTGTCAACTCAGAAATAATTCCTTATGGTTATATGGTAGACCAGATAGGAGAATACCTACATGATAAATTGGGATACGATAGTGAAATAGAGTGGGATTTAGATGTGCCGACTATACTAATTGTTAAGTGGGCGGATTAAAAACTCTACACACTATATTTAAAAATTATAACAAACCACTTAACAACTTTTGTCCAAACGCATTTTTAAAGAAAGGAGACCGCATTGAACTCGGACGCTGCCGCAATATACGCCGCTATCTTATCTACCGCACCTATTGATTGTATTAAAATTAAAGATGCAGAACATACCTCTATTCATGATATTGTCTCTACACTTCGTCACTGGAGAGACTATACAGAAACGCTACAGCGTGATAATGACGCTTTACAAGAAATGGTGGATGCTTATGAAAAAGATTAATAAATTCGCAGGAGACTATGGAGTTTTCTCTAACTTCTATTACTCCCCAATTTGGGATGATGGAATCGAATACCCCACTGTAGAGCACTACTTCCAAGCTATGAAGACACTAGACCCTAACCAACGCCGAACGATTTCTATAGCCGCCACACCGGGCGCCGCAAAGAGAATGGGGAGGAGAGTAAAGCTAAGAGACGATTGGGAGCAAGTAAAGGAGCGCTACATGCTGTTTGCTCTACGTCAAAAGTTTTTAGATCCTACATTGAAAGAAAAATTGCTTGCGACTGGTGATACCTACCTGGAAGAGGGTAATAGCTGGGGCGATACATACTGGGGCGTTTGCAATGGAGTGGGGAAGAATAGACTGGGTTATCTCTTGATGCAGGTAAGGGAGGAATTAAATGCTAACCGATAAGATTGAATGGCACGACGCCCGCAAGGAACAACCTCCGATTGATGATTTTCTCTTACTAGCATATTATGATGATAGTGGAGACTATGTAGACTACTACGTTGGATATGGTTGGTATCTCAAGACTCACGATCTTTATATTATGGACGATATGGTAAATTATAATGTGATGTATTGGGCAGAGTTACCGAAGTTCCCTATCAATGGTAGAACGTACTGGGAAGTAGGAGGAGGATGTTGATGGAGAGTAGAATTGAATGGCATTCTGTTTGGAAGCAGTTGATAATTGCAAGGAAAGACCTTGGAATGAGTCCTGGAAAGCTGGCCGCGCAGGTTTCTCATGGAAGTATGGCGTTTTTAACGTCGATGATAAAGAAGCAAGCTACAAAGATGCCAGATGGTATGATATTCATGGGCGATAACGGAAAAGTGGTTGTGACCGGTGAAGATGAATACTACTGTTCAGTTTTATGGATTCCTAAAGGTATTTATGAAGGATGGATACAAGGGTCTTTTACCAAGGTAATATGCGAAGCAAAAAATAAGAGCCAACTTCTAAAGGCAGTAGAAATAGCAAAGGAGTTAGGACTAGAAGAAGGCAGAGACTACTTTTTAATAAAGGATAATTGCTTGACGGAACTGGAGCCGGAGGAAGTAGACGAGAGTGGAGTAGGGAGGACGTTAACTGTCGTGGGATTCCGTCCCTTACCTGCGGAGGTATGTGCGAAAATTTCGCGGAAATTTCAACTGTATAAATGAAAGGAAATAGAGCCTAAAATGGAGACTACAAAACTATGTCCTAAGTGTGGGGCATTAAGCTACTGGGATAGCTACTTTCAAGCCTATTGTTGCACAAGTAATAAGTGTGGGTATATGGAATATGTGAAGCAAGAGAGCCAACTTGATAGGATAGAGAGGAAGCTAGACTTAATTTATAAAAGGCTTCAACAAGAGAAAGAGGAAGAAGAAGGAAGGAACTTGCGGCCGTGAGGTTAGTAGTGACTAGGAGGCAGGTTGAAGGAGACCGTGTTTTGGATGAAGAGGGGATTTCAAGATTTTAGAGACCAGCCAACTTTCGTACACTAAAGTGAAAAAGAAAATCGCCCGAATACCTACCCCGGTACTAGGAGCGCTTTCACACGGTAAAGCGTCAAAACGTACTACCCACCCCGGAATCTGTAAGCTCTCGCTAACACCGACGCACGCCCTATTTAGCACGCTTTAGCACTCTAAAGAAATAAATTGCAAGCCTTTTCGCGCTCTCTCGCTTGCTATCTTCCCGATTTTCTCTCTTGTTTACATTGCACAATTCAAGTGAGAGAATCGGGTTATTATTTGTGTAAAATACCATCTTGCATTTGTCCGGACAATTTGCTATACTACAATCAGAAAGAGCAAGGAACACATCAATAGTAAGAAAGGAGAACACGCCATGTATAGAATTTATTATCATCCTCATTATGGCAATGGCTACACTGGCGAGGAGTGGATAGGCACAAACGACACACATGAAGCTTATATTAGAGGCACGATGATTATATCTGGTTGGGAGTATGAGCACATCTTCAAAGAAAAGGAAAAGGTTGAAACCAAAGGTTAAGGGCAACAAAAGAAAGGAGTACATACCATGAAAAGATATGACGCTGACGCCATCATCCATTATATCGCAGTAGCGAAAGAGCTTGCGGAGTCGCTCATTGGAGCTGTGTGCCTTGTCGCTGGCATCATTGGCGTGTGGTTCATAGGCTGTGCGCTTGCTTAATAAGGAAAGGAGAGAACGACTATGAAGACCAACATCAACTACATGAATCGTACGACTGGAGAACTCACCGACAGACACTATATTGCGATGGAGTGGTACAACGACGGCAATGAAGTCAGCCTCATCACCTATAGCGAAGTCGTCGGCGAATGGCTGGAGAGAGGGCGCTGGGAGCACTAAGCTCCCAGCATAAGGAAAGGAGATAGGGCAATGTACGACGATTATGAATATAGCGCATTTTGCGCATACAACGATTATATGGCAAACGACACAGAGCGCGATATCATGGAACGCGATGATAGCGGATTCTCTATCGGTGGCGTTGGGATGGGGAAGTTTACAGCGCCCTATCAGACAGATTATATCAGCGGCTATCACCACTTTGGCTAATAGACCGGGAGAAATCTCGGTCTATTCTTCTATCTATCCCAATAGACCGATAGGCTACACAGAAAAGAGTAAGTCAATTGCGGCCGGCGCGCACACGAGCGTTTTTAATACGTGCGCGCCGAATTCACGCTTTAAAGTGCTAAAGTAAATTTTTGTGCAACTTGCACAATAGCGCTTTAAAGTGTTAAAGTCCTAAATTGGCGAGTAACTTGTGAAGTTACTGCGCATTTTGCACAAAAACTTGTATAAATCTTTGTATATTTTACCTATTGCAATTCCGGGCAGAGCGTGCTATACTGTATACAGAAAGAGGGAAGGAAAACCCCACAAACCGGAAAGGAATTAAGACCATGACGATTTACAAGCTGACCGAGAACAAGGCTCTTCCCAAGTCCCTTTACTTCACCAGTAAGACCAAGCTTCTTTCCTATCTGCGCGCTATCAAGAACAAGGATTTTGTAGCGGTCTCCATCCCCAATCCCGACCGTCCCTGGGAGCCTCGCTCTTATGATGAAGAGTACCATAGTGACAAGATGCGTACTTTCCGCCGTGGTAAGTGGGACACCGATACCATCACTATTTACTTCGAGCGCAACGTCAACAATGGTCACTGCTGGGACGCCTACACCATAGAACGCATTGAGGTTATCTGACCGAATAGACCGAGGGAAAATCCCTCGGTTTTTTCTATATCATTTCACTTTCGCACTTTAAAGCGTGGCCGGGCCGCCTCCGAGCGTTTTTTGATATGGCGGCCCGCACTTTAGCGCACTGAAGTGCTACACTTTTATGCGCTAAATTGCGTCATTTCGCTTTAACGCACTAAAGTCCTAAAATAGCGCGGTAACTTTATAAGTTACTCGGCACTTTATCACACTAAAGCGCTAAACCTATTAAAATTTTTAATGACCCTTATTAAAAAGTCGCGCTTGCAAAATGCTTCCGGGTGTGCTACAATGACTATAGTAAATGAAGGAGGTAATCCCATGAAGATTATGCACGCCGAACCCGTGAGCAATAAAAATATCGGCATTGCCGCGCAGTTTGCGCTTGCCGCTCTTATGGGCGTTCCGCAGTCAAAGCACGATTCTGTCCCTTATGATAAAGGTTCTGATGTTTCTGTGAACGGCATGGAGATTTCCGTCAAGGCGTCCGGTTTTACGCTGATGTCCGGCTCTTTATGCGAGGGACGTGATACGTTCGATGGTATTTGGGACTTGTATGCCGAGAACGTCCATAGCAACACTTTCGCCTATGTTACCGCGGATTTCACCGTTTATATGATGAATCTCTCCGAGTTTGAGCGCTTTGTATATGCGTTTTGCCGCATAGAGCGCGAGTCCGAAAAGAACGGTGGCGCAATGAAAATCCGTTGCCGCAAGGAATCCGCCAAAATGCTGGCATGGCTCGCGGCGGAAGTTGCATAAGGGCTTGACAAATCAAGCCCTATATGGTACAATACAGACAACAAGAGAAAAGGAGATTAAAACCATGACTTGGCTTCATCTTATAACTATTATCGACGAGGAAATGGACAAGGAAAATATCAACCAGTTTGACGAGGTTACTTTTGACGAACTCGTACGCATTCTCAATATTGCGGCACAAAAATAAATCAACCGAGGGCTGAAAATGCCCTCGGTTTTCCTTTTCCTTTCGCCGGCCCGCGCTCGACCAATTTTTAATCGCGCGGGCCGAGTTTAGCGCTTTAAAGTGCTACAGTGATTTTTGTGCAAAATGACGAATCACGCTTTAAAGCATTAAAGTCCCCAAATTTGTGCAAAATGACGAAAAATTTTTTCGCCAAACCCCTTGACAACCGACCGGAAGTGTGCTATACTTAGGCTACAGTAAAGGAAAGGGGAACAACACCATGACTACCAACACCGCTCTGCTTCTCAACCTCATCGACCGCTACAACGCCCTTGCGTACACCCACGACTACATCTTCGGCTTCTTCTTCCACGGCAACGTCTATATGGCTTATGCCAACTCCTCCATGCTTCCTGCTATCCTCTGCGTGGACAAGGCTTCCCGCGGTCAGGGCATGGCTCTCCGCTTCTGCCCCAACAAGGATATCAAGGTCGCCCTTATGGCGGGTGCGGAGCTCCTTTGCTCCGAGGAGTACTTCGAGGATGTTAAGGACTCCTGCGGCTACAATAAGGGCGAGACCTTCGAGAAGCTCGTGACCGAGCGTTTCGGGCAGGTCTGGCATAAGGACAATGTCCCCTTCACTGAGGACGGGGATGTGACCGCGGACGGCATCGCCTATCAGGTCAAGTTTGAGCGCGCCACATTCACCAACGAGAAGATTCTCGCCAAGCTCGAGCGGGCATAAGCCCGCTCTTTTGGTTTCGCCCGGGCGACTGACCATTTGCACAAAAGGACCGAATCATTTTTGTGCAAAATACCATCTTGATTTTTTAACTTTTATTTGTTATTATTATAATAGAAAAAGGAAAGGGGATTCCAAGCCATGCGTGACTACTTCCAGCGCGTCCGCTCCCGCGGCAAGTTCTGTCGCTTCGACCTCACCAATAAGCACGTCCGCGCTATCGCTAAGCGCGAGCTTCGGAAGGCGGTGTAAGTATGAAGATTATCGATTGGGATGATAAAATCGCTTCCCTTGAAAATGTCCGTGACGTTGTCGCTCTCACAAGCTGTAAAGACGGCTACACCATCAGAATCAATTACATGGACAACAACTTTACATGTTTCCTCAACTTGTCGCTTACTGCCAAAAATGTGTTGATGAACGACATTAAGCGAATTCTTGAAAAAGCTTGACAAGCGCCCTCAAGTGTGCTATAATAAGACCATCAAGAGAAAAGGAGATTACAGCCATGATGACTTCGATTAAGACCAAGAACGGTAACGTCCCCATCAACATGACCCACGGTTTTGACTGCGTGGTTCGCGGTCAGATTGTTCAGAACTTCCGTTCCTATGAAGCCGCTCGTACCTATCAGCGGATTCATAACGCGCAGGCGGACGCTATCGCCAAAGACAACATTGGCAAGCCCAAGGACGAGCGCAAGTCTGTCCCCGCGTCCTGCTCTATCCTCTACTATACCGTCTGAAAAGACGCGTACAAGCCGCCCCTGTTTTCATGGGGCAGGGGCGGCTCTCCTTTCCCAAACTATCGGGGCAAGGGTTGGCTCACGCATGGCCGTGCGTGCTTGCTCCGTTTTGAATAACCGCCTTGTTGAGCTAGCCGCGACAAGGCGGCATTTTAACAAGAGAAGAAAGTGTTATGTAAACTTGCGGCCGGTCGCCCGCCCGGGCGGTTGGCAAGATGACTAGTTTTTCTAACCTCGCGTCCGCAAGTTTTTGGTTATTTTGACTATTGACTTTTCTCTCTTGTTGTAGTATTATTAAGATACAAAAAGAAAAGGAAGGTTGAGCCATGACTACTAAAACCGTTTACGTTGCTTTTGATGGCAAGCAGTTCAACACTGAGAATGAGTGTCGCGAGTACGAGAAAAGAGGTATGATTCCCAAAGGTGTCACCGTCTTCGATGCAGATTTTAAACGTACAGTAGACCCTTACAAGGCAATTTTCATCGTGGTAGACCACGAGCTAAAAGAAGATGAAAATGCTCTCTTCCTCAATTGGATTAACTCTGCTAGCGCAACAGACGAGCCTGAGGATGATTTTTTCGAGACGGGTGTTCATGCTTGGGATTATTACCGCGAAAGCTACATTCATTTTCCGTATGAAAAATTCGACATCTTCAGAAAGCTTTTTAACCTTGGAGAAAAAATAATTAGGGACTGCTAATTAGCAGTCCCTTTGACATTTAAAAAATTTTATTCTATAATAATAACAGAAAATTAAAGAAAGGAAAGCTGACGAGTGCGGATGCTGATTAGATTCCTCACTACCATGCTAAAGCGCGATTGCCTAAGGGCCCGGAGCTGCGATAAATGTCCGGTGCGCTAGTACTGCGGAAAACTTCCGAGTGAATGGTAACTAGAGGTCGGCCGTCGAACGGCCGTTTCCCGCGCGCTTAGGTCAGTAGAAATTTTAATCGACATGACACCGCTTGATGCAACACGCAAATTGGATACACTTGGAAGAATTGTTATTCCCAAAGACTTGCGCGAAGAATTTCACCTAATCCAGGGACGCCCCTACAAATTCTTCCTGCATGAGGAAGATGGACACCAGTACCTATGTATTCAATGCCCGGGCCCGAACAGTGACGAGCTGAACAAGGCACGCCAGATGTTGGAGGATGCTGGATACTTTGTCACAGCCGAGGACGAATTGTAACCCGGGCGTTCGTCAAAATAGACAACTCAAATCCTTGAATTTTGTGCACCTTGCCTATTGCAATCCTACAGGCAAGGTGTTATACTATAATTGTTCCGAGGGAATGAAACCAGAAGAGGTTGAGCGAGCTTGGGCTTGGTTCAGATGGTGCGCAACATCGGCAACAGTCCCAACCGCCAATCAGCAAAACTATGGGGCGCCTTCTCCTTGGATTACAACTGAATAAAGGGCAGGTACGCCGTAGCTACCCACTGCTCGCAAAGGTAGCCGTCACCGCTGACGCGAGTATTGTGTAAAGTGTGGCGGTCGAAGCCGAGGGTCGCTCCCTCGGCTTTCGGTATTTCTACGGTTAGTCTAGGCTAACCGCCCGGGCGCCGCAATTTTTGTGCAACTTGACTATTGACTTCTGTCTTTTATTATGGTATTATAAGAGTACAAAAAGAAAGGAGATAACACTATGAAAGCACTTGGTATTGTGCGCCGCATCGACGACCTCGGGCGTATCGTAATCCCCAAAGAAATCCGCCGCAACCTCCACATTAACGAGGGCGACTCAATGGAGTTTTTCGTGCAGGACGGCGACCTCGTTCTTCACCCGCTGGAAGCGGTTGTCCTGTCGCACAAACTGCGCGACCTCGCGGACGAGTTTGATTACAATTCGCTCTACGCTATCGCAAGCAAACTGCGTGTAATGGCAAGAGAGATGGAGGAGGAGCGCGAGTAAAGGGGAAGCCCTTTACTTCGCCCGGGCGCCCGTCAAAATAGCCAAACAAGAGGAAGAAAGATTGTGCAAATTACCAAATTGACAATTTTAATTAAAGATGTTATTATAAGAGTACAAAAGGAAAGGAGATACAGACCATGAACTACAGAACAATTAACCTTGACATGGACGGTACGATTGCCAATCTCTACGCGGTGGACAACTGGCTTCCCAAACTCCGTGCCTACGATGCCGCGCCGTATGCCGAAGCTGTCCCAATGGTGAGAATGTCCACGCTTGCGCGGTATCTAAACAAAGCGCGGCGCATGGGCTACACTGTCAACATCATTTCGTGGCTGTCCAAAGAACCGAATCCCACGTTTGATGAAGCGGTCACACAGGCGAAAATCGACTGGCTCAAAAAGCATCTTCCCTCGGTCGATTTCGACAACATCTTCATCGTCCCCTATGGCACGCCGAAAGCCTCCCTTGCAAGCGGGATTCTGTTTGACGATGAAAAGCCCAACAGACAGAGCTGGGCGGCAGAAAATGACGCAAACATGGCGTTTGATGCTGATAAACTGCTTGAGATTCTGCGGAATCTGCTGTAAACAAGAGGAAAGGAAATAGACCTAGGGAACGTGCGGCGACCCTAGGTCTCTCGCCCGGGCGACCTTGGTTAAAGTAACTAAAAGGCGTGCGGCCGCACGTATCAAATTTGTGCAAAATACCATCTTGCAATTCTGCGAAAATCTGCTATAATAATAATTGTCAAGAGGGAGTGAGACCCCGTGGGCTGGGCTAATGGTATGTAATGTCCCACAGTTGTAGTCCGAGGCGCCAGGATGAAAAAAAAGACCAAAATTCCCTCTTGACAATCCTCGCGACCTATGTTATAATAGGTACATAAAGACAAGGCTAGTCTAAAAAACCAGAAAGGATTTGATTATGGCTACTACTGATTCCAAGACCCCGCGCATCACTAAGGCTCAGCGTTTCGCTGACATTAAGGCTCTGCTGACTGGCGATACCGTCACCAACGGCACGACTGTCGATGAAGCTCTGTCGGTTCTCGACCATGAGATTGAGCTTCTCTCCCGCAAGAACACTTCGGTCGATAAGCGCAAGGCTGAGGCTGATGCCCAGAATGCCGCGTTCAAGGCTTCGATCGTTGACTTTCTTGCGGGCGTCGATGGCGATGGCATGACCTGTACGGATATCGGCAAGTCTATCCCCGCGCTGGCTGACTTCAACACCAGCAAGATGTCCTCCCTCTGCAACGCCCTCGTCAAGGACGGCGCACTCGTCAAGGCTACGGTCAAGGGCAAGACCCTGTTCCGCCTTGCGTGACCCGCGGGGCGCGGTAGAAATGCCGCGCCCCTTGCCTTTGTCGGCGTGTTAGCTAAGGCTAACCGCCCGGGCGCCCGCAAATTTGTGCAAAATGCCAACTTGACACGGCTGTGATGATGTGGTATCATTAAGATACAAAAGGAAAGGAGATACGAACATGGACGAGGAAATGATTCAGCTGCTGCGCAAAATCTGTCGTGCACGGTATGAGTATTACGATAAAAAGGCAAAAGAACTCAAGGAAGATAACCCCGTTCAGCGCATGATGTATCTGACCTCTGCCTGCGACTACGAAACGATGGAGCTGATGCTCTACTACGCAGAGAGGGGCAAATACGAGGCACTCAAAGAATTCGACTATTTCTAACTGCGGGCGCGGGTAACTCCCCGCGTTTCGCCCGGGCGTCTGGCAAAATGCACAAAGCGGCCGCCGCAAGTTTGGCTATTTTAACTATTGACTTCTTACTGTTGTTGGATTATAATTAGAGTACAAAAAGAAAAGGAGATTCAAGCCATGAAATTTGAGCCTAAAATCAGCGGCACTAGCGTTACGGACTACGGCAAAATCAAAGTCTTTCCCCATCTGCTTGACCAGATTGTGACCCTGTTTGACATTAACAAACTGACGAATCAGCGCGCCGTGCAGTTTATTCTCGATGCTTACAATATGGTACCGCTTAACGCAGACCATGCCGAGGGGTGCAACTGGGGCGCGATTATGTCCTATGACGACATTCTCAAAGTGTCGATTTTGGAAAATCACCCTGACCTCGAAGCGGAGCTTCAGGATTATTTCGGGGTTAACTGGCTGAAACAGTACATCCGATTCAACCATTAAAGAAAGGGGGAATATAAAATGGTGACCAAGCAGGTTCGATTCCGCGATAAAGCTAACGACCAGACCCTCGGAGGTATCCTCATTCAGAGCGGCGTGGTGGACTACATCATCTGCGGCTGTTGCGGCGGGGTGATTGAAACTGATGACCCCGACATTGAGATTGAGGAAATTTATCGTAACTGGAGCGACATTAGCGAGTGCATCATCGGCGAGGAGGACTGACGCCCTTTCGCCCGGGCGGCCGGCATTTTGCACAAAGAGCGCCCGCAATCTTTGTGCAAAATGCCATCTTGCTTTTCTTCTCTTGTTGTGGTAAGATTAAATTAACAAATGAGAGGAGCAATAACCTATGTATGCAATAATGCTTGATACTGAAACTACGAACGACCTTGAGTCGCCCATGATGTACGATTGC